GTATTGCGAAAGCCAATACGTTCATCAAACAGGGCATGCAAAGCCACATCCACATCCTCTAACTCACATGGAGGAATTGCAAAATCAGAGGGGGAAGAACCTTCATAGCCAGAAGGGAGATGATCTACAGGACTTCTCTCATCTCTTTGGATGTCAAACCGAGTGCTGTTTGGCTTAGGGTCCACCATGTGGTTAAGTAGACACTCTCAAACTTCAGGCTCCGTAATCCAACAAAACCACCCTCTGATCTGCTGTTTTGCCCCAATGCTCCAGATTGGTCAAGTCATTGATATTCAGCCTAATTTCTGACCTACAAAGCAAAGCTGACATCTCCTGGAATCATGGCTTCAAGAAGAACACATCCAGGTTCTTCCCCATGGAGGCATACGGTTCCTGCTTGAACTTGGAGAACTTCGCCTTCATCACCTCCTGAGTTTGCTCAGGGTCATGAAGCTTCTGGTTCTCGGCTAAGAACATGGCAACCACGACCCATGGGAGCCCCGTGAGGGCTTCAAAGTCTTCCTCCGAGGAGAGAGGACGTACCAACTCAGAGACAAGCCAGGAGCCGTCCTGGGAGGCTTCAAAGAGACGGGCCACAAGAGGTTGCAAGGAAGAGTCGAACACCTCTTTCTCCTTCCGGTTCTGCTCAACTCCTTGTTCGTTGGTGGCCAGCTTCAGGACCCGCTTGCTGTCCAGGAGATAGACGGCTCTTGAGGACCCTTCTCCCATTAGAAACAGTCCGGCATCCTCAACAGCTTGCCGCTTTTGCTCCAATGAAGCCAGGACATCCAGGGACTTGGGGTTGAACTTGGATTCGTTGAGCCAGAAAAGGAAGGCTTCGGTGAGTCGCATACCCCTAAATGCGAGTTCTCGTACGCTTTTTGGCAGCTTCAGACGGCTTCTTGTGGTGCTCTTTTTTAGTGGACATCGAGCTTTAATTTCCTTGGCTTGACCGATATAGACTCAGCTGGTATGATTGTTGATAATCTTGCAGATGCTGAATTTGAACGACTGCTCATTGCAATTGAGCAATATGACTACAGTACGAGACAGAGGGGACGTTTTAACTACTCATCGTACAACTTGTTCGCCTTTAGGGTTGCATCCACATCAACCCTCCGAGGACCCTCTCCAAGAGCCACAGGAGGGTAGTCATCCCCGATACGCTCACGGACATCCCGAACGTCTCCTGTTGGCCCTTCCTCGGTCTCTGTGAGACCCCTCTGCTGCACAAATGGAGTTGGGGTGGGGTGTTGGTCGGTTTCAGGGCGGAAGAACTTCTTGGGGTCAAACTCTCCAGCACGAGCCAGCTTCCCGACGATTTTGAAACCGATATCATGCTCCACTTGACCAAAGAAGTTGTTGATGTTCACAGCCGAGACAATTTCGTATGCTTGCTCGCCATAAGTGAAAAAATCACCTTCGGAAACAACAATGCCCTTTTGGTCCAGGTCACGGGCTTGGATGAATACTTCCAGTTTGTTATCCTGCTCCGCTCCGAATTGGTCCATTTTGGTTTCCCAGTTTGGCTGACCAACAAGAGCGTCTACCCGAAGGGGATTCTCAAAAATCTTCTTGACAGCCTCGTTGTAGACCGGGTGTATTTTGGTCTTCAAGGTGCTCACAGGCCAATAGATGATTTGCTGCCCAATGATGTCTTTGATGACTTCCTTGGCAATATCGTTGAAGTAGTCTACCTCTCTCTGAGTAATGAACAGCCTTGCCATCTCCCCCTCCTCTTGGTTATCTTCCACCCTGAGAATGATTCTCAATTAGAACATCTTGATCGCATGGGTTGGAGGCATTGGAAGGAATGAGAGTTGCTTCATCAGGTTCTCTGCCTTAGCAGCTTCCATCTCAGCTAGCTTGTCGTAGGACAGGCTTTCCAGTTGGGCCTTTAAATCCTCTAGGAGCTGTTTCTGATCCTCTCTAGCCTCAGTAACAAGAGAAGCTCCATCCAGCTCAACCTCGGCTCCTGGGACTGGAATACGAGCAATCTTGCGGCGGATACGACCCATGATCTCAGTACAGAGAGCAAAGGTCATTCTGGCAATCCAATTCTTGGCCCACTGATTGAGTGTGGCATAATTCACCAAACCAAAGGGGATGTTAGCAGGGTTAGAAGCTCCATAAGCCAAACCGGAGTAGCCAGAAGCTCCAGCAGAACCACTCACGCCTCCGTAGGAACCGCTCATGTCGATAAAGGGGCCTGTGGGATCAGCAGAAAAACCAACACGAATCCACACCTTGTCGTTCACGCCCGGAATAACAGAGGAAGGAACAGGGAACAACCGAATGTTTCTTCCCGAAATCTTGTAGTTGTAGTGGCTCCTTCTGACCTTGCCAGCCAGCTTGAGTTGTCCAGACCGGAGAACATCCTCGTACAGGGGGAGGACATGGAATCGGGTATCGGTATTGAAGGCACCCAGAGGAATACCCACACCTCCAATGTTTCCGAAATTGGAGCCAAAGGAGGAGTTGAAGAGATATTGAATGGGAGCGTAGTGGAAAACCTCAAATACTCTCATTTTCCCTCCAGAGCCAGAGAGCATAGAGTAGAGAGGATTGCCGTACTGGTCCTTCAGGTCTGTGAACAAGTCATAGTCCTGTTTACCAACAACCATATCAATAGAACCAGAAAAGGAGTTTTGAGTAGAGCCGAAACCGATGATATTGGCATACGGTTCGGCCATTCTGTCAAGCCACTCCAGGTTGGGCATGACGTAGGTGTTGGTGAGGTTGATGGTATTCTGGTTGGTGTTGGGATTCCAGGAACCCGTGGGGACGCCGAGAAGGTTGGCAAGATTCGATTTGGCTTGATACTCAATCACCCAGCCATTGAACATGCGAGTTGCCTCTTCAAAGGCTCCCCAGATTTCCTTCTTTGTAAGCTCGGTGGAGAGAACATCTTCACCCAGCTTCCTCTTTACGTAAACCACCATGGAATCAGCATCTCGCTGAAAAGCAGGGTCCGAGTCATAAAGGCCAAATGGCGTTGGGTATGGAGTTTGATTGAAATTCGGCATGTTCCCACAGGGTAATTATGGGAATGCCTTGAAGGAAGGAACGTTATGTCTTCTTGCTGAAAGACTCTGCCATCACGTCTTTGCCCTTGCGGACCATATCAGCGATGAACTTGGCCCAACGGACCATCTTGGGGTTTTCAGAAACCTCTGGCCCCAGGTCAGAGAGGATCTCCTCATCTGACTTGTCACCGTAGTACACCATGTTGGTAATCCGGTTGATGAGGTCCGGAAACATGGGCTCTCGGGTGTTGGCCTTCTTTCCACCAACCATAGAAATATCCGGTTCGTCGATGCCTTCCTTAGTAACCACACCCTTCATTCCTGCAATCTGGTTGGTAATTTTGGTGGTCAAGTCCGCTTTCTTCTTGAAATCGGGCTCCTTCGCAGCAGCCTGGAGGGCTTGGTTGATGTTCAGGTTTGTGCCTGGAATCATAACGTTGTTGGCCGGGTCGTCATTCCCTGGCTTTGAACCAACGGAAGGCTTGGTTCCAGTTGTTCCGGTTGATGAAGAAGTACTCACGGTTGAAATGGAAGGAGATGAGCTGATTGTACCAGCCGTGGCTTCCTCCATGGCTTTGAACTCCTTCAGCATTTCCTCCTTGATAGCTTCCCGGATCATCTCCTTGACCATCTTGTGGAATGCTTCTAGACTTAACAATTGGGCAGTCATGTTACTACAGCATTTCTTTCAAAGCATCTACGGCTTGTTTTACTCTTCTGGGACTTGGCTGAAGAACGACATCATTGTCATTATAAGACAATGCCATGCTAACCAATTGATCTAATTTTTCATTCTCTAGCATCCTTCGAGCAACATCTTCGTACTCTGGTTCTGTAATAGCTTTAATAGCGGCGCTTTCACCACTATGACCTGCATCAACCAACTTTGCAATCTTGTAGGCAAGGTCCTCTTCCGTAACGCTTTTTTGCATCGGATTGAATGATTGAGTTATTTCTCGCTGCAATTCTTCCCTAATCATCTGGCGTACCAACTTGGTAAACGCTTCTACGCTCATGTATCGAGTTGCCATGTTACTGCCCCTTCTTCTTTTCTGGAGTCCCACGCTTGGAGCTGGGCTGTTCTTTGTAGTGAGGCTCATCGCTTTTGTTAGCCATGTAATGAGCAATCTTCCGAGCCAAGTCCTCTTCAGTAGCACCCACAGAAACACCCATGAGTGACTGTGTAATTTCATCCAAAGCTTCCTTGTCGGAGAGTTGTTTGCCAGATGCAGCGGCCTGAGCCATCTTTTCTTTGCCGTACTTCTTCTTGCCGATAGAGTAGGCAATGGCCTTGGCCGACTTCTCTGACTTACCCTGACCCTGGAGCTTCTTCACAAGGTTCTTGAAGCCAACATGCTTCTCGTAGAGAGTTTCCATGAGAGTAGTGTCGTCTTCCTCCATGGAGTAGAAGTCCTCTCCGTATTGAGAGAAACCGGCTTCGAGAAGCGTTTTCTTCACAACTTCTCGAATCAACCCCTTTAGCTCCTTGGCCTTCATAACAGTCCTCTTCGGTAAATAGATGAAGTTACTTCATAGAGAAGCCGTAATCGACAAGGGCTAACCGTCCATCCTTCATCCGTCCCCAATTATCGGGCTTGAAGTCCCTGGAGGAGACGTGGCAATTCTGGATGAGGCTCTTGAACTGCCGGAACCATTTGCTTGAGCGAATGGCTTGCTGGTATTGGTTGATGACTTCCTGGAGCTCAGGAGTTATTTCGGCGGACTTCAAGAAAGCAGGGAAGTTGGTAACGTTCATCATTTCGAAGAATTGCGGGTAGTTATCAACCGTCAGAGAAGTCCCGGCCTGCTTGTTGAACAGGTCCAAGAATCCTTCCTCAGCACCAACCGAGAAGTTCTCTGCCGCCCTTTCGACAATGAGCCATTTTCCCTCGGGGTCACTTTCGTAGATCTGAGCAAAATTCTTCGAGCGTTGTAAACACTCAAATGCTTTGACTTCATTCACGTTTTGGACCCGACTGTCTGGCTTCCTGGCAATCTTGAGGGCCTGAAGGTCGTTAAGAGCAAACACAATCCGTGAAGATCCACGGCCAAGGAGAGGCAATCCGGAAGTCTGAGCATAGCTGACCATCTCCGCTTCGGTGCCAAGCTGTTTGAACCGGTCCAGGTCAAATCCTCCCTGGGACAGCTCCAATAGGGCTTTTTCCACCAAGGATTCAACAAAGAGTTGGAGGCCGGCTACCTTCGTCATGAAGGTAAATAGAGGAAGGAGGGGCTATAAAATGTTCATATCCAAGATCTTGATATCCCACTGGTCAAGACGTTGGACAGAGGGAAGTTTCTCGATGTCGATCTCGGGAAGCTTGGGTGTAGGAGCCCCAGCCAGTGGATGGCCCTCTGGGAACACTTCACCGTCAGGCTTGGCATCCTTCTTGATCACCTTCACTTCAGTGATGAGCACAACGTGGGCCTCATTGGAAGGCATCGCTTCCACCTTTGCCACCTTAAAACGGTTGTTCAAAGTGCCAACCCACACTCCTCGGGTCATCGGAAGAACCTCTGTGGGTTCAACGAAGTCCCCTTTCTCATCGGTCTTGTAGTTGGGCTTATAGCCCATACAGTGCTCCAGAATCGTCAGGACATCCGGACCTACCTCCAGCACACCAGGAGCCTGGAGATGCCTCTTGAACAGTGTGTTGGCTGCATCCACAATGATCTCCGGAAGCGTCTCGTTCCACTCCCTGACAGTTCCAAAGAACCGAGGGCCAGGAGTCGGTCCTTCAACCTCTCTCTCCTGGAGGACTCGGACCACAGTTTTTGGCTTGGTGTCCAGTGTGGTCTCCGAAACCACAACCAACTCTTTCCTCTTGGTCACAGTGAGAGCTTCTTCCCCGGTTCGCTTGTTCACAAAACGACCAGGAGTCCTTGACCAGAAGTAAACGTTGTCGTAAGTTGTCTTCTGTGAGGAAGAGGTGGGTTGGTTCTTTGCCTCTTGCTCAATTCGCTCAAAAAGGTTTGACATTTGGAATTCCATGTAAAGGAGTTTGACACACGGAGCCCCAAATGACAAACCCCCCAGAACCGAAGCTCTGAGGGTTGTCGTTTTGTCAGACTGCTGTCCCTTGACAGAGACTTCCTTAGATCAGGGACATGTCAAGGACGGTCACGGTTGCGTAGAAGTCAGCACGGACCATTTTCTTGCCATACCGAGTCATCACGCCCTTGCGAGGAGTGAAGTCTTCCTGGGCGTAGATAACAGGAGTCAAGATCAGAGGCACGTATGGTGCGTAGATGTATCCAGACTCAAGGAAAGTGTTACCCTTTAGGCCAATTAGAATCTTGTTGGCTGGGAAGTACGGATCCTTGTAAACCACGTAGCGGCTGTTTAGGGTTCCAATAGCTTCTGCACCGATAGTCATGCTATCCTTGACCTGACCGTCGCTGTCTACCTTATAAGATGGCTTGTAGGCCACAAGGTGCTCCAGGATGGTTGCCACGTCTGGCGAGGTCACCATGAAGTTTCCGCTTCCACGGAGGGTCTTCTTGTGGATGGTGTTCGCAGCAGTCGTGATAGTCTCCATCAACGTCTCGTACCATTCACGCACATTTCCGAAGAATTGTGGTCCCGGAGCGAGGACGTTGTTGTGAAGAGCTTCCTGGCCAGTGAACATGTTCACGATACGGCCGGGAGCACGAGACCAGTAAAGATTTGCTGCACTTGCCTGGGTCAGCAGGTCGTTCAGAATCTCACGGTCAATGTCCAAGGTTATCATCTCAGATAGGATGTTGGTCAGTTCCACTTCCACATCAATGGAGTAGAAAGCTGTCAAATCCTGTGCCATTTCTGGAGACCAGCGAGCACGCAGCTTGCGGGTCGTTGCAGTAACAGCAACCGAGTCAATCTTGATGTCCACTTCTGGAATCTTTGGAGATGAGTCGATTGCAAAATCGGTCTCAAACGATGGGATCGTTAGAGTTGAACCTTCGGCACCAACCGACAAGGCATCAGAGATTGCAGCCGAACCAGTGATCGCTGTAGAAGCAGTTCCAGCAGGCTGTGGAGCCGTACCAGCGTTTGCAACACGGAGCACAAACATCACGTGAGTTCCGCCAAGTGGGTTCGGGGTGAAGATACCAGTTGTCCAGTTCCAATCACCACGCTTGTTCAGCTTCCGCAGGTTCAACACATTCAGTCCACCTTGGAAGTTCTCACCCCAAGCTGCAACCGAGTTGGCTGCTGAACCAAAGCCACCGATTTCGAGTTGGTCAACGTTGGTTAGGTCAGTCCCTGCAATCTTCGACGTGAATTCCGAAGCTGAAACCATCATGAAACAGTAGTCGAATTCACCGCTGGTCACGCCGTTCTCTACTCCGGAGTCAAACCCAGCAAACCGAGCATTGTATCCAAGGAAGTCAGCCGAGGTCTTTACCGTTGCTGCAGAACCAGTGGTCCAGACACTTCCCGAGAGCCAATAGCCCACAGAATCGGTAGAGCCAGCAAGGTTCGAGGCACCCTTGTGCACTTTCGAAAACCCAGTACCAACAAGGTCGTACTGTCCACCAGTTGCCAGAGAGCCGGAACGGATTGCGTTGCCGGTTGGCAGGTTGTACACAGACGAACCACGCTTGTAGGTTGCATGTGTTGCCGAGTTGCTCAGAGAGAGACCAGCATCACCACCAACGTTCGAACCATAGGTATAATCCAGGTAAAAGAGCAGTCCCGAAGGAAGGCTCATTGGCTGGACCGACACGATTTCGTTGGCCACAAGACCAGCGAACACACGGCGAACAATTGGGAAGGCCACGTTGCTGAATCCAGCAATTTGACCCGAAGAAGTCAAAGAGGCACCACCGAGAGACAGAGAGTTCGACTCTTGAATCAATTGTGCGGTCTGGTTCTCAAGCAGCCGTGCCATTGTCTCCTTTTGCATGCCATTCATGCCTTCCAAAAGCCCCGTAGCGGACCACTTGGACAGGAGCCGAGGAGAATCGGCGCCAAGGCTCCGGCGATTTACGCCTTCGGCCAATTGTGAAAGAGTGAAAGTATTCATCGAAATTCTCCGATATCCTTTTTTGGTAAGTAGAGTTACTTACGCCTAATTCCGGCCAATTCCATCAAACGATTGCGCTCTGCTTCCACAAGCACAGCACCTTCGTACTGATTGACGTTCTCATTGAGTTTGGCCCCACTTGGAGTGCCAACCTTCGAGGACGAACCAGCCTTGGTCTTTGCTTTCGAAATGTTTTCGAGCACCGTCTTCAACCGACCGTAGATGACCTTGACCTCATCAACCGTCGTCCCTCTGTCCAAGTGCTCCACAATTCGCTGCTTCTGTTCCTTGGTCAGATTCTTGTTATTCAGGAAAGGCTGCAGATGTACAACCTTTGCATTGAAAAGTTCTTCTTGGGCAAGTTTGGCCTTGAGAACCTTGTTCTCGTTCAAAGCCTTGCGAGTTGCAGGGCCGCGGCCACGCTTGATTGCCTCTGTCAACGGGAGTTTCTTTTCTTCTCTACCCCCAACAGACAAACCTTCTTCATCTTCGCCTTCGTCCTCAACCTCAATTCCACCAAGCGCAGAAAGATCGTCATCTTCTTCTTCATCATCGGAGATTTCGATCTCATCTTCGTCACTCAGCTTGCTGAGTTCCGGTACAAGGTCAGCAAGGTCAAAATTGAAGTTTACAACAACGTCGTCTTCGCCCATCACAGACTGCCTTCCAGCCATTCCAGGTACAGGGAGGGCATCGCCCTCCATCGGCATCCCACATTCCTTCAGCTTCTCATGCAGAGCAACAATCTGCTTGCGCAGAGCCTCCGCCTTGATCTTTTTGGTCTGCTCGGCCAATCCCTTTTTCGACACAGCCACAACTTCCTTTTTCACGGCGTGACCGGTCGAAGACTGGTCAACCTCTTCCTCAGACCCAGTGTCCTTCGAGTGCTCAATGTTTTCAGAAACGCCCTGGACATGCGAAGCTGAGTTGGTAGGACCACCAGCAGGAGTCTTGGTTGGATCCACTTCGCCAACCTTCTTGTTGGGAATGCTCGATGCAGCCCCAGCAAGATTTTGCTTTCCTGGTTCCGCAACAAGAGAACTTCCAGAATCCTCAGACACAAGGGCCTTCAGCTCCTCTTCAAGAGCCTTGAGGGCCGCCACCTCTGTCTTCAGAGTCACGGTAGGTTCCGTAGTCTTCATCGCATGAGTGCCAGCCTTGTCAGCAGCAGCCTCTTCAGCATTGTCCACCTTCATAGACTTTTCAGTCTTGTGGACATCAGCTGGAGAGGTAACCGGACCACCGGGGATGGTCTCGCTCTCTGCGAGAATCTTTGCTGCCATTTCCTTGAGTGACTTGCTTGCCATTGCGTCCGTACCTTCTGTTCTCAAATAAGTATTCGTTACAACTGCTTCTTTCAGTTTGCAGTGCAAAATCTCCAGTCTGTTCTCCAAAATCTTCTGTAGACGCTCAGAAACCAGTTTCTTGGCGCTGAGATTTCCCAGGGTTTCGAGAAGTTGGAACAGTTTGTCCTGAAGAGCTTCCTTCACCAGTGAGGGAACTCCAGATTTCGAAGAGTAGGCTTGATGAACCTTCTTTGCTGTCCTATCGAGAGACTCCGCAAAGAGAGCGTAGGTCTCCTCCATGGCAGACTCAGGCTCCAGAGCGGCTTCAGGGTCAGCAGGAAGCGGTTCAGCAGCAGAGCCAGATGGACTTACATCCACAGGAGTTGGAGAAGGTATGCCGCCTGGAACTTCCGGAGAAGCTTCAGCAGAACCGGAACCTTCGTCCCCGGATTCCTCTTCTCCGGGTTTGGCAGGAACAAACAGGTCGTCAAAATCAACAACCAACTTACCGTCCGCCCCAGGCATTGGCATATTCAAAGCATCAGCTCCGGCCACCTTTATGGGTGCATCCATAGGGCCACCAACCACAGTAGCATTATCAGAAACTGGAGTGCCTGGAGCAACAATGCCACCGGCTGTGGTACCAGCATCTACTGAACCAGTAGTGTCAGCAGGACCAGCCAAGGTCTTGTCTTCCTCTTCGAAAAGAGGATTTGACTTTCCAGCCAGCTCCGACACAATCAGCTTACGAATGTGTGGTGTGATGTCCTCAATGATAGCGTTCTTGGCATCTTGCTCTGCTATCTGCTTGAGCTTCTTCGCTTCTACGAGTGCTTCATCGTACAGTGACATCTCTGTTACCTCTCAGCCCAATGGGCAGAATTATCGTGGCGTGCTATTGCCAAAAATCAGATTCCCAATCGTCTGGCGAGCAATGTTGACCGAAGTGTTCGAAGGAGAAGCCAAGCCATCTCCAACGCCAGCACCACCGCCACCCTTCTTGATGAGGGCTGGGTCGATAGTTGGAATGTTCCGAGGGTTCAGCCCTGGCCCAGGAGAAGCTGGAGTTGGGGAGTAAGGAGTTCCAGGGAGACCTCCACCGCCGACGACTACAGTGCTCAGGTCAGGAGCATCTTGGTAGTTGATGTTGACCGTACCAAAAGTGTGACCTCCATCATTTGCAACTGGGGCCTGAACGATAGCCTGATAGGCTGTAACAACCTCATTGTCCCCGTAGGTCCCATCATAAGCAGGGGAGCCAGGATACATTGCCCTCATAGCAGCATAGTCAGCACTGCCAGGAGAAAAAAGTCCAAGACCAGTAGTCGCAGTTCCGCCCTTGGCGTGTGGCTCAGTAAGAAGTTGACGGTGTGAAGGCATTTGATATTATCCTTTGTCCCTAATTATCGGCCGATTCCAATTTTGCCTTTTCCACCAAAGGCAAGCATGGCCCACCGATCCTTGGCAGCAAAGGCACCAAGCTGGGCTTGGTCGAATGCTTTATCTTCAGGAAGAACTGTTCCCCCCATAATCTCTCCGCCTCCGGTTATCTGAACCGAGAGTTGCTTCTGGAGAGTGGTCCTTGCGGTGTCAGCAATAATCCCCTCGAATAAAGCAGCCTTGCTAGGATCTCCCTTGGAGACAAACTGGGTGGTAACCCGAACAGCCTCGCTCAGGCGAGTATTTGGAGTAACACCAAGACGGGCGATTTCACCTTGTGGGCTTGGCATCCGAACTTCTTGCTCTCCAACACCAGGAGCCATCGTTGGAGTTCCGGTGCCTTGGAAAATTTTGCCTTCCTGTACCAGTTCCAGAATACACTCCTTCAGCATTGCTTTGAATTCGTCTCTTTTGAGCTTCATAACCTTACTTGCCCCTCTTGAGTGCCAGAATTTCATTGGCAACTCGATCAACCCTATCTGATTTGGTAAATAGGGCCCTCAACTCAGCATCGGTGTAAGACTTTGCTTCTTGCATCATGAAAGCCCCGTGAGTAGAGGGTTCCGACACAATGTCCCAGCAAACCAAATAAAGATCATCCTGGACCACATTAGCTTCTCCGAGCTTTTGGACAGAACCAAGAGCACGAGAAGAAATTCCAACCTTGATGTCATTTTTGAACAAAGTCTTGAGGTTCTTGCCTTGGTCCATGTCCTCCAGGACTTCGATCTCGCCCCACAGGTCATTGCCTTCCCACCATATTTCAGTAATAACGTGGGAAACATTTTTGAGGTTCACAACAGGAGAGTCAGCATGATCCAGTTCGCCGGTTGCACGACGCTCCTTGACCCTAGTCATATAGTTGTTGACTTCTTGCTCCAGGATGCGACGAGGATATACCCGGCCGTTCTGATTCAGGGCATCGGCTCTCTGAATCACTCCACAAACCAAAAGGTTGTTGTACTTAGACAAACGTGGTTTACCATCATTGTCTGTGGGCTTAACGTACTTGAATTCGGCGTATTCTTGGAGTAGCAGCTTACTCATTGTTATTCAGCTCCTCTTCGAGCTTCGAAACGGTCATATAGAAAGTCACCAGCTTGTCATCGGGATTGCTCGTATCGCGGTAATCTTCCTGAAGCATCTCTTGGATCTCCTTGAGTTTATTGCCAACCTTCTTTGCCTGCTCATCCCGAGAAAGAGCATTCTCGATGCTGGAAGAGGCTCTTTTGCGAAGTCCTTCCAACTTCTCTACGAGAGCTACCTTCGACTCCGGACTGTCCTTTGAAAACACATAGAGTTGAAGCAGCTTCTTCTGTTCGATGTTGAGAGAAGAACTGAACTTCTTGTTCAACTTCTCCGTCATCAGGTTTACCACCAGGCCGTCCACCTCAGTCTCAGACATCTGAAGAATGGCCTCCTTTTCTATCGAAGGAGAGGCCCGGGTAAGGTGCTGGATGAACCTATCTTCCAACTGAGCGGCTTCACTCAAATTTTCGGTAAGAATACTACCTCTCCAGTGGTTCAGAAGAACCTGGATCGTGGCGTAATCTCGATACCCTGCAACTTCTTGGTCAAAAAACTTCGGCTCACCAAGTTGTTGATTGATCTCATGAAGGAGAGCAGTCTTCTCCAGGTCAATCCTAGCCTGAGACTGAAGCTTGCAAACCTGCTTGGCCTGCTCGATCAAAGAGGCCGCGGCCTCCCGAGACTGAAGTCTGGTCTCATACAAAGATGAAAAAAGACGGAGTTCCCGGTGAAGGTCCGTTCCCTTTTGGAAATGCTTCGAGAACAACTCCTTGGCTTTCTTGAGGTCAGAATCCCTCCGTTCGATAATGGCACGGGCCATATACCGAGCAAAGAACTCGTTGATGAGACCGACATTTCGTTTCTTGTTATGCTTCAACATCTCAGGAGATTCCTTTGGGAGCCAGGCTGGCGCTCCCACACCCTCGTGTCCTGGATAATTAGTTCCCTGGATTTCAGAAAATGATGGAACTCTAGTTCTTTGATTCCGAGTCTTCGGGGTTCTTCAGGTCAAGACCGAGTTCTGCTAGCTCTTTGAGGTTTGGTAAATTGTCACCTTCTTCTGAAGGCAATTCTTCCAAAATAATCTCATCCAACTCATCTCCAGGGTCAATATCCTCCACAACCACGTCCTGGAGGGCCTCATCCATGTCAGCGGCTGACACCTCCTCAATGGACTTGCCAACAATCGGGTGCTCCTCTTCGGTGAGAATGTGAATATCAACAGGCAACTCATTCTTCTTGGCCCTTACAGACCAATCGAATCTCTCCAGCACGGATCTCATTTCCTTAGAGAGATAGGCATCCTTGGTAATGCCAATCCGAAGATCCCTCTTTATAGCTTCTTGAAGAGGATTTTTCAGGAATTCGGTGTCGTAGATGTCACGAAGAGAAGTGTTCTTAGAGGGATGCAGCATTTTCTTGAAATCTGGCTGGGCAGCCTGCATCTCCAGGTCGGAACGCCTTCTGGCTTGGTTTCGTTTGTCCATTCGGACTTGTGGGTTGTCCTTGATTGGCGTTTCTCTGGAGGAAACAGGAAATTTCAAAGAATCGCTAGGTATAACCGAAGGAGGTATGAAAACTCCGTTGGCATCCAGATTGGCTATTTCTGGGGGAAGAGAGTTATCTTGGGTAGGCATTCCACCTGGGGGGTCATAAGTAGAGCCATCAAAGGGATCTACTGAGTTTTGACCGGTTGTATCTGGCTCTGTAATTGCGTCCAGTTCAGCAGCGAACCTCTTGTCAGCCTTCAGCTTGTCTCGCAGGCCCTTGATTTCATCCTTAGTAAAACCTAGGATCTCTCTGTAAAGCCAATCCATTGGAAGAAACCGAGTCTCGATTTGGTCTACGGCAGCAATGATGTCGATCTTTGTCTTCCACAAGTCCAATTTCTGCTGAAGAGCTATTGTGGACGGATTGGAGAGGCGAAGTTCGAAATCAATCAGGTCTTCGCCGTCAAACCCCTTAGCATACAGGTGAAGGATGGCTAGTTTATTCAACTCCGAAATGACAATCTTCTGGATGATTTGAATCGTCCTGGAGAACCGAATGTCTTCTTGAGCAAGAGTGGCTTTGCTGCTCAACATTTCGTCATAGCCCAAGTATGCCTTTGGCACTCCGAGGGCAGCAAAAAGTTGAGACTGAATGATTTCAATGTCTTCGGTTGCGGTTTGGTGGGTTCCACCTTGGAGTGTGTCGATTTTGGTGCCAGAATTGGCTCCACGAACAGGAACAACGTAGTCCTCCAGAACGTCTGTTGGGTTGAACCTTTCATCCAGACGGCCTGTCTCCTTATCAACAGCCATGGTCCCACGAATTGTGGACATAACGGTCTGCATGAAATTTGGAATATCGTTTGGGGCCACAGTTCCAACATCTACATAGAAAACCCTACGCTCCGGAGATCTAACTAATCGGTAGACCAACATAGCGTCCAGCATCATCACGTACTGTCTCCAGATGCGCCTTGCAGCTTCAAGAATAGACGTGCCATAGGGAGCGAACTGATCGTTGCCTTGGATCCTGAAGTGAGTAACTTGCCAGTTCTCTAGCATCTTCTGGCCCAGTTTGTGCCACCGAAACCGAACAGCGTAGGGGTCAGCAGCATCGAAACCTTCGTCCCTCTCCACTTCATTCACGTTCATGGCCATAACATTGACCACTCCAACACCCGGGGCCACTTCGTTGTAAAGAAACAAGTCTCCGTATTTCAGGAGATTCCTGATCCACACTCGGAGATTGAAATCAACATTCAGGATATCGTAGAATAGCTCTTCCAGAGCTTCCTTGATTTGCTGGTTGTCGGAGTAGATGTGAAAGTTTTTGCCATTCTCATCTCCCGAACAAGCTTCGTCGGCTTGAACATCCAGAGCCTTAGAGATGATGGGAGTGTACTCCATCTCAGCAAATTCCATATACCTGGTCATTCTGGACATAATGTCCGAACCACCCAGCATGGAAAAAGGCGAGTTGTGAGAGGTCCCACGACGAAACGGAATCAGTCCATTTCCACTCCCAGGCTTTGCAGCTAAGATAGCCTGTTTGTCGTAGTATCCAGAGTCATCATAGCCACGGACCTTTCTTCGAATAGAAGGCCCTGACCGAAAAAGTCGGGTTAGACGAGCAAAAAATGATTCATCACGAGGTGGTGCCATTGAAGCTTATCCTGTATCCCCAGTTTGCTAGATGTCTGGAACCCGGCAATTCCATCCTAAGTTCCCCAAGGACCACCTCTAATTAGGGATAAAAGCACCTGACATGACGATACCGACCTTTTTGCTCAAACGAATTGATGAAGTGATCGGTTATGTGGGGAGTTCCACATCCGATTATCTCATTGTAAAACGACAACTGATTAACAATTTTCCCACTCCCTCCCGCTCCCTCTTCTCTGCTCGGCACCACAGCACCAAAAAGCACATCCTTAATGATTTTGACGAAGCAGTCATAGCATATTGGGAGGAAAGAACAGGTGTGAGGCTACAGATGGATCCAGGGAAGCTTCACAATCCAGACTGGGAACATAAGAAAAAGGGTTGGGCGCTTACGCTACTTAACGAGGAAAGACAAAAACGTCGCAATGAGCAAGAACGAAAACATCAGCACAAACAGCCTCCTTCAAGAATTCATTGAGGCCATCCTGGAAGCTGAAGGCGGTAACGATCTTTACAACACGTTTATTCAACCCTTTGTAGATGTTGGTATCACAGCAGCCTACGGATTGGAAAAATTGTCAGCTCAGGTTCTAACAGTCGTCAAAGGGTTTTTTCTCGGCTTACCCACTCTCTTTGTTCCTTTCCTTGAATATGACTACGAAGCATTCAGGGAAGAGGAGGCGGAAAAAGTTGAGAATGTCAAGAAAAAGTACGAAAAGACGCTCCAAGCCAACCTGGATGCAATTGTCTCAAACGATGCCTTTGGCCTTGCCTTCCTCCTGGCCCCTGCAACGGTCATGGGAGCCCAGCTTGCCGTGAAAGCTCCGATGACTGCCCTCAAGGTCTTCGACGTTCTAACGGGCGGCCTGGGGCTCTTTAAGGGCATCCAGCAGACCATTGGTGGTGCCGCGAGTGTTGGGTTCCATGATCCCGGAGGACACCAGAGCGGTGCATGGGCAAATATGGGTCCAGGCGATACCGCCGTGTACGAGGCAAAGCAACAACCTGACCAGAAGGCATTGTCTCAGGAACTCCAGAAGGCCCTGAAGGACAAGAAGGTCTTGTCTGCTCTACAGAAGAGTCCTATCGCCAGACAGATGAGGCAGGATGCTGTGGCCATCATCATTGGCCATATCCAGAGGTTCATGGATCTCCAGGACTACAACCAGATGCGGCAGATCGCCAAAAACGATGCCGGCTTTGCTCAGATTGGTCAGGAGCTCGCCAAGCTCAACCAATCAGGTCAGGTGCCTACACAAGATAACCCAACTGTCACCCAAGCCATGGTGCCCGAGCTCAAGAAAGCGTACAAAAGCTTCTGGGTCAAACAGCTACAACAACTCATCCAAAACTACCCAGAAGCTAACACCGAACTGAACCAAGGAATTAAGCAAATACAATCTCTCCAATAACCCCCCTCTCTTCCCCTCCTCTTGGTTATCCTCCACACTTTCTTCTGGCGACTCCCCAGGCCACTTTTCTTCTTTTCCATTCTAAAAAATGGTCACTATACATCATTCATGAAAAATCTACATTATCCTAGCCGAAAGCAGGTTGTACTGTGGGAAGAAAACAAACAACAGAAGAAGGCGCTGGCGTCGATAGGATGCCCTCCAGCGTCACAGAACTTGAGCCGGTGATCCGGGAGTTTGTGGACAAGCTGAGGACCATCAAGAACGAGCAGGAGACTCTCAAGCAAGACGAGAAGGATTTAATTGAGGAGTACAGCGAGAAGCTGGATATGAAGACCCTGAAGGCTGCCATGAGGGTGGTAGCCGTTCGAGAGAAGGTTGACCGCAAGGACGCCTTCGACACTCTCGTGGAAGTCCTTACTCGGCTTGAGGTTTAGGAGTATGAATTCCTATCAGATCTATCAGATGGAATAGCGCATAAGGGCACGAATCTGCAAGCTTTTTGTAAAAATGGACTCTGGAGAAAGCGAACATGACAGCGGTTATTCAAGGGCACAAAAAATCCCACAACGGGCGGAAAAGGATTGGGGAATAATGAACCAAATGGTTGTCAATCGGGTATTCTACCCGAATGTTGGCTCTGTTCACCCAATGGACATTCCAAGTTATGTGGAGGCTGCTAAGACAGCCTTGCAGACCAGCGATGACGGCAGCCAATTTGTTGCTGTCATGCGGAAGGAAGGTCGATGGGAAGATCTCTTCATCCCCGTTCGCTCGGGGGAGTCAAGAGTTGAATTCCATCTTCTGGACCTGGAAATGGCCCAGATTGCCACACATGTGGTTTTGATGGATCGAGAGGAGTGGTTCAAGACCCTCCAGGAAAGATTGGGTAAGTAACAGTGACCTCATCACACGAGAAGTACGAACTCCCAGAAATCCTCTATGATGAGCCCGAGCCGGGACATCAACCTAACCCTTTTCCTTTTATCAATGTGAAGCAAAAAGGCAAAATGCCTCCTGTGCTCTTTATTGAGGAGAGGAAGAGTACAGGGGAAACGGAGCCAGGACCAGATGGTCGCCCACAGGAAATTGTTGACTGCCTCATACACAAGTATGTGGACATGGAAATTTTGAAAGAGAAGCTTCCACCTCACATGAACGACATTGTTCGTGTGGCCCTTGGAATGAAGCCTTTGAAGGAGGCGCAAAATTCCGGTCAAGCTATCTTGGACAAAGCACGGTCAAACGTGGAGAAGATAGTGGAAGCAAAGAAAACAAAGAAGGACAAGTAACTCCCATGCGTCTACACGTTTCAGTTGTCAACAAACTGCTTGAATTAGTTCAAAATTATGGTGGCCATGAACACGATCACAAACTTCGAGTAAAGCTGACCGAGTTGGACCTGACTCCATACGAGAGACAGTCTACAGTCAGCCAAGAAGTGATTCTGGTGCTCACCGAGGATTACGTAAAACAGCTCTCTGGAAATGCCGGGAGATAATGTCAAATGGCTGAACAACAGACCCATTTTAACATCGGGCAGATCATTTACATCCTGTCCAACAAATCCCAGTCTGTTGTTCCGGCTATCGTAGCGGAAGAAGACTTTCGGAAGGTTAGGAAGCTGGATGGCGTCCATGAAGTTGTCAACTACAAGCTCTGTATTGGGCCTAAAGACCGACAGAGGATTGTGAGTCTGTCCCAAATTGATGGAGAGGTCTACATGTCTCTGGAGGACATTAGAGCCCACTTGATACAACGGCTTACAGCTTTTGTGGATGATTTGGTCAGCACCACTCTTGGGAACGTACAAAAGTGGTATGGAGTAACAGCCAACAACCAAGTCCTGGAGTCCTCTCCTAACGAAACGGGCACCGAACCAAAGTTGGATCCTGGGGACATCATCCATGCTGTTAATAATAACATCCCGCTTCAGGCCCAGGGGCAGACTCATCCTCTTCAACTCAATGGTGGAGTCCAACAGCCGCAGGCACAAGCAGTAAATCCTCACATGTCTCTTCGAGACAATATTCGGCAGATGGTCATTCCTGAAGAAGAAGACCCAATGCAGGGTCTCGGTTTGAATCAGGGTCAACATCCGTCACAACAGTATGTCATTCTGCCCGATGGAACAAGGGCGCCTCTTCGACAAGGATAACCATGAACAAGGTTGCAACGCAAGCTCTGATGGCAGCTGCCCAGGGCGTTCGTCAGAAGGTAATTTTCGAGAACGAAGCTCACGCTGGCCTCCTTGAGGGGGCCTCCATTCTCGCAAAAGCTGTTGGGTCTACTATGGGTCCATCTGGCCACAACGTAATCATTGACGGAACCGTGGGAGCACCTATTATAACCAAGGATGGCGTGACGGTGGCTCGGGCCATCAACCTAAAGGACCGACTTCCTTCCATGGGAGCGGAGCTTTTGAAGGAAGTGGCTTCGAAGACCAACGAACTGGCAGGGGATGGGCCACAGCCGCTTTATGCCCAGGTGGTGACTCCTAGGGGCTGGAAGGCATTGGGAGAACTCGAAGTGGGTGATGATATTTGTGGCACAAATGGCACTACACAGAAAGTTCTGGGTGTGTTCCGAAAAGGCCAAAAAGAAATCCTGAAAGTCTTTTTTGCTGATGGAAATCACGAAACCCGAGTTGTTGAGTGCAGTTCTGATCATCTTTGGCTCATCAAAACTGCTCGCGGAGCATCTCATGTTATGACAACCCAACAATTGCTGGATAAGGGATTGAGCAGAAGAAATGGCGGTGGAAAATATTTCATCAACTCTTCTCCTGTCGAGTTTGCCCCAAGTGGAGAATTGCCACTTGACCCGTATCTGCTGGGTGTCTTGCTGGGTGATGGAAGCCTGAGTGAAGAGCATGAAGTTGAGATTGCTGTTGGCCTGGGTCAACGACACATTCTCAATGCTCTTGTTTTGCCTAAAGGCTGTACACTTCGAGTAAAGCTTTATCCTGAGAAGCATTATCTCAAGGCTTCTATCTGTGGCAGCATTCGTCTCAAGACTGCTCAGCATGAAAGAAAGTCTATCATCAAGAATTTGTTGAAAGACCTAGGATTGCTAGGGGCAAACAGCCATACAAAATTCATCCCAAGGAGTTATCTCTACTCCTCTATCGAGGACAGAAAAAAGCTGTTGGCCGGATTGATTGACACGGATGGCTCCATTTCTTCTCGTGGACTGTTTACCTTTAGTACTGTTGGCGAACAGCTAGCCAGTGACTTTGTTGAGCTATGTAGAAGTTTGGGACTGCGTATAAATCATCGAATCCATACTCGAAAGCCAAAGGATGGTTCGTATAGTACGAGTCCAATTCACAGGATCTCTCAACTCAAAGGGAACAAGCATGGCCTGAAAATCTCTAGGATAGAAAAAACCGGCACTTACACGGAAATGATGTGCATCAAGGTCAGTAACCAAGACCATCTATACATCACAAACGACTACGTTCCAACTCACAACACGACCACAGCAACCGTCTTGGCTCATGCGATGCTCAAAGAGGGCATCAAAATGGTGAATTCCGGACGGGATGCCATCTACGTTAAGAAGGGCATGGACCTTGCTACAGAGAAGGTTATTGCTAAGCTCAAGGAGAACTGCATTCCCGTCCGCAATTCTCAGGACATTGTGAATGTTGGCACGATTTCGGCAAATGGTGACGTTCGGATTGGAGAACTTCTATCGGAAGCTATCGGACGTGTGGGGCAAGATGGAATCATTACCATTGAGCCTGGGAAGTCTACCCAGACGATCTTGGAGGTTGTCGAAGGGATGCAGTTTGATGGTGGGTACCTATCGCCCTACTTCGTTACCAACTCCGAAAAAAACACCGTAGAACTAGAGAAGCCATTCATCCTGCTTACCTCTCGGAAGATTTCTTCCTTGGCCGAATTCATTCCAATTCTGGAAAAGGTGGCGAACACAGATAGTCCGCTTCTGGTCGTTGCCGATGATGTTGAAGGAGAGGCACTTCACACCCTCATTGTCAACAAATTTAAGGGAACTCTTGCTTGTTGCGCTGTCAAGGCACCTTCCTACGGTGAAAATCGAACAGACATCCTCAACGACATTGCTTGCGTGGTTGGAGGGGTAATCGTCGATGCTTCTTCTGGTGCTGCTCTCAAGAGCTTGGAGCTGGAAGACCTTGGCGTGGCAAAGAGAGTGATTGTTTCCCGCACCAACACAACCATTGTTGGAGAGTCCAATGACCAAAGAAAACAACTCATCGAAGAAAGAGTCCGAGGACTCAAAGCTGCACTGGTTTCTGACGGCTCTTTGGACGAGCTGCACATTGACCGTTACCGGAAGCGCTTGGCAAAGCTTGCCGGAGGTGTGGCTGTGGTCAAAGTGGGTGGCTCAACAGAGGTTGAAATTCTTGAAAAAAAGGATCGTGTTGAGGATGCTCTCAATGCCACTCTAGCGGCCGCTCAGGAGGGCATTGTTCCAGGTGGGGGTTGTGCCCTGTTCTATGCCCGGGAGGCTGTAGAAGCGGAGCTGAGGGGCCAGGAATTGGGTCTTTCAGAGGATGAGTGGGCAGGGATCCAGGTGATCCTAAATGCCTGCAAGGCTCCTCTGGAGACCATCGTCAAGAACACCGGGAAGTCACCGGAAGTGGTAATGGACAATCTTACCAGAGCCGGTGCCTTCAAGGCTCCAGAGATGGACTTCTCCAAACCAGTGGTTGAACCAACAGGAGCTTGGAAGGTTTTGGCCGAAGGCAAGAGCTGCGATCCTCTTCGATACGGCTATGACGCTGCCAAGGGAACCTATGGCGACTTGGTGGAAAAAGGGATCATCGACCCGGTGAAGGTTACCCGCTACGCTTTGGAGCATGCATCTTCTGTGGTCGGGTTGATGTTAACATGCAATTCAGTTGTGCTCAATGAGAGCAACCCAAACCTTTCCCTGAATGATAGAAACGATAACTCATAGTATTTGTGGGTTAATTTCACGCTTCATTCGTTCAGAACAGAAGACAAGGGATGGTTCCCAATGGATGCTTACTTGCAACAGCGTGGTGTTGAACGAGAACATGCCTTCACTTCAGCAGAACGCAGCAAACGAGGAATAAGAACATGGCACAGATGAGCGAACAAGAACTCCTACAGCAGATGGCCGAACTGATCGAAGAGAATGCCAAGATGGTTCTGGATCAAGATACTATCAAGAGTCTCCTTCTTGAGGTTCAGAGAGAACAACTTAAGGGATTGGTCTATCGAGCCTTCGTTGCTGTCTCTCAGAGGCACGAACAGGCCCAAACTGGAGTAGAAGGACCTTCAGAAGAAGCCCAGCCTGCTGCTGAACCTACGGGTCAGGAGTAATACCATGGCAGTTGGCGATAGAGTGTTGGTCGGAGACGGATCTACCTGGGATAACTCGGTCACCGTTTCCGTGTATGAGCCTCTGTGGGATCCCGCTGGAGACCTTCGACTAGACCACTTCGGAGCTGCAACCATCCAAAGATTGGGCGGAGTGAAGGGTGGGACTACCGGTACAATCGCAGGTCCATCCATTCGAGTTCACCGGACTCAGCTCTTCGGTGAAGTAAACGTTCCAACGATGGGAGGGTTGGACCTTGTTCACGTCTTCCCGGTTCAGTTGGACCAGTACATGAGATTAGGCTGGCTTCCGGCTAACCACATCAGAGTGGTCGGCGGGGAAGCTATGCTTCGCTAAATAAAACTCCAATCACAAGACAAAACTGGTATTTCTTTTCCCGCTATCATGGTATGATTGACATCCTTGACAGTACAAGCAACTTCTTTCCCGTCTGAATGCCACGTAATCTGGCGACCAAATTTCTTCGCTATCCCTGGCTTGGTGCGCCACCAACCCTTTGAGTTGCTGACATGAATTTTTACAACAGCAGCTGGAATTCCTTTAGATCCCTCTGCTGTGCTAATCGGAACAGGCTTGTCTGCTGAAAAGTATACCCCCCTGCCTTCGACGGCCTGAGCCCCTGGCTTAAGAATAAAACGACTCCCAGGGGCAAGGGTGCTTAACTCTTCCCACCCCGATATATGATAAAGAACTGTTTCTTGGGATGGCTCAACGGCTTCTGTTAGCATCAGCCGTTGCTGGAGAAGATAGACATGACCTTCGTGTCTATCTAGGATGTCTCCGAGCAGGTTAGCCACTCCAACGGTCAGAAGACCTTCCTCTTCCAACCTTTTCTGAATCATCTCTCCAGTTGCAATCAAGACAATCTCAGCTTGAAGCGAGACCACCATAGGTGGTTTTTCGCTATTTGAGACGGCATCCATGAAAGCCTTCATGTGTTTTATTTGGAGGAAATAGTTGGTTAAAGCCGGAGAGTCTAGCCCTGCTATTTTCTCCGCTAGGGAATCTATCTCGACCTCATTAGCCTCGTAGAGTCGCTGGAAAAGCAAGTGGTCCCCGTAGAATGAAGAACCAAGAGTCTGCCAGTGATGAGACTGGTGAATGATTCCCAGGGCTCTCAGGAAGGCCAGATAAATGGCAAGATCAGCATACCTGAACTCCTTACCGTCATAGACAGCCATTTCCTTTTGGAGCACAGTTTGGGCAACTCGAAGTCCCCGCTTGTATTCTGCGTTCGACACAGCTTCAGTAAGACGATGTTTCATGAATCACCAAAGGTAAATAGAATCCCCAATCGCCGGAAGGCTCTATTTACCTCCAGAGACAGGAAACGCCATGACATTTCAACCGCCAGCTTCAGGACAGGCAAATGTTGCCGAATACATGATCTCCCCTTTGCCGTGGGTTTCATCCTCGACGGTTCCAAGCGGTTCTGTGTGGAGAATTGATTTCCCCTACTTGACAAGCGAAATTCAAGTACATAATGCCACGCCGGGGACTAGCACTGTGGCTGTTGGTTTTACTTTGAGCGGTGTCTTGGGAACCAACAGGTATCTCGTTGGAACCAATCAATCAGCAGGCAACACATACGTGGGAGAAACGTTTTCATTCCGAAGCAGGGTTAAAACCATGTATGTTGTCGGAATCACAGGCAGTTCCAACGTTTCTATTTTTGCCGGTTTGACTACTGTGCAAACTAGAAGCTTTCCCACTCTGACAGGATCGGCCGATCACTATTCGATCACTTCGAGCGTATTCAACCCAACTTTCTCGTACGACGGACTGGGCTAAGTGGTTCCTGGGCCATCATCAAAGAAGTTCCCAAAAGTACCCACGATGTGCCGAAGTTTTATCAAAAAAAGAACCAGCTTCTTGTTCTTGCAATGACCTTTATTGCCATGAACTAACTCCCAGAGAGTGTCATTCCATCGGGAGTAGATTCTAACCAGTTCATGGAGAGGGACTTTGACCTTTTCTAAAGCTGTGAACTCTGTAATTGGCCTAAAATCCAGGTGGACAACATTGCCCCCTTCATTCGAAGAAGAGGGTTCTTTGATTTCAGCCCCCAAGGTCTCGTCTATCTCCTTGAGGGTTTCAATCATTTCGTCAATGCTAGCTCCAATCAGGTCGATTTCCTGTTGGGTGTAGTCTGCAATAGTATTTGCTAGGAGCATTCCCGAATTATGCGGCAGCGAGAAGAGTTTTGATGTGTTTCAACTCGCGTTTTCCGAGCTGACGTTTGGAAACAGGACGGATGTTGCAGAAGCCGTATTCGCTCTCACGAACCCAGTTGGAGAGGCCATTTGGGAAGAGAAAGTCTACGACCTGAGAGTAATTCAAGGGAGATTCTGCTACCCATGAATGTGCTCCGTACTGCTTTCCATGATTGCTGTAGCGGTCCTTCACTCCTAGTTCTTTAGGAATGACAGCAAACTCCACTACGTACCAGATTCCATCAAGAAGACGGTATTGGCGAAGGTCAGTCAACTTGAACCGATCCTTTTCCTTGGTCTTCTTTTCCTTACGAGACTTGCGAGGAGACTCACAAAATTCCCGAGTCACAGGGTGGACGTAGAACCGCTGATAGCCGGTAGGCTCCTCCAGACAGTCAGGCTTACAGTTGTACCTGCATCTGTTGTACTGAGGGCACTTGTACACACGGCCATCTTCCCCAAGGTAGGTTGCTTCCACGACCCGAATCTTGAGGTGCTGTACAACACGCATTTGCACAGCATTTTTGGGAGAGAGGTTTACTCGGAGATCCGAGTAAACATCATCCCAGCACTGTCCCACCCGAGAATGGAGAAATCTCCAAAGGGGCTCCAGGTTCTCATTCGGCTCCTTCCGGTTAGCATGAAACCAAAAAGGCTTGATCTTTCCCCAATTTGGGGGTTCATCGTAGTAGTCAGGGTCATAAGATGCCCTTCGGACATCCATACGATTTTCCTGTTCCAAACGACATTTTTTGCTACAACCATGCCCTCCACGACGTGGACGTTCCACGATTGCCTTGAACATATCATGTCTCATCAAACTTGCGTCCTTTTACGCTAATGTGGTATAAACATGATTTCCTCTTTCATTGGCAATTCCTTGTTTTCAAGGAAGCCCACTTGCCTGCTTTAGTCAGGAAGCGAATTCATTTACGACTAGAATTGGTTATTCTCGGATAAGGCCATCATGCTTCTCGATAGCAAACTCGTCAAGGACTAAACCAAGAACAGAGCCCACTCCATTGTCGAAGTAAATAAGGACGCCCCTTGGCGTCTTGGCCGAGAACCTACCAATTGTACCCCGTTTGGCAATCATGTGTCCAGGAGGCTCATAGTAGATTCCTCCATAGGGGCTGCCATCTAGACGTTGGTATACATCCCGAATCAACTTTACAGCATCACCTTTTTTGAGGCCATTCCAGTGACTCTTGATGTCCTTGAGGTCCATTACCCTGCTCTCCCAATTCTAGACACAACCATTTGCTGTTCCTGGTAAACAGGCGCTTCTTCTGGATTGCGAGTAGTTTTGGAACAAGACTTGTGGCTCTCAGCCCACTCTCGTTTGGCTTCCGCCAAAGTCCCAACCATTTCATGACCGTCTTGGTATTGGACGTAGGTGTCAAACTTGACTTTGAGGTTTTGAATTATTCCATCACAGATCATACCTCCATTATGAGTATGTTTGATGGTTTTGGTGGACCATTTGGGAGTCGAACCCAAGTCCACGAATTACGCTGAAATAGCTATCCTACGTGACCTTCCCTGCTGTTTGTACTCCTTTAGGACGCTTGCAGGTCTGCTTCCCTCGGAGGCTCTTGTAGTATCTCGGCTCCATTACCACAAGCATCTTGCGGAGCCTTGTTCGATTGTTGCATCCTACTCTTTAGTCCGAACAGAACCGCTGGAGGATGGATAGCAGCCTTAGGCTGCCATCTGTAGGGCGTCAGCGCCGTTTATGCTTGCCCTGTTCTTTAAGGCAGTTCAGGGCCTCTGCCGTCACGCTGCTACTTCTTTGCTCTCCGTGTCGAAACCAGTTATGGCCCATTGTTGAATAGTTCTGTATTGCAATACAGAACCGTTAGTAACTATTAGTGTGCATGATGCATATTGAGACATTTCACCTCTTTCTTCTTCAGAGGCAGGATGCTGAAGTTTTCAGCTGATTGAAAAACGTACACCAGGCAAGTCCGAATTATTGGTTTGCTCTGAAGTTTGAGAGAATCCACAGTAGCGATCCCAGGTGAGATGCTTCATGTTCCGGTAAAGGATGTTTGGGTCATTCTCTGATAGGCCAGACATCTGGCCATCATTTAACTCCACCACCAACCAGTCACCCGACTCAGTTTGGGCTACGTCGATGACAAAGAAGGTAACCCGGTCCTTCACTCGGTCAATGGCTTTTTGTAGAAAAGAGCGTGGGACCATGGAGGTATCCGGCACTTTGTCCAGTTGATCCAGGTTGCTGGACCAGTAGTAGCCACCCGAGACCACCTGACCGTAGAGCACGAAGAACCGGAACTCCATGGTGATGGGCTGACCACCAATTCCTTCGGCCAGTTTCTTCAGGGGGATGTATTGACGGACGTAGATTTCTTGGGAAGCAAGCAGGGAATCATCCTGGAGTTTTGTGAACACCTCCACCGCAGCCCTCTTGTCCTTGGCGAACATGTGGGTCAGCCACTTGCCCTTCTTGCTGTTCGTCTCCCCCTTGAGAACGAAGGACATGCTGTCCGGAAGGGTATGGAGGTCCCGGAAGTTCCAGGTTCGGAAGGTCAGGTCCCCCAGGTCAGCCACGTAGTTCTGGAGGTCAGCAACGTACCGGTGCTGTCTGTAGGTGTTTACCAGTTTGGCTCCAACAACACCTAGGTCGTTCTCAAGCTCCTGGTAGAATGGCAGAACTGAGTATCTGCCAATCACAAGATCTCCACCAAGAGCAGACATCCTGCTCTTGTAGGTTACAAAGTGCTTTTTGGCGGCTGTTAGCTCCGCTTCGTCCATGAGGCCGGGGGAGAGACGATAGAGAATAGTGGGAGAGGGGGTTCCAAGAGGTGGGAGCTTCATGCTCTCAAGGTATCACAGGTTGGCCGGACTGGCAACTCTCATGGAGTCGATGGAGTGAAATTCTCCTTCACTATTGCCTGCCCTAAGCCGTCCTGCAGCTTTATCACAAAGTGGTCCATCAACAATGCGGGAAGTGAAAGATCTAGTTTTTCTTCCATTGACATATTCAACCGCAGACCCATCTTCTCGATGCCATCGACCTTTAAGTCTCCACGTTACGGTTCCTGTGTAAAACACACTTTTACCAGTCATACCTTCCATTGCACACTCTACTTTCAGCGGTTCAATTTTACAACTCCATATTCAACGAATGACAAAGTGTAAACTGCCTTTTTTATGCCATAAGCGGTCAAAACGGCTTGGCACATAGGACATGGACGTGCATTCCCTACCGTACCATCCGCTCTTACCCTAACCACGTAGATTTTGGCTCCCTCAAATCGGATCTTCTTTCTTTTTGAGACGATAGCATCAATCTCGGCATGAATGGTGCAGGCATGATCCTGAGCCTTGTAGGACTCGGAAAGGCCATTCCAACCCCGACGGTTGTACCCAATAGAAAGCACTTTCCCTCCCCGTACAATAATGGCACAGAGATTGTACTCCAATGAGAGATCATATGGGTGAGCCTTGGCTTGCTCGTAGGCAAACTTGAGGAACTTGTGCATGGGTCTTCCCTTTCAGGATCCCAACTTATTTCCTTTTTGGTCGATCGTCATCAGAGAAAAGCCAGGAATAGGCATTGTAGGTGCTGATTGTTTTTCTAGCCTGTTCCAGCGAAACACCCGGCTTCATGTTCTGTTGACTTGGGTCTTTGTCAAAGTAGGGCTTCTCTCCCTGTTGGTAAACATAAGCACTGCCATGGTTCACCCGCTGGAAAGCCATTGGGCCGGCAGACTCGGGCTGAGGAACTGAGTAGGTGTTGTTGGTCAACTTGGTAACACTTTTGCCCCAAGCAGACAACATGGCCTTGTTCAGTTCATCATTATCAACTTTTTGATCCTCAGCATCGTAAAGGTAGCATCCGATAGCCAGGGACATGATGAGATCGTCATTATAACCTTTCATGGCCTGGGCTTTGCCCCCAGAAACATTTGAGTTCCAAATGAAAGTTTTGGCTTCCTCAGCGAACCTGGAGCTGTAGACCCGGATTTTCTTGTTTCGAATTACCTCTTCCAGCTTGGCAAGGATTTGCTGCCTGTTCTTCACTGTCGTGGAGATGCCGGGCATCAAGTCCTTCACTTCCTCTGGGGTATAGTGCTGGTAAATCCCGCTCTTGGCAAACTTCTCGTAGTACAAGTTCGGGTACTTCAGGTCCCGAAGTTTGTAAGCTGTGGCCAGCCCAAAGGTGTTGTTCTCAGGGCAGATGAGAGCTTTGAAGTATCGTTCTCCCAGGTCAGCCAGAAGCTCTGCATACCTGTCAGGAGGTATCTTGCCTTGGTACTCAGCTACCACCTCATCCGATGTTGTGTCAATCACATGAGCGGTAGAGTAGTCTTCCGAGTCTCCTCGGGCAACGTCAGCAGAGATGATGTAGTTGTGCCCTGTTTCTGGGTATTTCCAAACCCAGATGCCTCCGTCATCACCGAGCCGTTCAATGGGAGGCTGAACGTTGCTATTGAGGTACTCCAGAGCACCTTCGTGCAGATAAGTATGCCCCGATCCGAGGAAGGAGCAAAGAAGTTCCTGCTGAATACCCCTGGGGTCCAGGTTTCTGCACTGCTCCTCAAACCAGTCCTGTCCGTGCTCCGGGTGAACTGTCCAGGGAAGCTTGATTCCATGGAAATCATTCTCCCCTTTCTCCAGGTCGCATCCCATCCAGGTCTTGTGGAAGACGTTTCCCACACCCTTTGGGGTTTGATGCCCGAGAATTCCATTGTAAACGATACTGTGGCACCAAGTTGGGTCCTGGGGAACTTCCGGAAGAGAAAAGTCATAGACCTCTGCTTCGCTTTCCTGAATTTCCTTGATCTTAGACCAACGAAGATGGCTAGAGACGACTCCTGAAAGTTCTTCCTTGGTAAGTTCTGAGAGACGAGGCTCTGCGTACTCTAAGAGTCTCATCATTGTTTGCCGCGACAGATGGCTACTTTTGTACTTCCGATGGCCATGAACATTTAAAAGGCCCAGAGAAGCAATTTCTTTTTGTGTCAACCCGACTTCCAGGATAATCCGCTTTGCCAACTCAAAGGAGAATGGAACAAGATCATGAGAACTGGCTCGATGTAGATTGGCTTTCTCAAGTCTCGCAACCCGTTCTTGTTTTCTGCTTAGCCTAAAACCAATCTTCTTGCAAAAAGCAAGGGCATCTTTCCCATTGATGTCCAGCTTGTGATTATCGTGGTTGTGCTTGTTCCTAACAGATTTGTAGGAATTGAGCTTGTTTTTTGGAATTTCCTCATAGTTGGACCAGATCCCAAAGTTAGAGAGCAGAACCCTGACCTGCTCTATCAAACGTAAAGATGTGCTTGTTAGAGAGACAGAACCTGTAGTCTTATGGATTGTACCATTTCCATCAAAGATGCCTTGTAAGAGCGCGACGATATTGTCCCTACTCATTTCCATAAGACGTGAGGGAATGATCTTGTGGCTAGCTTTCCTGTCCAGCTCAAACCCAAGGGAGCTCATGACTCGAACAAGGTGGTCTGAGCCGATATTATAATGAACAGAGTCTGTCTTGCTGAAACTGAGACCGAGGCTAGTAATCACACCGGAAATATCATCTCCGCATGTAATGGTCACTCCCACCTTTTTCCCATTGCCATCCTTGCGAACATTGCCGAAGGCAATAAAGAGGCCGAGGAAGTAAGCAAGATCGGGAGTAATTTTATCGGTTTGGGTTAGTTTATTCCTGCACTTAAGGGAGCTGATAGGCTGTTGCTTGAGTGTATCATTACTGCCCCAAAGTTCTTGACCGCCATGGTGCGCAATCCAATCGCCTGGTTGAAGTTCTCGAAACTCTTTCCACCCCCTACTTCCATCCTGAGTGGTTGCCCAAACCTTGTGAAGATAACTGCCCTGTAACGATCCCAGAGCAGTTTTAATTTTCTTAGTCTTGACAACTCCCTGATTATGCCATAGATTGCCACTACGAACCTTCTGATTTCCCTGAATGGCATAAGGAGAATCAAGGATGTAATCTCCCGGTAGATTCCCTGGTGGAATAAATGCAGATACTTCCTTCGGCCCTTTGTCAGTGAACACAAAGGTATCTTTGGTCACGCAGGACAGAAGGATGATGTTTCCTCCGGTAGAGACCGTGGAGTAGAGACCCATCCAAAGTTCATCAAATCCCTGGATGTGGGCTGCCTCGTCCACAATCAACAAAGACAGACCTTCGGAACGACCAGCGTCATCCCCGGTTGGAACGGCTGTGATGCGGGATTCATTGGTGAATTCAATGGACTTCACAGAGCGGCTCTTTTCACGAGGAAGAACCAGCCACTCCGGCAGGTTGTCGTACATCACCAGTACTTTACGAAGAAAGTTCTTTGCCACGTCCAAACGGGTAGCAAGAACCATGATGTTCTTACCCTTTTGGAACAACGCCATCCAGAGGCAGTACCCAGCACACACGGTAGAAAGACCGAGCTGGCGACTCTTCAGGACGATGTTGAACCTGTGGGCCTCAAAGTCCTTGACGCAATCATCCTGAAAGGGAAAGGTATCAAACTTGATCAGACCCTTCTTGGGGTGAGAGATGTAGCCGTACCGCTTCAGGAAGTAGAGCGGGTCGGCTCCACACTTCACAATCTCTTCGTATTTTGCTTTACCCTTTGGGGCTACTATGTCTTTTTTTGGCACTGGAACCTGCCTGGATTAGAGAACTTCTACTAGACAATCCAGACGAAAAAATGCGTGGAGAGTTTCTCGGTACTGGGCGTTGGTTAGGTACTCCACCCCTTCAGTGACGGAATTGTCCAGCATCTTAAGGCGAATAGTAGACTTCTCATTCTGCTGTTCGAATCGCTTCTTGAGATCTTCCAGGGCACTCTTGATCTTGCCTAGGGCCTCGTTCTTGTAACGTTGCTTGAACTCATGAGCCGTCCGAGGGTTGTTCGGCATGTTGACAATCATCACGAGCGATGCTTTCATCAGCCGATCATCCCGAAGGCTGAACTTGATGGACTGGGATGCTGAACGCAGTTGAGAACCCGTCCCCCAACTGTTGTTGAGAACCTTGGCCAGAGCCATGTATTTGTTGAAGTCTTCTACTGCCATAGATCCCCTATTACTTTAGGATAATTAGCTGCTTGGGGGCATTTCTTCGTTCCTCAAGGTAGGAAGTCCATTGAACCTCGGGCATTTCTGCTGGTTTTCCGCGGGAAAACAACAGGCACTTGTCACAGCACCCAGCTTTCCTGAAAGCCAGAGAATCATCTGAGGTTCGAAGTGGGAATTTACACCAAGGACAGAAGAGGGGGACGACGGTACCTGTGTCGGCAGGACGAACTACAAGAACCTTGCCGTTGGCAAGGAGCTTCATCTCACGGTAAGAGTCGAACTTGGACCATGTGGGCGATTGCATACCCCTATTCTAAGGGGATGAAACGTGATATGGCCACCAAGAAGGAGCGCCTTTTTTCCAAGTGGCGAAGTAAGCTTTGCTTCCGATGTAATAGTTCCGGTAAGCTTGAATGGGATCATCAGGAATTTTGTACTGTTCTGGCATCACCTGGGGGAATGGCTTCAGTTCATGGGAGACGAAATTGATTTCGTCCGCCTTTCTCCAGCATTCCTGGATGACTGCCTTAGATTTGTGGATTTTTCCGAACCGAAGGCTGTACTCATTCGACAAAGCAATTCCCAACCGATAGAGCCACTCAAAATTGCCACTGCTATCCTGGACCCACAAAGAAGATGGGTGCTTAAGATGGCTATGCTGATATGTGGTCCTTAATCCGCGCTTTGATTCATTGGGAATGCAGTTGGAGAGGAGCTGAGCTGTCTCCAGGACCATTTTTACAACGTGCTTGTCGCAATGGTACTGAGCAGCTTTCTGCGGGTCTGCATCCAGGACGAAAATGTTCACGAAGCTTTTCTCCAATTAGTGTTCACGAGAATTTGCCTTTCTCAAGGCAGCTCGGCGATTGGCCATCGACTATACCTCAATCCTGGAATCGGAGCCAGCGGAAACCACTTCAATGATGGTGTCCGCCGCTTCTTTAACTCGCTGCATGTGGGAGATGACCAGGATAGACTTGAAGTAACCCTTCAAGGTTTGGAGTAGTTCCAGGCACTTGCCGACGTGTTCCTCATCCAGAGCATTAAAACCCTCGTCGATCACGAAAATATCACTCTTCGGAAGAGATGAAAGGTTGATCATGGCAACGCGGATGGCAATTCCGGCCAACATCTTCTCCATCCCAGAACCAAGTTCCAGGATTCTCCTGGAGTGCCCATCCTCGATGAAGATGTCCATTACGTTGGAGCCTGCTTCGGTCTCGAATGTGAGCTTAAAGTCCACCAATCCTCCAAGAATTTTGGACAATTCAGCATTAATGGCAGGGAGTTGGGTCTTCAAGACAATGGCCGGAATACCATTCTTGTGAACGGCAGCCTGGACCGACTCCAAGATACGGAGACGAGCAAGGAGGATGTCGCACTCGGCCTTGTCCTTTTGAATCTGCTCCAAGACGGCCTTGGCCTTGCCGATTCTGACAAGTAGTTCACTCCGCTGTCTCTCCAGGAGGTTGGCAGCCATCTGACCCGACTGAAGCTCCTGCTTCTTGATTTTGAGAGCTTCCACGTCCTGGGTTTCAGCCAACCCGGACAGCTCTTCTTCTCGGGCTTTGGCCTGCTGGAACCGAAGGGCCAAGTCCTTCTTGGTTTTTTCCAAAAGGGCTTTCCGGGCATTCTTCTCCGTCTGTTCTTTGGTAAGTTCTTTGATGGACTGCTGCACGGCGAAGTGACGCTTTATCTTCTCTTCGTAACGTTCAGCTTGAATTTCCTTCAATTCCACTGTGATCTTGGCAAGGTCAGCACCAAGGGAAGTCACCTTGGCTTTCTGAGCTTCGATGGTTCGCTTGTCTTCGTGGGACTCTGCAATGTAGTGGCAGGTTGGGAACTGGTCACCGCAGGGCACCAAGGAGAGCTTCCGGATGCTCTTCTCTTGGACTAACAGAACCCGCTCCTCGTCCTTGAAGGAGTTGTTGGCCTCCTGGAGAGCAGCTTGGATGGAACGCATCTTATCCAGGTTAGCCTGAAGAAGCAAAAGGTCCGTCTCTGATTCTTCCTTCTGGAGCTTCTGGATCTCCTCAGTCATCCCGGTCATGGCAGCATTGAGCTGATTCAGGTCCAGGTCGGTTCGATCTTGTTGGCGGTTCAGGGTGAAAAGCTCCTGCTGCACCTTGAGGAGTTGAACAGTTGCCTGAGCAGCATCCGAGGATTCGTTCTGGGCAATCCACAGGCGAAGCTCATCCAGGCTTGCTCTTGTGGCAGCAATCTGCTCATCCAGCTCCAGGATTTGCTCTTCTCCATAAGTGATTGCCTTGGCATTGTCCTTGATAGCCTGCTCCCAGCCCATGGTGTAACTGGAGGTTTTGGCATTCAGAGCCGCCACATCCTCCTTCGCCAAACCATAGAGCTTCTCGAAGATGTCGAGGTCCAGGAACCGATTGAGGATCGCCTTGCGAGCCGTTGCTCCTTCGTCAATGAAGGACTCCATCCTCCTTTGGGTGGCCACAGAGGTCATCAGGAAGTCCTGGGAGTTTCCCAAGAGCTTCCGAATGATCTTGTCGGTCTCATCCCGAGAAGTCCCATTCAGCTCTTCCTTTGTCCCGTCCGGGTTCACACGGGTGAAGGTGAGCTTGGTCTCCGTCTTCTCTGGGTCAAACTCCTCCTGGGCCCTCTTACCTCTCTTTGGAGCTTCGGCTCGGGCGGAAGATCTCTCGATGATGTAGTCCACTCCATTCACAGCCACCACAGCCTTGGCAGAACAGTTGCTCTTGGTCAGGTTCATCACCTGACCATTCTTGGCAACACCGTCCCTGTCCGAACTGTTAAACAGAGCATACATCAAAGCACCAACAAGCGAACTCTTGCCCGTTTTGTTTTTGCCAAATACTCCAACAACACCATTCATGGCGTCGAAGTCAATTTTGTTCCCTGGCCCATAACGGTACAGGTTGTCAAACTCAAGGCTCCTCAGACTCCAGTTGACATCACGGACCGACTCCGGCTCTACCAAAGCTAACTTATCCATGTAGGCATCAATCAGTTGAAGCCCCTCTGTCCACTGCTCCTCGGTAAACCCGTACTTCTTTGAATTTAGGTCCAGGAATTGTTTGTAGAAGCCATGAATGACATTCCGGTCATTCCGGAGATTAGCCTTTTTGACATGAACTCCATTGGATAGAATCGTATCAAAGTTCAGAGTTCCCTGAGCCTTGAAGATCACGTCCTCACCCTTCAGAGCAGTCTTGAGCTCGTGCTCAATCTGTCGAGTCAGGAGGGGGTTTAGAGGCGTTTGAGAAGTCACCCGATACCTTGACCCCGGCAGGACAGTTCGAGAGCCCTGGAGAGCTTTTACGGTGTCCTCAACGGCACCCTCCCAGGGAATGGTTATGAAAGGCTGGAAGTTGGGGATCTCAACGAACTCCACGTCCCAATCATCCTTCTCTCGGATGTTCCACACCAGGAAGCCCTTGCTCTCGTCCTCTCCGTGGTGTTGTTGAATGGTAGAACCTGGATAGGCCACATAGGGCTTCATGATCCCGTTCTTGTCCGGTCTCTCAGCGAGGAACTGGCGTTTATGAATATCTCCAAGGAGCACAAAGTCATAACCCTGGAACATTGAAAGCTGAACTTCGGCCTTGCTGTCAGGCATGACCCAACCATTGTCCATCGTTGTTCCACCCACGGAACCGTGGAATGCAGCAATCGAGATTGGTCCGCTCGGCTCTCCGAAAGCAACATCAACCCAACCGGCTTTGTCAAAACAGGAGAAAATATGAAGCACTACAGGCTTCATGTTGGCGGAAATTGCATAATTTCCGCTTTCTTTGTACAGCTGAACCTGTGGATGGTTCATTGCCTTGATTATTGGCGAGATAGCATCTTCCCGACTTTCGTTGGCTAGGCTTCCGTCGTGATTACCAAGAATGGCATGGGTTGGGGCAATATCCCCAAAAGACTTGAACATCCAGGCAAGACGATCGATTACCTCCGGGGAGATACCGGAGGTCTTGGTGTGGAAGTAGTCACCACCTAAGAAGATCAGGTCGGGACGAATCTCGCGGAGCTTGGCAAACACAACCTCAAAAGCTCGGGTGTACTCAGAGTGGCGAGAGAGACCACGCCAGTGAATGTCGGAAATGTGAGCAATTTTCATTACAATTCAGCCTTGTCTTTTCCAGGAACAATAATCAGCTTGCCGGGCGCGTGAAGTGGGAGCCGGGAAGGGCTCCAGACAAACCAAGCGTAATCGATACTATCACACCCTCCATTTGAAGTAAACCTAGGTCGCTGAGACAGAACGTACACATCAGGGGTATTCTCGTGCATGAACTTGGCACGACTCTTGGATGCCAAAAAATTCAGGCGAAGCAGGAAGACCACGTAGTCGGCATGCAGCCCAAAGCTTTGCTGTATGCACTCCATGGCAAGATTGAATGGAGGATTGGTAATGATAACCTTGTGTTCAGGTAGATCGTCCATGGACATTTTCAGGAAGTCGGCAGAAGTCACCGAGGTGACGCCTTGTATTTTCTCCAGCTTTTCCTTCATTTCAGGTTGAATCTCATTGGCCACCCAAGTCACGTCTTTTCGGACCTCTTGAACAGCTTTCATAATGGCTCCATCCCCGGCACAGGGTTCAAACCATTTACCTCCTGGCAGTTGAAGGACTTCGAGGAGTCGATGAACAGCCCAGGCAGGCGTCGGGTAGTAGTCCAGGGTTGCTCGGCGTGGGTTGTTTCCCTTGCGATTTGTGGATGACATCCATCCAGTATCGCTCAATAAATGGCACAAGGATACGAAGAGAAGTGATACCGGCGTTGTTCAAAGCCTTGACATTTCCTTTGATGTCGAACCTTTTCACTTGCTCCCGACCGAAGCAGGAGTGGGTCCCCATCCACCCCTTTTCTTGTGCCATCTGCTCATAGCGACTCCAATTTGTGCCGCAGAATCTCTGCAGTGGTAATGAGCTTGGCTCCTTCTCGGGCAGCCATGAACTGCTGTTTGGTCATCTGTCCTACATCGTTCAATTCCTTTGGAATTTCCAGCTTGCGGACAGATATTCCATACTCCAAAAGAAGCTTTGCCAGATTAAAAGTTTTGGGACGGGCATCATTGTCGAGAGCAAGTAGGATTGGCGTACTATTCTCGATAATTCGCTGAAAAAGAAGGTAAGAAGGATCAAGAGTTGACCCAAGAAGACACGTGGCATTCTCGTTGCATTTCACGAGGTCAAACACTCCTTCTACCAAAGTAAGTTCCTGGGACCAATCTATCATAAGTTCGTTAAATATCACACTCTCTCTAGGAATGTGTGGGTTGGCGTATTTGTTGCCTTTGAACTTACTCCACCACGTTCGGGCGCTGTAATAGTTCAAATTGCCCTTCACATCAAAAGAGGGGACAATCACCCTGAAGCGGTAGTCCTGTTCTCCTTTTGGGGCTTTGTGCTCAGTTACCCCAAACTTCCAAAGCCAAAAATCCTCCTTGGTGAGTCCGCGGCCATAAAGGTATTCCACAGCACCTTTGACCACTTTATTCTTACTCTCCAGGCGGTTGGCCAGAAGAGTGAACCCTTCTGGAAGGTGGAGTGGTGGAAGTGGCTCGGGTTCGGAAGGACGGTCGAACAGGTGGCTCAAATCCAGGGCAATACACCGACGGTACTTCTCTTTGGCTTTGATCTTGAACTTTTCCCGGTATTCCTGGAGGAGATGGGGCTTGTATCGAGAGAGAAGGTTGACGAGATTGGTGGACCTATAATTGCATACCCAGCAGTGAGTCAGGAAATCATCCGTTCGGATGACCAATTTCCGCTTTTGGAGGTTGTCTTCCTTGTCAGCACAAACCGGACAGACCACAGAGGCGTTGAGACCCTGGTTCGAGAACGTTGCCGTCCCGAAAGCCCGCTCAATGAATTCGATGATTTGGCCTTGTGTATGCATAGAACCTAGGGGTGCAAAATTTGTCCACCACGGCAAATTACCCAAGAGTCCAGTTCATCTTCAACGCCTTTTTCTGGAGCCACTGAGCCTTTCTTCTTCCCTACCTGGACGGTTCTTGTCTTGAAAGGCAGGTGTGGGTTGTTCAACAGGACAAACTCTCGCACCTTCTCTTTCACCGGTCTCTTGTCGCTCTTGTTGTTCTTGTAGCCGATCTTGGACCTAGCACTCGTGACATTGATGTCCAGGACGGGTACGGAGTACCACTTGTGGGTCAGGTAGCTAACCAGAGCGTTCATCTTGGCCAAGGTGAACAGGGTGTCAGCGGAGGAAAACCCCATAGAGTAGCCCTTGGCATTAGCCTCCACGAAGATCCTGGAAACCTTCACATTCCTGGGAGGGTTCTGCTTGATCCAGTCGATGACAGCATCCGCTTTGTCAAACAGGTTCGTCAACTTCGTGGAAGTCAACGGAACATGACCCATGAAATGCAAGGCCCCTGTCTTCTTGTCCAACATCACCACACCCGTGATGGAGCTGGAGATGTCCAGGCCCAGGTCCACCTCCACCGGAGCTTGGGTCACTGGATGGTAATGGGAGGCTCCCAGAGCCTTTGCAACCGTCTCTGGATCCACCTTGGGCATGGTGGAAGGCTTCACTTTGAGACGGCCTTCTTGCGCCTCACAGGTGCCTTCCTTGGCCTCTTCTTTGGTTTGGGTGGAGATGGGTTCCGGGCTTCGTTGATCCTTTTGAGAGCTTGGATCATTGTATCCGACCAAAACTCGTATGTTGCTCCGTTTGCTTTTGCCCATATTTCTGCTGCCTTTGCTTTCTTCAACACTTTCGGATTGTTTAAGCGATCCTTCCGCTTCACTTCGACCAGTTTCTTTGTGCCGTCAACGTAGGTTACCAAGAAATCAGGGAAATATAAACGAATTTTGCCTGTCCGTGGGTTGGACAAGTACGGAATGGAAAGACACTCGTACCCGTATTCCTTCACAGATGGCTCAGAATCCAGGAAAACGCACACTTCCTTCTCCCATCCCGACCTGTATTCAATGGGAGCAGCGCACTTGGAACTCCTGTGGATTCCGGTTTTGTAGCGTCTTTTTCGACGTCTTTTCTTCTTCGTGACTGCCATAGCATCAGTATGCCACAAAAACAACCAGAAGGTCATTAGCGCAAAAGCGTGGAGGATAACCAAGAGGAGGGCAGGAGGAGGGAAGAAGAGAAAGGTTTGGGATAGAAAAGTCAGTCCTCTTGTCACTTATTTGGGGGGTACGTTAAGTAATCGACAAGGAAAATGGGAATGAGACGCTCGAATACCCATAAACATGTCGCTGTGGACATGTACAACCTCAGAAATCCATCCGAACTTTGAAAAGGAACTTGTCTCCCGTACGGGAGACAATTGGCTGAGCAAGAGCTGTCCTGGTGATCACATTGAGGTTGTCGTCATGCAGGTTGATGCCTGTAATATAAACAAACCTCTGGTCCGTGTCATTTGCATCCGTTGAAGCTGAAACAGGCTCATAGTTCGGGTTACTGGAAGAAACGGTCGTCAGTGGCCTCTTAAAGAGGTTGTAGGTCAAAATGTGTGTATTCTGCTTGCCAGAGAACTGCAATTCAAACTGATCCACCCCGAAGAAGTAGAGGTGTGGATGCTTCAGGAGGATGATCCCTTCGTTGTAGAAGACATTCCCCACAGAAGCCCAATCTGGGTGAGAGCCCGAGGTGTTGGCACGGAAAATATTTCCTTCGCCATCATCTCGGAGAGTCATTTCCATCTTCCCGGAGGAACCCGTAAGATTCGTATCAGTAAGAACCACGGAACCTGGAAGGATTTGGAGACCATAGTACAGATTGGACACATCGAAGAAAACAACCTGATTAGACGAGTTATCTCCGGTCCTCTGAAGGATGGTGTATCTTTCGTGTTCGCTGGGTGAATCGCCCAGGTTCTCTGGGCTGACTCCATTGAGTGCCCTTACAAGGGCTCCAGAAGCCTCTTGAACAGGCGTCTGAAAGAGTTCAATGGGAAGATAGTTCCGGAGCGTTACGAAGCCCGGATGGGTGCTTCCGTTGTCAGCAACGAACTGTGTTGCCTCCACCTTGTGAGGAGCTTGGAAACTTTGAGTTATGGATACAGGGAGTCCGGGAACGGCATAGTCATCCGGACCTGGGATCATGAAGGTGAAGTTTGGCAAGAAGTTGCCGTTGTCATTCGGCAAAAGAGTTAAATGCCTCTTCAGGTTGCTACCTGAAGAGTACAGATACTCATTGAAGCTGGTAGGAACAGTAGCACTTCCTGTGATCGCCGAAGCGGTCAGATTGAATAGGCGAGCATATTTTCCGGTTGCGAAGTCCCTGGCAAAATTCTCCAGGTTAAGGTAGTGGCCATAGCCGCCAAAAGCAGCTTCAACATTAATTGGAGTTACTGTGGTGCCATTGATTTCAAAGAAAGGAGTTGCCAGCACTCCTCCGTGGCCTCCAAAGAATGTCCTGAAAGGCGATTCTGTGCTGTAGAAGGGCGGAAGGTAGAATTTCAGCCGGTCATGCAAGAGGGCACTTCCGGAAACAGGCCCTCCTGTTTGCAGGAAGTCCACTTCGTCATTGCTCAGGTATCTGCCGTAAATCTTCAATTCATGGACTTCGGCATTCAGACCATGGTCTAGGAGATAGCCTGGAGGCCATTGACCAATGTCATCAACGAGTTGATCGAGTCCATCCCTTGGAGAAACTTCATTGGTGAAGAAGTAAGGAACGGCTTGCCCTTCGAAGAAGTTGCCAATGAAGAGGCAGTTCTCATTGTGGTAATCCGTCATACTGGCCGACGGGATCACAAAGGTTCCTACAGTGTTCCCATTCACCACAAAAGAACCGGAGCCCTGGTTGTAGCCTGTGGTTCCCCAACGGATGGATACGTGGTGCCACGTGTTTCTGCGTAGAGCATTGTCATCCGAGAAGAAGACAAGGTTGTAGGGGTAACTTCCAGAGTAAGCTTGCGATGGCTGTATTTCAGCTGAATGACTCAGTTGAAGACATAGCTTATAGCCATCCACTTTGCCATTTATGTCCCTGGAGGATCCAGACATTAAGGAAATGGCATATGAGCTGGACCTGTGGAACACTGTTCCTGCTTTGAAGTCGGCTCCCTTGTAGTCGTTGGTGTAACGAGGATTGATCCAAAAGTCAAAGGTAAAGGCACCAGTTACAGCGTACTGGCGGTTTTTGTCAGCATAGATGAAGGCTGTGTCTTCCGGAAGACCTGAACTTGTGATGAAATTCAGACTGTGGTAGTTCGTGAAGGCAAAGTGAGCTTCAGGGTATGCTCCACGGTAGTATGGCATCAGGTTGTTCATCACAACCTTCTTTCGAAGGGTGTTCGAACTGAAGTGAGCTGAAGGCTCAAACCTGATCACTCCCACGGTCTGCTGTTTACGCAAAGACATGGACTGGGAATTTACGTTCCGCAGGTAGTCCTGGAGCATTCCAGTTTTGTTGGTAGCCGAATTCTGGACAATTGCGTTCCGGATGCCATCCAGGTCTTGGTCAATGAAAGACCCCGAGAAGATGGAGAGAGGATGCACTTCCTTCTCAAAAGGGCTTCTCCGGGCAAAGACATGGAGAGTCCCACTTACGACACCTTGGGAGCTGGACGAAAAAGTCCTTGGCGGGGTTGTCGTAAGGGTAAACGTCTCTATGTCATCAGGGTTGATCCTCTGGATGGTCACGCTTGAACTCCCTTACTCCTTCCTAAGTAGCAGGATTGGGCTTCTTGGGCCGCTTGTTGCGAAAAGTGTCAGTTCGCTCATGGCAATCAATGCAAAGTGTTCTGCCGTTGTTGATGTCCCAGAGTGCCTCACAGCCAACACTATCTTCCACAGACTTCACATTGCATTCTCGGATAATGTCTGCAGACTTTTTGATGTGATCGGCATTGATAGCTTTCGAAGCATTTCCGCACCATACACACTTGAAACCATCTCTCTGAAAAACAGCTAGACGCCACTGAGCGTATTTTTCTGTTTGTCGGATTGCTAAATTCAACAAAGTTTTGCGTTTTCCTGCTGGTTTCCAGTTTGGATTGTTTGTTCCTTTGTGGTTTCGAGCGCCATTGGCGAACTGCTGTTTGTGGATTTGGGAAACCTTGGTTGCCATCACAGCAACCCTAGAATCCGACTCCTTGGTCAATCCCTTGATCCAAGTTGGTTGTCCTTTTGTTGGACCCTCTTTGCCATAGAAATGATGCCTCTCTCCCGATTTTGCACAAGACTTGGAGCAAAACCTGGAGGTTCTTCGGTGAGCAATGGAGGCCACATACGGCTTCTTGCAAGCTTCGCACAATCGTTCCAGTGGTTCTTTCCGGCAAGCAACCGAACAGTAGTTTTTTTCCTTGACAGCGGAAGGAACTCTTTCAAATTCCTTCGAGCATCGAGCACATATCACCAACATGACAACCTCACGTTGTAAGTATGTACTGAATTGTTGCATATGCTAGAAGTCCAATCGCACTTTGAAGGCAATATCTCTCTCATCGTCCTTAAGCACAGGCCGGGAAAGCTTTGCAACAGCCAAGAGATTGTCCAGAGCGTCATACAGGCCAATTCCGGTGATGAAGACAAAGCTTCGCTGGGACTCCTCTTGACCCTCATCGATCACCACAATCCTGCTGTCCGTGTCCGTGTAGGTAGGATTGCTGGAATAGTTGAACTCGTCCGCAGCCGCCCGACAGAAAAACAGGGCACTGTTGATGTTGGTGATGTTCTGAAAGGTCATGGCCGTCTGTGTTGACCCCGAGAACCTTGTTGTAGCAATGTGGTCCACGATGTTGTCAATCGAGGCAGAAGCCAGGAACTGGTTGAACGAACCCGTGAACGGAACCTGCCCGGAAACGCTCATTCCATCAATGGTCCCTGTCAAGTAAGTGGTTGCCGTATTTTGAGCAGAGAAAATTTGACCCATATCCAGGACGGCGATTCCTCTGTCAATGAACAAAAGACCAACCTGTTTGCTCACATTGGCTGAATTCAGAATGGCCGAGACCTGGCCTCCGAAGCTCAGGCTTTTGTTAACGGAAGAGCTGAGGTCGGTATAGATAGCTCCGCTGGTTGCCTGAGAGGTTAGGAGGGTGCCAGTCTGGAAAAGTTGAACTGCAAAGGTTTCCCTCTTGATTTGATCACGAGAGAATAACCTCTTGAAGCAAATGAACAAAGCCTCGTTGATGACATTTGTGGTAGAATCCGAAGTGAAGCTGAACTGCTCATTTGCATTCCCAAGAAGAGAGCCCGCCATCTGTCGATAGAGATCAATCTTCTCACGCATCATTAAGGACTGTGAAGGGAAGGTGTATTTCCCATTTAAGTCAAGAACAGGGGAGGTTCCAGAAACAACAGCTGAGTTGACATGCAACCCAATGGTCATGTCAAAAACAGGATTTGCCGTTTGGAGAGAAAAATCCTGATCAAAAACAGTCTGGAAAAGGGAACTGGTAACCCCAGGCCCCAAACCGCCTGTTACAAAAACTTGATACTTGCGTCTAGTGACAGACCCCGAGATGTCCTCCTGGATGACGTCAACCAACTGGTTGAGGAAAGACCGGGAGGTCTTGATGTCTTCAGCTCCGAATTCCTTGAAGGTTGCCACGTAATAACTCCTTGATTTTACTCTGTTTTTTGCTGTGCAATGTGTCTTAGCAAGAGCTGTTTGCCTCGTCCAGCAAACGAATCAGTTGCTTCGTGACAAGGAATACATAGCGTTCTGCCATTCTTTGTATCCCACAGCGGTTTACACTTCACCGCATCTTCTACGCATTGAATTTTGTGGTCAAACAGCAAAATTGAGTACTGAACGAGATGATCAACTTGAAAAGGACCTCGTTGGATCCCGCACTCTTGACATGAGTAGCCATCTCTTTCAAAGCAGGCTCTTCTCCATTGTTTGTACTGAATAGTTTCTCGAATCTGCTTGTAGAGTGTGGTTACTCCACCATTCCAATTTGGGTTGTTTTCGCCCTTCATGTCCTCTCGGGTTTGACCGTAAAGAGGATGATTGCTGCCAGCGTACTTGCCCACTCTGGCTTCTGATATCTTCCGTTTGGACTCTTCCGACATCTTCTTGCCTTGGCGAACTTTTCTCATCTTGGCTTTGGTGACTTCAGAGTGACATTTGCCTGTCATAGTTGGCCGAATGGCTGCCAATCGTACCTTTTCTTCTTCTGAAACACCATTGAGGCGGCGTTCCTCATTGGCTTTGATGACATTCTGAATCACTTTGGTTTTGTGCTCTTCCGAAAGTCTGCGACCAGTAAGGGCTTGCGAGACAGAACGAGTGGGAATCCCAAACTTACGAAGGTAATTTTGGATCGTAGGCGTAGAGCACCCTGCCAGTTTGGCAATTACTGCCATTGACAGACCTTCCACAAGGTACTTCTGGCTCAACCACTCGTATTCCATGTTTTAGCTCAACTTATTGATTTGGACTTCGAATTCTTTGACGGCCCCAGACTGCACCCCAGAGATTCGAACGAATGTCGAGATGAGGTTCTTATTGAACTTGGCTCCGTAAATCTGGAACTGAGCCTCGGTGATGGCCTTCACCCCAATCGTGAAAGTTACCTGAGAGCCGCCTACCGAGTTCTCCGTGGTATCACGGGATAGAATGTAGGTCGCCCTTTGCTGTACGTCAATATTATCAGCAGCACGGGAAAGCACCTGGACAAATTTGTTGTCCATGTCCAGGATAAAAGCTTGGTCCCGAAGCTCCACATCAATTGTGGTCTCGCCACCTCCGATAGACTGCTGTACTGTGATTTGACGAGTCTTGTTGGTCGTTGTACCAATCGACACTGTGTTATTCGTGGAATCAATACCGAGACCACCAGCCAGAGCCAAGTTGGGAAGTCGAATCAGGTTTGGGTTCGACAGAGACACACACCGATTCTTCATGGCATAGGCCCCATTGGTCAGTGCCTCAAAAATCGGAGTGTTCTTCTCAATTTTCTCTTTGCCAACCGTACGGCCAAACTGTTGGATAATCGTGTAGTCTACCTCATCATCCCCAGGAGCCCACTTGATAATGGAAAAACTTCCATCGTTCCGAGCCAGAAGTTGACGACCCGTATCAGTCAGGGCAGCGTCCAGGATGATGTTGTTCGTGTCTTGCTGTAGAAAACCCATTGCTCACCTTATCGCAGCTTTGCTGCTCTGTGCTAATTAGAAAGGTCTTCCTGTTCTCACGCCAGGAAGAGAATTTGAAACTGCTGCTGGATCGGTAACATTTTTTACGGTAGGGACGCTCGTAAGCCGAACGTCCTGCAAGGTAATATCCACACTTGCTTGAGTTTGGAGGTCAACGTTGATGAGCTGAAGGCGGTACTTGCCATTGAGTCGGTTCGTCTTTAAAAGACCCAAATCTGCCCCAAGTCCATCCAGCAATGTCAAATACTCTGGGTTAAAAACCACTCGTATATTTGTGTGGTCCGAATCCTTCATTGTATCCACGAACGTATCAGCGTTCAGGTAAGCATTTGGATACTGTTTTGGGGCTCCGGAAACAGAAACCAACTTCTTGACAAGCCTATTGGCAAAACGGTCGAAAGAAACCTGCAGTTGCAGAGAGTAGTTCGAGGTCAGTCCGTGGGCATCAATTGCAGCTACAGCGTAGATATAGTTCGAGTCCTTCCCGAACTCATGATCCATATAGAAGCCGACAAAACTAGAGGTTCTCTCTACCAGCTCGGGAAGGGGATATTCGCTCAGCTCAATTTTTGTGTTGGTGTTGTTGAAGTCCCACATCTTAATGAGCTGGAAAGGGTCTGCTATGCTTTTCCGGCGAAAGAGTTGGATGTACTTGATGTCTTGCTGCGGGTTGACCGGTAGATTCCAGGTGCAACGAAGAGCTCTCTCTCCATAGTCCCAGGCAACGTTGAAGTCAGCGGGAGGGGGAGGTGGAACCATTTCAACAGTGTTGACCTTAACTTCCGGAGTGAATTTACTTCCCACCAAGAAAGAAACCAGAAGGTTCTGCTTTGACTTCACATCCACAGCTCTAGCTTCCACCAAGTAGACAGCCCGAATGCGGTAGAAGTAGGAAGAGTTGTATTTTACCTGTCCGTCGAAAGTAACAGCCGTCCTGGGGTCCTCAATGATGATTTGAGGATGTATCTCGATTGAGCTATCCGACTTGATCTCCTTCTTCTCAATAATATAGCCAAGGCTATGGACGACCGGCGCATAACCGTTAGTGTCGGCCGATCTGTACCCCACATAAGACAATACCTCAAACTCGTAATCCAGCGGGGACATCAGATTGGAGTTGGCGTTGGTCACTGCTATGTCCTGAATGTGCTGAATGTCATTTAAGAATGTTCTAGCACTCAACTCATCAGAGAAAATACCAACCGAGTCGGCTCGAACGGTGTTGACCACAGGTACAAGAAGACGGTTGTTTACCCTAGCACTCAAAGCCACCTTCTGAATTCTATCTGTAATCGCCAAGGCTGCCTCTCGCTGATTGGAGAAGGTTACTCCTTGCCGTGTGAGATCCGAAATTATTTCGGCCAGGAATTGAGCTGATACTTGGTCGGGCGTGTTATTGTTGATCAGCCTAATAAGCTCATTTGCGGACTGAGTGTTGTTGAAGTCCGGCAAAAGTTTTGCTAGTTGGTCCACAAAAAACTTCAACTTCAGGTCCACTCCAGTGTCCTGGTAATTGAAAGTGGTATAATCCCTGTTGGTAAAGGTCTCTTCGGAATGTAGCTTTTCCAGGTTAGCTCGAATAGAGACCGTTCCTCTGGCCATGTTGGTATCCGCATTGATAACAATGGGTTTCCATTGGAGCTTCACAAGCCTTGGAAGCCTCCTGGTTCTAGACACATAGGAAGCATCAAAAGTTTCCGATGGAAGCTGCTTCTCAGCAGCCTGGGAGGAGCCAAGGCCGTTTTCGAACTCATCGGCTGTCCAGTAGAAGTACTGGAATTCGGCATCAAGAGTTTCCACCTCTGGCACATCCAGGAGGGCAACATTTTTGGAAGGTAATGATTCAATTCCCATTATTCCACCAACTCAATCGTCACAAAGTAATCCTCGAAAATGGTGTCTTTGTGTGTTCTTGGAGCAAGTTTGTAAACTCCAGCAGCTAGGGCATTCCTATCCAACATTTCTTGAAAGAAGGTCTTTTCCAAGAAATCCCGCCCGCTTTCAGCGGCAGTTGTTTGTTGATAGTCAATCTCGAAGTCATCTACGTTCACTGGGATGGTGAATATCCTCTCAAAAATCTTTGGAGAAAGCATGGCCGCCAAAGCATTCTCCAATTTGAAGGCGATGTTCCCAAAGGTCAAAAGCCGCAAAAGGTCTTTAGTTGTTTGATCTACCTGCTGGCTTACCAGCATCTCCTTAATCGGAATGTCAGGCAGAGGGGACAAAGAAGGATTATTTTGAATATCGGCTGTTCGCTTGGCAAGGAGATATTTCCGAACCAACTCAGAGAACTGTGGAGAGAGGTCCGTGCCGTCCCCAACCGATAATCTCTGGTAGGTCTGGCTTTGCTGATTGACAAAGGTGGACTCGGCGAGTTCCATTGTGGTTAGGAACTGCACATACGAAGCAAACAGGTCACTCAGAACGTGATTTTCCACCATAGCTCTCTTGAGAAGAGGGTCTGGAATGAAGGCGTAACGTTCGCTATTTGCCACATCCTGCAATGTAATCGTTGTTGGATGCGAGAAGTTCTGGTAGTCCAAAAGGGTAATCCTCTGGAGTACTCGGTCAAAGTTCTCGTTGGCACTGATCCTCAGGTTCTTGTAACCGTTAGGGAACAAAGAAAGATCAAAGATGTATTTCCGTGGTTTGAAGACAAGTTGAGGGAACTCCAAGCTCCGCTTATAAACATTGACCGTAACCACATCAAATTCCTTCTTGCGCAAGAAGGTGGTTGAGACGATGTTGTTGCCATTGATCCTCTCAACCAAGTTTTTACTGAACCCTGCTGGAATGCCAACAGTCAGGAGACGATACCGGAAAGCAGCATCGTTGGTGTCTCGGAAAGAGTCGCGGCCCAAGAGGCTCAAGAGAGCTGCTCGGGTATCTGTGTCGGTTGGAGACCCTGGGATAAATTGCAACCCCTGGGTGTTTGAAGCCAGTTGTCGAACATACTCATATCGCTGTCTGAGCAAGATCCTCACTTGAGCGGGATCCAGGTTTTGTCCAATATCCTGAATACTTGTGGCATTCAAAGAGGCTAAACTGTTCAAGGTTTGCTGGGTGAAATAGTTGCTAGCCAAGTCAAGGGCGCTTCGCAACCTTCTTTTGATCACCTGCAAGATGTGCATCACACATGCCAAAGAAAAGTCTTCCTGGAACAGTTTGTGCGAGATGGAGTTGAGACTAGCATCAATGGCATGGGCATCCAGCAGGTCTTGCGGATTGACTGTTGGTGTTACATTCCTCAAAGCCAAAGCGGTCGCATCGGTGAACCTGGAACCAGCAGTAGCAAACTGCCCAGCCAAGATTGACTGGTTGTTACTCACTCCGGTCTGAACGGCTCCTGGCGAAACTCCAAGCAGAGTCGCCGTCCTGGCTGTTTGATCCACAACGTGCTGCGTTGCTGCGGAGTGATGACTTTGGGCCAACCTCTGGGTTTGGGAGGTGGTGGAGGATGTCCTTGGGGCACTGTTAGTGCCAGGATCCACCTCAATGATTGGCAATGGGGGCTGGGTTTCAGCAATTATGCTCTGAAGGGAATTGTAGGTTCTGGCATTGAAGTTCGTGTCTATGACAACGTTGGGAATATTGTAATTGTCGGTGGAGTTCTGAAAATCACCACCAACATAACGACAAATGAGTTGCAGAAATGCTTCGAATGCCAGCAATGCCAATGTAGACCCAGAAAGACTGTGATACCGAGTCCTTCTGGAGGAGTCCATGATGTTGTTAACCTCATTCCCCAAAATGGCATCCAGCTTGATAAAGAATGCAGCAAACCCTTCAATAAGTCGAGAACGTTGCAATTCTCCTGCAAATCCGTAAGAAGTGTCTATGTCACATCCAACAACGGCTAATCCAGTTGCAGGGTCAGGCTGCCTAGTTGTTGTTTGAGCATTGGCTCCATCTCCTGTAATGGTTCTTTGATTGACGAGCTCAATAATCTTGGCTTGAATGGTTTGAGCCAATCCTGTAATGTACGGGAATAAGCTGCGTTGATCATATAGGTTAGGTCGAACAGCATTGCGATTGAGAGATACACCGCTTAGATTTCGAATGTCACGATTCAAATCCTCAATGATGCTAAGAACAAAAAAAGTCGTTCTGGAAGCTGCAGTATCAGTATCTGCTGCTACTATTCGTAACAACAGGTACTGAAACAACAAAGCTTTAAGTTCTGGATTGTTGGCGGCCAATTTGAATGTTGCAACAGCAACAGCTTCGGAAGTGCTCAAACCGAGAGCTTGATTTTGAAGCGAAGTAAACATATCCGAAGCACTCAAGAAACGAATGGAATGCTCCAATGGCTCTAGGATGAGTTTGAACAAACTCATCGGACTGATAGGAGACACTTCGGTGCCGTAGTCAAAGATGGAACTAATCACATCCGTGGCATTATCCACAGTTTCCATGTATTTCGAAACGTAGCTCCTCAAAGGCTCTATGTTGAAACCACTCAGGGTTTCAACATTCAGAATGGAGTCTACAAAGAAGACACTCCCTGGGATGTAGGTCTTTCGACTGGTGCTATTGGTGTCGATATATTTCGTCTCAAAAGGTAGAACGGCTGAGTTGTCGGTGTTGTTGATGACCGTCAAATTTGCAATAGACCCAGGACCCGTGACAGGATCGAAAATGGTGTTTCCGACACCTCCGATGATGTTGTCAAATGGAGACCCATCCGTGGTAGCGGCATTGAACTTCTGTTGCAGGCTATTCTGAACGGTTAAACGACCCAACCCCCTGGACACCCTCAGCTCCTTCGATAGCATGTTGACCAGGAGTTTAATCCGGTCATCCGGAGATTGCGGCAATGAAGAGTTGAAACGATTGAAGAACTCCTGTTCAGCAGCATTCTGCGGTTGGTTAAAGGACCGAATTGTGTCATAGGTGAAACTAAACCCAGCACGAGTGTTGTAGGTCTTGTCAATTGAGATAGGACTTGTGAGAGCTACTCCCCCTGCCTGACGGTCTGGATCACTCAGACTTAGGAGATTCATGGAATATCCCTCTGCAATACTCCTGGCGTCAAAAAGGAGCTGCATCAGAATCTTGGTTCCAGAGAATTGATTGAACACATCAGCTGGAAACATCATAAACGTCTGATAGAAATCACGAAGTGTTCGATAATTCCGCAAGTCGAAGTTGTTCGAGGGAATGTCTTTTACGTCGAAACCATTCTTCATAGTTTCAATCGTCTGCATAGTGTTGTTGTAAAAGTCAGCAGCAGCATTTACCCTCTGGAAGCCTCCAACAAAAGCCATCTGGAGGTTACTTAGTTCATTCCTTTGGTCTGTCTGTTGAATACCAGACATCAGCTGGAAGAAGGTCTGTTCCCGAAGGTGTCGAGCTTGATACTGAACATCCATAAGAAGTCCCACGTCATTCAAGTCCAGAGTGGTTCCGAAATACACAGGTTCGAAATCCATTAAGGAAATGATTTCCGGGCGAAGGACACTGATTCCATGAAGGTTGGCCTGCTGGAAGGTTCCATTGGAAAAATTCATCCTGGAAAGAGATAACGTTTCTTCATTTGGCTTTCTCTGGTTCAGCAAAATGGAAGGAATGATTCGAATGGGGGTATTGCCGGTGATTGGCCGAACTTGAACTGTGTTGAGAGCCTTTGGAATGATGCCTTGGACAGCCCTAGAGATATTGCCGGCAATGACATCATTTACAGCAATAGGAAGCTGAGGAGTTGTACCTGCCCTGAGAGCGGCTGCCACAGCAGGAGGAGCTACGGCTGGGACAATGGGAGAAACAACCCGGGGAACAGGGAATGTAGAAGGGGCCACAAAAGGAACCGGCTGGGTGGCAAGTCCTCCAAGCTGGAGAGTTCCTCCGCGAACGCCAATGCCAGTCGTACTGGTTGTTTTCGTTGCCATATGTTATCTCAACTTCTTCGTGATTGTCTGTGAACTCTTGGTGGCAGGGCCATGCGACAAGTCATGCAACACGGGTATTACATGGTAGGTAACTGCTGTTTCTAAAGCTTGGTTTACCAATCCCGACAAAGGCAGATTCCGTGCTGGATTAGCCCGAGTCACTTCGGGCAGTGATGGAGTGTCGATAAACTGAAGACTCCGTGTATCCGTAAGAGCGTGCACTTTTCCAGCCAAAGTCCTCATTCCCATCTCCTCTTTCATAACCAAAAAGTGGTCAATCTGCTTTGGATTACCCTTCAACTCCCACTGCAACAATACTTTGCCTTTACCAAGAGGAGAAACAGTGGCTTTCTGTACTGCAGGAACGGGTAATGTCAAAGAAATTCTGATATGCAAGATGTCCCCCACTGTTCCGAAAGTGAAGTCCGTGCTAGCATGATTTCTCTTCAGAGAGGTGGTGCTCACTAGGTTGCCGTCACGTAATGTTACTGGGTGCTGCCACTTGGATGGAGCATAGGAGTACGTCCGATCCGGATTGCTTGAGTTGGTTACCGTAGCGGTAAAGGTAGAAATGAGGCTTTGAGCACTCCGGAAGTGAGTGTTGATGGTATACTCATAGGCGTGCCCAACCTGAACTTTTTTCACTCCTAAGTTGTGCCCAACCGCATTATCGGAAAAGTCTTTTCCGATGAAGACACCCATATCCTCAATTTCGCCAGTGGTCAAGTTGGTTCGCTTAATCTGATAGGCAATTAAGTTCTGGAGCTGATCTCGATTCTGAATGATGTCGCTCTGGTAAAATCCTAGGATCCCTTGTTGTTCCATGGCCTTTTTGACTTGATCCATCTTTCCTTCTGTGACCGCAGATGAAAGACTGAAAACCACATCAAGCTCATTTCCTACATTTGCAGCTTTGATGGGCGTTGAAGTTGTCGTGATGACATTGTTAACAATGGGGTTGAACTGGATGTGCGAACTGGAAGAAGACCAGAATTCCGTACCATCCCGGAAGGTCAGTTTGACCCTGTAGTCATAGATCCTTTGGTCCACGGGAGCAGTGTCGGTAACATAGAACCGTGAATTCGGAGTTGGAAGTTTTTGGATGTACACAGCATTTCCAACCTGAGTGGCTTCGGACAACTTCTCATGCCGGGTCAAGTCCAACCGAAAAACCTTCATGGTCAGAACACCTGGGGGAGGGTCGTTCAGCTCAATCTGGATCGTTTTGCCCAACACCTTCGTGCTGATGGAAATGAACAGCTTCTTCTGCTGTGCATGAGACCGAACCATGTGAGCTCGTTGCGGAGGGTTTACCACCACAGAGGCAAAATCATGGGATTTCAGTTCGGATCGGTTATAAGTCACCACCCGATAAATGACAGGCTGCATCCCAGGATTAAGATCATTGTACCACTTGGAACCATCCTGCGTTCGAAGAGGCATCTTAGCAATTTGCACAAAATCAGCCTCCGTTGTAGCTGAGTGTGTATTCAAAATCTTTCGGTAGATGAACACCCCTGCTCCATTCGGGTCAACTTGCTTCAGCTCCAGTCGATTATATCCAGTGCAGCAAGTGGCAGACACAAAAGGCAACTGGACTGGCAGGGTGAATACAGAGAGGTTCCGAGCGTGATGCACTACAGTCGAGATACTCTCTGTTTCCACGCCATTGACGTCCTGAAGCTCGAAAATCAAGTAAAACTGGTCACCCACTGCACTCACATCCAAGTAAAGGTCTTCCTCAATGGTCACGATGTTGGTATTCTCCTCAACCTGGACGTGGGCGTAGTCATTGTTAGAGAGCCCAAGCTGGTTTGAGGGCTTCCCTTGAGAATCCCCAAGAATGGTATTCAGAATGCCAAAAGCTGGCTTTACAGCCCCAACAGGGCTTCCGATCACAACTTCCCGAGCAGACCCCCTTGGGCGCTGAAGAACGCCCGCATAAGCCTTCTCTGCGTCAACAACCTGGGTTGTTTTGTTGCCCATCTGGGCAGGGTCAATCCCGTGCTTTAGGATGAGATCGAATCCGTATTCTTGCGGGGGCTGAAGAGAAACGATTTCATTGATTGTTGGTTGGAACAGCGGTGTTTGAAAAATTGGTTGAGACACATTCCGGACTGTGAGATCAAAAGCCTTGACAAGTTTGAAGCCACGCTTCCGGAACAGGTATTTTTCGGCTGTAAGTTTGGCATCGTCATAGTTTTTGAAGGTCTTCTGAACCTTGGTTGGCTTTAGCTCTTTAGTTTTGTCGTTCGGGATCTTCGAGGTGATGTCGCTGGTTACAGTGGCGATTAAGTTTTTGAGAAAAGCACGGTTCATCTCCGTGCTTTCTGCCTGTCGAGTAAGCAGGTTCTTAATGACTTCCTGGGAATTCAACTGAGTGAAACCTGGCACATCCTTCACGTCCGGAGGTTGCAAAGAGGCATGGATTTTCACAAGAAATGCATTCTCTTTAACGGCCCTGGGTATGTCCACATTGTACTTTATGGCATACCGAAAGCGACCTTCCTTGGTGATGTCTTCCAGAACAGCGAAATCATTGGGAAGGGTGATGATACCATCCTGACGGTTAATGTTGATTCTCATTGATGCTTACCCCTCAAAAACCAAGGTAAATAAGTTGATGAACTTGTGGACCCCTTTGCTATCCGTGTAGACCTTCCCGACAAAGAACACATGCTTGCTCAGGTCAGGACGATTTCTTGGATCTTTGTCTTGCCTTTTGCGTTCCGAGAGGGCAATGCCGTCTCCAGCAAGGTTGAATAAACCGAAATCAATCACATCCAGTTTCACGATTTCATTGCCTCCAACCTCGAACATCTGGCAAATAACGTTGTTCGTTTTGGAGGTTTCATGGAATGGGATGTTGGCGGCATACCCCTTTGCTGTAGCCTCAGCCACCTCTCTTTCCACATCAGCAAATGTTAACTGCGGCCTCTGGTTGAGGTTTGGAAAATTGCCAAGCAGGTTCACCGTGGTATCGCCATGACGGTATTTGTTGATTGGAGGCAAATATTGAAAGTTTGGAAGATGACTTAGCCTTGAATCCACGAACAAAGGGTCTGTTGTTTCCACATTCCCAACTGGCTGTTCTCTCACAGAAATGGGAGCAAGGCTTGAGATGGCAAACTGGATGTTCGAAGCACCTAGGGCAAACACAATCTGGTTTTCATCAAATATTTCCGGACTGCTAATGATGTACTGATTCTTGTAGGCATCCAGAGAGCTGCTAAGCAAACCATCTGCCTCTGAGGCAAAAATGCTGTCTTGGGCTGGGAGATAAACTTTGCTTGAGCCTGTAGAGCTTGAAGACACAGCCAGGAGAATCTGACCATTCCGGACCACAGAACCATTCGATGGGAAGGTGACCAGTTTCCCAGCGTCATCAGCTTCAAAGGTGATCATGTCCTGGGGCAACGAGTTGGCCTCCAGGAAGGGCCTCTTGGTGCCATCCATGGAAGCACTCAAAGAGGTGTCCTGGGAGTAAAAAGCTCCCATGTCGGTGAAGCTGTAGAACTCTGCCTTCAGCTTACCGGCTGCAATTTGGCCTCTGCCTTGGAGGGTGATGATTGTGTCCAGAATTCTTGTTTTTGCATCCAGAAATCCCACGGCTTACCTGTACTTCCATAGATAGCCGCCTGCGGTCTTTTTAGTTCCTCGGGCGCAAGCGCTGATGTTTGCGACATGTACTTCAGTAGTTTTGCTGGCCTCTTTCACGCTTGCATAGGTTGTTACTACCTCTCCACTCAAGGTCAATTGGTCTACTTCCTTCCAACTCCATGAGCACGTAAAACCCTTATGAGCCTCACTCATTTTTTGGCGGAATGTTCATTGTAGATGGGTTCCATGAGATTACAGGTCTCGTTTTGAGCTACATGTCATGAAATGGTTGACCGGACTTATATTCGAAATCATAAATGCCAGAGTCGTTCAGATTGAGGGTAGAGGGGTTGCTGGCAGTTGCAGCAGCATCCGAACCAGAAACAAACCGAATGGCGATCACAGCTTCGGTTGGACCTTTCTTTCCGTTGTTTTTGCCATCAACGGTGAACCCATCTGGATCGAAGAATTTGCTGTATTTCCTCTGCTCCAACATATCTCGGAATTGACCATAACGGCTGCTCCGGAAAATCGCAGAGGTATACTGCGGGAATCCATTAATGGCTCCATACCTCCAACCTCGGATATCAACGGAAGAGGCATAGAAGCCATTGATCACAGCAATTGTTGTATAGAGCTGGCTAGAAGTTACGGCATTGATAAGCGGAACTCCTTGGTAGTTATCCCCAAATCCGAAGAAGAGCTTAGTAAGTTGCCTCTGCCGAGGTCTCTTGGTTCCTTTGCCAACGCCAAACAAGCCAGTAACTCCCGGAGGGTACAGGAAAACTCCGACCCCCAAGAATTGTTCTCCGGCATTCACACTCCCGGTAACATCAATCAAGGTATACCTAACAGGTTCCGTCGCTCCTCTTCCGACATTTGGAAGGTCGTCTCCCCATCTCCTGGGTAGGATGACTTCTACCGTTGCCAAGGAGCTGGAAGGATAGCTGTTGTTGGAGCCGTATTTTACAATTCCGCTAGTAGAAACAGGGTGCGATTCGCTCCCAGGACACATAATGCTTCCACGATAAAAAGTTGGTTCCAAAACCCTTGCGATGTTTTTATAGGTATTCTGGAATGGAAATGAGCCAAACCAAAACCTGTCCGCTACATTTGTCCCATTGCTCTCGTAGGAAGCTGTAACACCATACGTTGTGAATACAGCCTTCCCAACTGCTGTACCGCCGATTGTATACCCATCGGCTCCAGGCTCATTCAGCAAAATTGGGCTTGCGCCAAATTCTCCATTTGCCAAAACAGGCAATCCGCCGTTTGCGTAAAAAAGCTTCACAATATCCGGGAGGATGGTATCGTGGTACCTCTCGGTTACCGAAAAGAAGTGACGAAAACGCAAAGCAATTCCACGGCTCCTATTCCGATTGGAACCACTATAGTCAGCGAATTCGCTGTAATATTGAGCTAGATTCAGCTCATTGGACCCACTGGTGTGGGCAGCAATGATTCTTCTGTTATTCGTGTAGATTGAACCCGAGAAGATTGGATCTGTGTAGGAGCCAGTGTAGAAAACATTTGGTTCCAGCTCAAATTGGTCAAGTGTCTTGTGGCTCATTTATCCCTCAATCACCTCATGCACCGTCACTGAAGTGAGGAGCTGATTCAAGGTATCATGGTGCTCCCTATCTTCCTTGATTTGGGATCCGTAAAGAATGATCTTGGAAGGAGCAGAAGCAAACTGCAAATAAGCACCTTGTCCTGGGAACTCAGTACTCAGAAGCGTATTTTCGTTAAGGATACGACTCCATGGAGGTTGCCAGCCGAAAACGAGCCGGTCCCCAGGCTGAATCAGATATGGATTTGGCTTGACATACTTGGTAAGGAGGTTGAAAGTCCAGCCATCCTGAGCAATGCTCTTGGCCACTTGCCCTGAGGAGAAGTCCGAAACATAAGACCTTCCTGTGGTTCCAAAGATGCCAGAACGGCTGCTTTTCTCCAACTTATTCATCATGAAGGTAGTCCCACCGCCCAAAGTATTGGTAATGATCGAACCCATCCCTTGATTGGCAATTTGGCTCCTAACAGTTCCGGAAACTTGATATCTTCCAGACCACATCGGAGGACCAAAGTTGCCAAGTCCACTTCCGTACGGCACCATCAAAGTGAGATCTGCTCCCACATCTGCGGCAATTTCATCCGCTAAATAAGAGCCTGTGACGATAGAGCAAATACGTAGTGTGGTCACCAGGTCACGAGTGGTATTGTAACTGGCATAGGCTCCCTCGCCTGGAACAAAGGCTCCTGTGAAGAAGGTTTGGTTTGTAGGCGTTTGGCAAACAATCTCTTGTGCCTCAGGGATATTAACTGCAAAAGGTTTTCTTTGGTTCAATACAAAGAAACCAGAAACAGCGACTGTATAGGAGTATTGCGCAGAGCTGTAAGTCAAAGGATTCACTCCAAAGGCTCCGCTAAACTCCAGAACCACCTTCTCCACAAGAAATGGGGTATCAACAAGGTCGGATACAGCAATACTGTTCGAGCTTGTTGCATGAAATTTTGGGTGATATGGAAATCCGAAGTTGCTGATAATTTGCCCACGACTCTGATCGTACCGTGGATTCAGCCCACCTTCCCACATGCTCTCTCCAAAAGCAATGCATTGATCTTCCAGAAGAGCCTTAAGTCGAGCAAGCCTAGCTGCATCCGTACTGCCACTAGCATATGTGTGAAATACGGTTCCTGGACCTATGCCCTCGAATTTCTTCGTTTGGAAATTCCAGTAGGCCATAGGGTAGTTCATTCCTGTGGTCCCGGAAACGCCCTGCTGGAAAGAAAAAGAGTGAACTATTGAAGGAGTCAGGTCGATCTCAATCTTGGTTTTGCTCCACAGCGGCTGATCAAATCCTGCACCAACATCGGAGAGCTTGCTTCCAGTTGCATAGAAGGAATTTGGGGTGGCTCCAGAGATAGCAGATTTGGCATCCACAGCCGGGTTCCAATCATCTCTGAATGGCTGAAAGTCTTGTCCTGGGGTAAAGGTAACGAGTTTGTCTCCAATTCCTTTCCTGACAATCCCTTGCACTACGATATCAGTGTTGTATTCAGGATTCTTGGATGTGGTACCAGTTATATCCGTGCGGTAAAGAGCAAGGTTGCTTGTATGCAACCCGGCTGGCATCGCAACGCCGTGTTTTTCTGGACTAGTCCCAGAAAGGTAAGACTTGAAATACACAGTTTTGGTATCATCGTATTGGACTGGGAAGTGTCCCGTCCTATTGTCCGATGCCAGACGTGAGTGAGCGGGAAAGGAGCCGGTAACGGCATCCCTCATCTGGAGTTGAACCTTTGGTGGGAGTCCCTTGATTCTTGTGTTTTTGAGCGTTCTTGACATTATTCGGTGCCTTCTAGGTGCCACCCCTTGTGGTATAGTCGTTTGCCGTGAAGCACCGAACGAAGATTGCTAGGCTCCAAATGATGAATGGCAGCAAACCCAACCAGATTGTCTATTCTGGTGAACTTTTCTCCTGTTGGTGATACTAGCACGAAGCCCTCGTACACTTTCCTTCTATACGTATTCCCAAGATGAGCTTTTCGAAGTTTGGCTTTGGTTTCAGGAGAGTGATGCCGTCCAAGCATCGGATGGACTTCACCTTTCCGGTCTACTGCTCCAAATTCAGTAGCAGGAGAGTTATGTTTCCCCTGAAGAGAAGAACTTATCTTCTGCTTGGTTTCCGGAGAATGTTGATGCCCCATTTGTTGTTGACGAATAAGGTTTTTTTGTGTCGTTCGAATGAGTTCGACCAAACCAGTGACTTGCTTCTCCTGTCATCCCCTTTGACCAAGGTACATGTCCCCTCTGAAATTGACCAACCTTGATGGCTTCATTCGTCGTTGAATTTCATGAGTGTAAGTATGAGATGGAGGGTAGGCTTGGCTAACCTCTTGCCCATCCGCCAAATGCTATCGAATCTGTTCCGTATTGTCCGGCATTCAAGCCGTAGTAACTCCACCCAGCAGCAGCAGATTTTTTGCCATAAGGCAAAAAGCTGTCACTTGTCTGGGCTCCCTTAGCAGCCAACTCCGCAATGGTGGAGTTAGTGTTTTGGAGTTTTTTGTCAATAGCGTAGGTCAAGGAGTCGTCAAAAGGAGCAAATCTTCTCTCGATGTCAGCTACATAAGAGTCTCTCCTTACGTTACCGAAATAATCTCCGCCTTCGTCCAAGAAGAATTTGGGATCCTTCGGAGGAGCAAGCTCAATGAATTGCTCGATTTGGTTGGAAGATCGGTAAATGTAAGAGTCGAAGTTGTTGCCGTCCTCAAGTTCGCCACGTGCTGCGTGGGCGTAAAAAGGCCCTTCATTGCTGTGTTTTCGGAAGGGGATGGCAAGGGGCTCAATGACAGCTTCATTCTGTTGAAGCGGACCTTCGTTGAACTGAATGGGAATGGGGTAAGCTGCCCCTTGAGAAATGTAAGCTACTGGGTTAAACTTAGGGAGGTCCAGGAACTTACTTTCTAGCCCCAAAGGATTTTCCTGAATTGCACCCTGCATTTGTCCATAGGTTACAATGGAGACCGACCCATCTGTATTCCCTGACCACATCTTGGGCTGAGTCCCCAGGAATCGGAAGCGGTCATTGATGATTTCTACTCCTTGGCGGTACTGATCCCATGCGGAGGTATCGTAGCCGTTACGAGTGGGCCGTGGAGCCCGAACAGGGTAGCGTTGATCATCGAAGGGAGTAAATGGCACAATTAACCTCTTGTCCAGCCATGGTAAGAAGCATAGTTGCCTCTGGCCAAACCATAAATACCAGAACCCAACTTTTGTTCTCTAGCAAAACTGCCAAGTTCACAATTGGACCGCATGAAACCAGCGCAAATCAGAGAGGACGTTTTGTATCAAAACCTTGCCAGTGAAGTCGCGAACTGCTGGAACAGGATGGTGTCCTTCAGGGCATGCCTCGTGCTGTCTCCAAGGTACATATCGACAAACTGGTATTCCAGCTTGGGCCGTTCAAGCATGTGGCTCTCAATCACGAAGTTGGTTCCGAGGAACTTAGTCTTCCTTGGAAGCAACTGAGCAATGAATTGCCCAATATTTGTGTCAAACCACTTGTAGAACTCGAAAAAACTCTTCAGGTTTACTCGGTCTACAAGCCGGTTGAAGTAGATGTTCCGCAAGCTATCCAAGTCCGGATAATCTGGAGAGAAGATCAACTCTGGGTTGCCGATTACATTGTCCAGGATATCCAAGGTAGCGAAGATATTGATGATGTCCTGATCCAAAGCATCCACAATCGAGAAGTCGATCGTGAACCGAGTGTTATCTTGTGGAATCTCTGAAGAATCCAGGGAGTAAATTGGGGCCACCTGGGCATAGGAACTGCTCAAAATGTTGTCGTGATTCTGAAATGACCGAACACGTACTTTGTCCGTGGTGGCACCCACATCAAATTTCGGAGACAACAGACTGTACTGGAAGAGTTGAGGTACGATCACGGAGCTAGTAGCCGGGAAGGACCCTGACCAATGAAGGTTGTTTTGGGAGAAGTCAGTGAGTTGAAGGAAGCCAGTGTTGCTGGAGGCCAACTCAACCTGATCCGAGCTAACATCCATACGAAGACGGCCAAAGGAGCCCGTCTGGTTGACTACAAAGTTGAAGTTAACCAAAGGGTTCTCAACGCCCAAGGACTTGAAGTTTCTAACGTGCTCAGTCCATTCAGCCTGCGTCAGCGCCTTCGACCAAAAACGAAAATGACCAGCTCTTCCATCAAAGGCTGTTGAACGATAAAAAGAGTCAAGACTGCCCGTGTTGAGGTGAACAATTCCAGTTAGGATAGTTTCTAGCCCTATAGCAATAAAAGAACCCGAGGCATTCCCTGGAGCGCTTTTATTGCTCCAGGCTATGTTGTTAACGCTGCTTGTACCGATCTCATCAAAAAATGATGAGGTGACTTGCATAGTGGTGAGTTCCCCGGAACTCTGCTTGGCTGCCCGAAGAAAGTAGGAAGAGGAGGCAGTAGAAGCAATTTCATCAGCTCTTTGGCGGCCAAATGAAATGTGCCATACGGATCCATCAAAAACGTCGACTGCAAGACTCATAGTCAAGATTGACGGAGTTCCAATATTGGGAGATACGGCAAAAGTAAGGCCACTATTCTGCGTTGCTAAAAGGTTGGCTACAACAAAACTTCCACTGATTGCACTTCCTGTTGTTTGCATCCTGGCAAGACTTTGGGTTACGCTAGACAAAGAAGAAGTGGTCGGAAAGCGGTATACACCTTCAAAGGTCCAGGAACCAGAGGTGAACAAACCATCCCGAGGCTGATTTGAAATGCCATTCACAAAGGTGCCAACAGGCTGCGGGAAGCCACTTTCTGTCTCCAGGCGAGATCCTGAGAGGTAAGAAGACTGAATATGAGCACTACCAGAAAAATCGATGAGTGTGCTTGCTTCACTTCTATTCTCCCTTGCATTGGAAAGGTACCTAAAGCTAGGCCCACCAAACTCTCGAATCCTAAGGTTGTTGTCCGGTTCGATGCCAATAGAACGGATGAAGGTCTTAACCGAGTGAATTGTGCCCTTAGACTGGAGCACATCCTGGAGATTCAGGAGAACCCTTCTCCAAATTTGGTTCTGGATGTACTGCAACGAATAGTCGTTGGTGCTGATTTGGTTGTCGATGTTTTCAGCGTTGATGAACTGGGCAATCGAAGACCCGGTGAACAACGGAGGAAGCGTGATGCCGAACTTATCCGCAAATAGCTGGAGAAAAGCATCCGGAATAGTGTCTGTCGAGTCGTAGTCCAGGTGCAACAGATCCCCGAAAGCCTGGATGTACAACTTCATCTCGTCAAAGAACTTCGCCCAGGTGTACAAGAGCATCAGGATGACCTGAGTGTCGCCCAACTTGGCTGTGTCGGGAGTACTTCCTCCCGCAGCCAGGGCATCAATGATGGTTCCTTCCTCTGTGGTCAGGCCATCCTGATCTTGTCCTTGCAGGAGGTAATGTTTTGGGATAAGTCGATCAATTCTGTTTGGATTTACGCGGTCAAACTCTTCGGCTTGCTCAAGGAGGGAAGAATTTAGCTCCTCCAGGTCGGGGTGCAGAGGGAAAAGGACCGGGTTGTTGGCCAGTTTCTCATAGAGCATAGGAGAAGCTCCGGCAACTGAACCGGTAGCCACATTTCGAATACCACGATCAAAGGCCCAGGAGGATAGTGTGCCATGGAGGGAATTCCCCGAGTGATCGATCACCAAAGGGCTCTGGCTGCCAGAAGCCTCGTTGAATCGCATGTATAGCTTCAGGTCCTGTTGAGCAAACACATTCTTTTGCATGTATTCGTCCCGATTTTGTTGCGAACGGTTGACATGCCAGATTCGAAGCTCATCAATGGCTCCGGAAAGAGTGTTCGAGCCGGTAAAAGATGGAATGGCCGAACCGGATCCAATAATGAGATCGGCTGAGTCCATGTTCATCAAGCCGATTTCAACCCCAGAGCTAGAGCTGTTGGAAAAAACACCGTTGACGTAGCCGAAGGCCTTGTTGACATTTGGCCTTCTGTCCCACACAAAAGCAATGTGATTCCACTGACCTTTCGGAATGATCACATCTGTGACAACGCCGTAAGCTCCTGAAAGGAAACTAACCCCCACTCTACCAAGGGTTGTGGAACCTGTAGCAGCCAAAGAGACACCAAAACCATGAGTTCCGCTAACGGTCGAAGTGGCCAGCTTGTTGATCACGAAAGAGCTGGAGTTGGCTTGAGCCGGAAGGTAGAGCTGAAACTCGATGGTCATATCATTGGACCCAGGATTCAGGATGGACTGTCCAGTCAAGTTCCTGGAGATCCCAGGGTAAGTGACTCCGGCTACATCCTTGACGGTAACGTAGGTGCCGCTCAGGCCAGTTTCAGATGGTTTGGTGCCGCTTAGAAACAGGTAGGTTGTGCACTTCGGGAACTGGTCGTAGACGTACTTCTCGAAGCCTGTAAGGCTGTCAAGGAAAACTTCGAACTCGGCCTGAGTTCCGTCGAAAGGGAACTGATCGTACATTTTACGGAAGGCCACATTGGTCTTCACGTGAGCTGAGTTGAAGAAGGTGTGATTTTCGAAGTTGTGCCAATCTACGTTGAGCTGCTGGGTACTCTTGATACCGTCTCCAGCCAAGTTATAACGGAATGAACTAGAGTGGTCAAGAGCTGTAGAGGACAGAGTTTCGTAATCCACCTTGTGAAAGGTGTTAGAACCCATGTCGTTCTCAACCATCTGTCGGATCACCGTAGGAGAAAACAAGACTGGTCTGTTCTGCCTTAGAGTTCTTGGATTTGGCATTATGGAATCACCTTGAACCGGAATCCTTCACCTGTAATGAGGTAGTCATGTCCATTTTCAGTGATCTTGAATTCCAGTTCATAAACCACTTGAGCATCAAGGTCTGCCATGTACATGTCAAAATACATGCCAACTCCATCAGAAGATACCTTTGTTGCCGTAGAGTGGAATGGGATAACCACCTCTCGGGAGAAAGCGTTGACCAATCTCCAGACCATCTGCTGGCAAATGAAAGACTTCACGGGCCTTGGCACATGGAAGGCTGGAAGCTCCGTGTTCCTATCCTGGACGAACACCCGAAGCCTTGCTACATCCGTGGAACCGTAGTCGGTCTTCAAATTTGTGACATTAACCACAAAGTTCCTCTCAGTCACCACGTTTTCCTGGCTTTGAGGCAAAGAAAACTCCAAGAAAGCTCCGGAGCTGTACATGACCGTACCATCCAAACTCTTCCAGTAAGACTGGAATGTAGCTTTCTTGTCAGTTCCGAGGTAGCTGGCAAGAGCTGCATCTGAACCTGGATCCAGGGTGACAGAGGCTTGGTAATATCCCAAAAGTGGAAGATAACCAAGAAGGGAGGATTGGGAGCCGGTAAAGGAAGCTGAGAAGTAAGAGTAGCTTCCTGTCCTGTAAGTGATGGAAGCAGAGAAGTTCTGGAAGTACGAGGACGTGGTGATGGTGATGCTCTTGGAAGCTGCTAAAACCAACATCAAGCAGTTCGATCCTGTGACCTGACTTGCTCCTGAAACAAAATTGGTGTACTGTCCATTTACGGTTTTGTAGGTTCGGACAGTGTTGGCCTGACCGAATACCAACTGATTCCCATTGTCCTGAACAGAGTCAGAAAACTGGAAAATGAGCTTCGGATGCAATAGATTGTTGGTGGTATGCCGAGTGCCAAACCGCTTGACGAAGTAGCTGTTGGTGTCCTCTTCCAAGGATGCACTGTATGTCAGTCTCCAACCGTAATCAGGCAACAACCCAACCAGAGTTGCAGATACGATGGAGGTCACATCCATCAAAAGGTCTTCATCTCCACGGAGGAAGGTCTGCTTCACCTCGTAGGACGTGAGGTAGTCAGAACCAGCCCCGCCAGCCCCCGTAACGGCCCAAGGAGAGGGCGTTCCGTTGGCGACCGAGGCTGTTACCCAGTTGGCAGCATCGAGGTCCCTGAAGGCTTTTACGTCGCTCCCACGACCCTCATCCCAGGACTTGGACAGGGGGTTCAAAACGATGGTGAAGTTCGAAGGCGTGGTCTGGCCACCGTAGACATCCTTCAGGGAGAGGAAACATCGGAAGGACGGATCGGAGATGGAAACCTGTGAACCGGTAAGGGCTCGGATGGCTGAGAGGTCTGCCTGAACCAGAAGTCTGGATAGCTCAATGGTGGGAGTTGAACCTGAGCTGGTTTGGGACCAAATTTTGAAGAGGTCCAGGGTACCAGCTTGGCCGACATTGGACGTGGTGGAGCCCGAACCAGCAACGATCTTGTTTTGGACATATGTATCCTTAGCTATCGTAAGAAGTCTATACATAACGCCACCTAAAGCCACCGGCTTTTTGTCGAAGTCCCACACAGCACTTTGAAATATTTGGCCTGCTGATGCCTAGTGTTCTAGCTGCTTCTTGAAGTGAAGCGAATGTGGCCAACAACTCACCATTCAGCGTAAGCTGTTGAACCTTCTTAAATTTCCCTTCGCTAATCCGAACGCACACATCTTTTGGCCTTTTACGCCCAGTGAGTGGATTAGCAGACCCAACTACTCCCTTGTTCCAGGACGCTTTTCCTTTGTGGGTCTTACTCAGATTGGCCTTGTGTGATGCCGAGAATTTCATACCCATTCTCGATTGGGATTGTCGTTCCCGAGCTTCGTCAGACCACTTGGTACCCACCCCTCCATCTCCGCCTTTGGTACTGTTGTACCCATTGTGGTAGGTATCCAAAGTATCAATCCACCACTTTTCCCGCTCACAGCTTGTTGGTTCCGGGCAACTTTCAAGTATTTCAGCGTGAAAGTCTTCTTTTCCGTGTTTTCGAATAGCCCTAGCAAAATGGGTATCCAATCTACGTTTGAAGGCATCGTAGCAATGAACAGCCCAACGGGTAGACACCGGCCTTTTTGTTTTGCCAACGTACTTCTTGCCGGTTGTTTGGTTGGTGATGCAGTAGATCCACATAGCGGTAATTATCCATTCACAGAGTTTGTTGGTTAAGAAAGTGTCGCTAGAGAACGCTGCCTATAAGGTCATTGTCTTTGAAGCGGACTTCGAAGATGGAGCCTGGAGGGCCAATGACCAGACCACGGTTGGTGTTTGCTCCCACATCAAATTGGACTTCGCTGTAGGTCCTGGTTCCAATGGTTCCGATAACATTTCGGATGTTTAGGCTTTGAAGAGACAGGACTCCAGTGTTGTTGTAAATGATGTTCCGGATGTCGTCCAACACGATTGGTTGGTCAATCTCGAAGAACTTTATATTGAAATACTGCTTCAAACGTGCCAGAACGTTGTTGAGGACAAGAGCCCGGTTGTAGTTTGGATCCACCACCAGGACAAACTCCACCTGAAGGTTGATCACCTGGGCATCAAGCACGTCGATGGCATCCGAAATCATCCGATAGGTGTTAAGGTACCGAGCAAGGTTCTTCTTTAGTGAATCCGGAGAGACAATCAGCTGTCCGCTCGTGTTTCTGGAAATGATGTACAGGAGTGAAGAAAGGGGATTGCTCGGATTGGACCGAATAGAAGCCCTGAAGACACGACCGAAGTTAGCTGGCATGGTGTATACACGAGCCAGGAGGTCTGGCTTAGTGACGATACGTGCCTGTGCAGCCCTTGCTCCACCCACTCTGAGCTTGAGATCATCCAGGTTAGGAGCATCCTCTCCTCCCGAAGCAGGTTGATCATTTCTTGCACTAAGACTCTGCCGTACCCTGGCGGAAACGTCTGGGGTTGGAGACCGTGGGAAGCCAATTGCAAGGCTGATGATATTTGAGATGGATCCTGCTCCAATATTGTGAGAGAGTCCTCCGCCATACCTATATTCAACTGTAATTGCAGTGTTGGTGCCAATCACCCCAAGAGTGGTTGTCCGAAGAAGACTTGTCGGGTTCAAGGTGAATCGAGAGAAGGTCTTTTTGCCATACAAGGGAAGAGAAAATTCGGAAGGATCTGGGACAATATCATTGTCCAAACTTTCCGCATTTCCTCCTCCGAAGGTGAGAGTAGTCAAACGAGTATCAATGGACATCTCCCGAAGGAAGCGGTATGGACAAGGGATGATTTGAAGGTTTTCCTTCACCAAGTCTCCGTCTTCGTTCTGATTGGTCAAGGCTTGGTAGATGGTATCCTGAGCCAGATAGCCTACCTCGTAGTAGGTATTGCCTTGGGAATCCCTGACCGAAACTACCTGAGTTACATTTTCTTGGCCGAGAGTGAACTTCTTGAAGGCTTCGAACGTGCCAACCGTGAAAGACTCCGTGGCCCTGAAACCGGAAATTCCAATCTCTGTTCGCTCCAGGACAAAGTGGGTTACTTGATTGTTGGCATCTCGCTGAGAGATACGAACATTGGCCAAGAGAGCTCCGGTGCTGTCCACGTCAGCAAAGTCAATGTCCTCTGTTAGTTCGAACTGAATGCCGTTACGCGCCTGCACTCTGGTCCCAGTATAGAGAATCGGCATAGCCGTCTTGGAAGGCACAGGAGGGCTTACAGAGGTGTCTGCTGGTACTTCCACCGAGAAGGTGACATTCACAACCGAAGGAGAAGCTCCGACGATCTCCACTCCAGCCGAACGGATGTGAGCCTGAATGTTCCTTGGCTCCACAGCCGTCTCTGGGTTTAGTTCGTGAAACTGGTGATCCATGTAGAAAGACTGTACGTCTCCCACGTAGGAAGCAAGGTCCAGGAAAAGACCTCCTAGCCCTGTTTCTGAAAAATCCTTGATTCGGTCGGGGAAATGAACCCGAGCATGTTCGTACAGATCGGCCCGGAAGCCATCGAAATCTTTGTTTAGATACTTTCGCTGCTTGACGGTCTTGAGGAGTTGATTGCGGCTGTCTACGGGCATTGGCGTTGTCTTTAAATAACGAACAAGAGCAATTCTAGAGCTTTTTCAATAATCCCCAGTTGTGGCACGCTGTAAATCATTAGGATGACAATCCTGCCTGTGTACCGATTGTCAATAAACTCTGGCCTAGAGTCGAATCCTACCAAGGAGATGAACGGCATCCATTTTGCTACAGCGGTGTTGATTCGGATCATAGCTTCAGCATCAAAGTCCTCTTTGGAAGAGAACTCAGCTACAAGGGGTCGAAGGTTAGCGCCCAGGTCGTAATGAACTAGTCTTTCTCCGTGGTTGGTAAGCAAGAGATTACGAAGGTTATCGTGGATCACATCCTGGATATTGGTGTACATAGCCAGGATGCCTTCTCCGGCATCACCCAGTTGGGCTGGAGTTTTAATTCCGATTGGGGTGATGCTGGCGGGAGTGGTCAGGACGTTTTGGGTCTGGAACTGACGGATACCAACGTTTTTGAAGCTCAGCATTTTGGCCTGTCTGCTTACTAAGTATGAAACCAATCAACTCTTGGGCAAAAGAGGAAGACGCTCTTCGCAGGCTGTATGTAGAAGATGAGTGGCTTGGACTCATTGTTCACAAAACAACATTCAGCCACTTGAAGGAATTTCTTTGTGCGAAGGGCTTTGGGGCATCAACAGCGAACAATTCCCATGTTTGACTTGTCACAAAGCAGTACCCTCTTGGAGTCGTACTTTGCTAACTCTGATTAGGACAAATTGTTCCTAGAAAGAATGGCCCGAAGATCGGCAATCTCTGATCGAAGAGCATCCAGGCTTCCCTGGATACTTCTTCTGTCGATTTCATCGCTAGCAACCTGAACGATGAACTTTTCGAGGAAGCCAAATAGGGCTTTAGTCCTTTCCTCTGCCGCTTGTTGAGCCACTTCTTCCTTTATCTTCTCCCTATTTGGTTCTGGGGGAAGTGTTTTAGGATTTGGTCCAGGATCCGGCGGTGCCGAGGGAGGTTCGAAATTGGCAATGGCCAATTCGGCTGGTTTTAGTGCGTCCAGCATATCGTTCTCTATGAGCTTTCCGTTGCTATCTGGCATGTTAACTCTGATTTTCCTTGTTCACGAATACCCACTTGGATTTACATGGATCGATTTTACTCTTAAAATCGACAGATTGGCCTTGAATGTTTGCTTTGGCAACACTTGTCTGAACCTTCAACCCAATCAACCCTGGAATGGGCGAAAATGGGCCTGCAGCATTTGGAGCTGAAATGCCTTGGGATCCCAAGTTTCCAATTTCCGAGGCTACCTTGTCTCGTAAATCCTGCATTTTAGTGAACACTTCCTCCATGCATTCCTTGAATTTTGAGAATAGGACGATAGGGTCGGCATCATTCGAAGAAGCGGTATTGCACCGCAGGAGCACCTTCCCGTCCTCGTGCGTCTGCATTTGGATATCTTTGCCCACCATAACGATGCGTCCCTCTTTGGTCATGACGAACAAGGAAAGATCTTTGTCATTCACTGTACCTTCTTTGATGAGTCGAATCTGTCCATGTTCTGAAGGGCCGTTGTCATCGTCCTTTTTGGTGGCAATCAGGCGAAGCTGCTCGGATTTCAAAACAATGAAAGGCTGCCCGTTCTGCTCATCTTCTGGAAGATCAGCAATCTCTTCCAGGAGGTGATCTCCTGAAGAGGGATAAATGCCATTGTCCCCGCCAAAAGTGATCTTAAAATTCTTGTCTCCCTTGGTCTTCATGGCGATATAGAGTCTAGAAAGATCTCTCATGAAGTCTGGGTCACCTTCTCTTGGATTATCCACCTTCTGGCTCTTGTAAGGGGTTTTGTAGACTTCTTTCTTATTCCTGACGTTCTGGATCACCCTAGGAGATGTCGGATTAAAGTTGTCAGCGGTTGGATCCGTGTTCTCATCCGCAGGCAACTTTCGAATGGAGCCCACTCCAGCAACAAGATCTATTGTCCCAGCCTTCTCAAGAATGTCCTGCCCGGTCGAACCAGTAACAGGAACCACTGGTCCTGTTCGGTCAGCTCCCAAGCGAATCAAGGCATTGTTGGAACCTTGCAGGAGGAAGTCACCTGGACGCTTCTTGACCCTTGGCACAGTTTCCCAGGAGAACAAAGCGGAGGCGCTGGCATTGGTTACGATGTCGTCGTAGGGGTTGGTGGATCCTGAAGGTCGAAGAGAAAAAGATTCTGGCGTTCCGGCTCCGTTGGGGAAGGTGGGAGCGGAAGCTGTGAGATTGCTCAGGATATTCGAGGTCATGTTCCTCGGATGGTTGTAAGGATCAAATACCCGGTCCCCATGGGTGTAGTTCACATCCTCAACCTGCCTTGCCGCCATTGGTCTTGTCAGCCAATAACCAGAAGAATTCCCCGTTCTATAGTAATCCTCGTATATGATGAGGACTTGCTCACCTGGCTTCACAGGAAGCTGGAAGTGGCTTGGAAACATCGGGTAAAAAATGTGGAGGCTAGGATGTCCGAGGTCTTGGGAGTTGGTAATTACTCTGGCAATGATGGAGTTGTACGGCATACCCTCTACCAACTCCGGGTTGGCAACAGCATCCTCAAGAGCATCCATCTGCTCATTCGTGAGCGAAGTCGGGTCATAGATTACATCCACCACCACGGCTCTTTGGAGGGTCGGGGCTTGTCCTCCAAGAAGTTGGTCCCGGCGTTGTTGTGTATTGTCATTCGGACTGACTCCACCTGTCAGTACTCGACCAGCATTGAATCCACGATTGCTCATGAGGCACTCTTCTCTGAATTACATAGAGGATGCTCTAAAATTGAGGAAGTGCGTGCTCGTGTCGTTAATGCTTGTTCTTGTTTTTGCTGATTTGATTATAGATGTCATCTTCAGAGAAGTTGTCTTCCTCAATTTTCGGAGACTTCTCTTCAGCTGCGGCCACCAGCTCGGCTAACTTCAAGAGTTGGTTTGTTGCCTTCTCCATACGCTCCATATACTTGGCAAGGGTTTGCCCATGAATGGCATGCTCAGCTGCCCTGCCATGAACCTGGACGTAGAGGTCAGCAAACACGAGGTAAGCGTTCTTACGATCAATGACAGCATTCTCGTAAATCTGTTTCCAGAGTTGCTTCTTCTTATCCAGGCTCTTATCAAGGGAATTCAGAAGGTCACCGAATGCCTTCATTTGCTCTTTGGCTTGCCGGTCAAGCTCCTTTGTCGGAATTGGCTTGAATTCGGTTTCTGGAAGTGCGTTCACAGCATCCTTGTCGAAAAGATCGTTGCTCATCTTGTTACTTGGTCATCTCTTCCTTGACTGTCCGGTATTGCTTCTTGAGAGAAGAGAGGACAATGGAAAGTTGTTTGCTTGACAATCCAGTTATTTCACGAATGTAGAGCATGACAGCTCTTTTACTAAGCAGGTCGATGTCGTCGATGTTTTTCACCAGAATTTCGATGGCATCCAAACAGGACCGCTCATTGTCCGTCTTTGCTTTTCCCTTGAGGGTCTCTACCAACTGTGGTAAATTCTTGGAAATGTTATCGTTGATGAGAAGGTCTTCAGCCGAAGGTAGGACGTTCTGCTCCTCAATCAAGTGAAGATCATGCTTGGACAATGCCTCTCGATTATCAAGAGAGACATAGTTCTGAACCACTTTCACATTTTGCTTTGAACGAACCGTAAGCCAGTGCTTTGCAACTACATTAAAGTAGGAGAAAGCCTTAGTGCCTCGATCTTTTTTCCACTTGTCAATGGTGCCATAGAGGAACTCTAGGCACTCATTCTTCAGGTCATCCCGGGACTCATAGAGAACGTGGTAGCCGTAGACGTTAATCAAATTCTCCACCAGCGTTGCGAACGCTGGCAGAATGTCCATAACGTAAATATTGTTCCGAGCCTCGTAGTTGTGAACCACCGTGTTATCAGGTAAAGTCGTCACTGACTCCTGGTAACGAACAATGGCTTCCTGGGTCTCATCATCGAAGTAGTTTCGAAAACTTTTCTCGCCCGGCTTCCTCCGTGATATTTTTTTCTTTTGTGGTGGCGACGCTGTGGTCATTAAGCTTCTTCCCCGGCAACCTCACGAACTTCAATGTACTTTTCTTTGGACCGTTGGGTGAACTTCGCCACCATCTTCGCAACCGCCAGCTTGGCAGCTTTAACCCCCTCCAGAGCATTCATGGTTGCCTGTTGCACCTGGGGCGAATCAAAGAACATCGGAAGCGCCAAACAATCTTCGATTGACTTTTCTGCATCCTGCAAAACCTCCGTTGTCTCAGAGAAGTCATTCTCCAAGATCAAAATGATGCTGGCAAACCTCCAGAGGTAAAATACAGAAACCACTAAGAGTCCTGCCAGCAGCAGACACAAGAGAATCAGAAAGGCAATCATTAACTAGCCTCCAAGATGTGACAATAGTAGATTATCATATTGGGCACTAATCGTCTCGAAGCTGTAAAGGATTAAAAGCTTTTGCCGAAGATCCATGGCCCACTCCTTGGGAACTGCGTGGCTTTCTACGAACTTCAAGAATCTTCTCTTGGCATCGGCTTCTGTAGGATAGGCCCACTGAGCCCCGGGAACAAAGATTTGTCCATCCACCCTGGTTTCATGAACAGGAGCTAGCTTGTGCTCCACTTTCGAGAACCTTCCGTGCTTCATAAAATCCATGTGCCCGGACCAGCCTGTAGCAAACACAGGAAGCCCTGTGGCTGCTGCCTCCAGGATAGGCAGACCATAACCCTCGCCGTGCGTCAGGGAGACAAGCGCCTTGACCTTGGGATGGCTGTAGAGGCCCACCACCTCCGAGTTGGTCATGGGACCGTGCAGAAGGTAGAACTTTGGCCCAGGGCCACGTTGCACTCCAGCAAGGATTTGCAACAGGGTATTTTGGGTGGCTAGCCGATCAATCTTGGTGTTCCTGATCATGTTAGTTTTGATGATCACACCAACGTCTGGACGATTGGCAAATGCCTCTGCCATCCACTTCAAAGTGTAAGGCAGGTTCTTCCGGTCGTTCTCGGGATTGGTCCCAGTGATCTGGCCAAAAACCAGGAAGTTGAAGTCCGTTGGAATCTGGCTCAGGTCGATGCTGTGCTCCGAAGGATTTTTCACCTCGTCAATGAAAGACTCGGGAATCACCACAATCTCTGTGTTTACAGGACCGGAGTTCAAGAACGACTGCTTGGTGAACTCAGATGGAACAATAACCAAGTTCATGTTGTTGACAGCTTCAACCCACTTAGGGTTGCACTTGTCTGTCTCCACACCAGCCGTCATTCCGACGTTGAAGGACCCCAACATGGGATTCCACTCGTTCGGCAGTTGAAGCTGGATCGTGACATCATAGAAGGGCTTGGTATTCTCTGTTGCCTGGAGGATGCGACCCACAAGGCCATCCTCGGCTTCCACGTCCGTTAACCACCCGGTGTGCCCCCAGTGGAGAGCTTCCACGGCGATGTCAAGGTCCAGCTCTTCTTCCTTGGAAAACAGCCACTTGGCCACCTGTCGAGCATGAACACCATACCCGGAGCAGGTCAAAACAGGAGCCCTCAAAAGAACAGTTTTTCCCATGGTTACTTCCCCTTGCCCTTCACTCCCAGCTTGGCCAGGATCGTGGGGTGGATTTTCTTGAACGGATGATCAGCGGGCAGGTTGATGGAAGGCTTTGACTTTTCCACCTGGGCTGCCACTCTCTGTGGTTGAACCTGGACGTTCAGTGGTGTAATGCTCCACCGCTTCCGAGTTGCCTTCTCTGCTTCCCACTTCTGGATGGTCTCCGAGAGAGTCCTGGACCACTCCTCAATCATTTTCTCGAAACTGAATTCGTGAGCCACATACTCCGTAGTCTTGGCCTTCATGGCAGCCTTTTCCTCGGCCGTCATCTTGTAAATTTTCATCAGACCATTGGCCACATCTTCCTGCGACGCAAAATCCTCGTAGATGTACGGAACCATCTGGCTTCCAACCAGCTTCCTGGTCACAGGCTCAATAGCAGCTCCCAGCTCCGTTCCATCTCGGTAGTCAACCACCTGACGGGTCAGACCACCTGTCTTCAGAGCCACCACAGGCTTGCCACACTGAAGGGAGATGAGGGTAGAAAGCCCAAATCCCTCATTCTTGGCAATGTTGATGCAACAATCCGTTACGTTGTGCAGGACGTTCATGTGCCCGAAATCAAGCTTTTGAACAGAGAACAGAACGTTGTTCTGTAGCCCCAAGAGCTCCTGAACCATGAGTAGGTTTGGACCTTCAGGATCTCCAGGATCTGTGTGCATCACAAGACATGCCTTCCGGTGTCCCTCTTTCTTTTCCAGCTTGTCCAGGAAGAGCTTCCATGCCTCCATGACATCAGAAGGAAGCTTGCGGGTCGCATTTCGGTTAACCCACAGAGCCATGAACCAATCAGCCCGGGGACCAAAGTTGGCCTTCCGTAGCTGGGCAATCTCGTTCTCCGGACCAGCAAAGTACATCTGCTTTGGGAAGGAGTGAGGAATGTAGTTGGTCTTCTCTGGAAAGTGAGGCTTGACCATCTCGTATGTCTTGTAGGACAAACAGTTGATCAGCTCCGTGGATTCATACCAAACCCGATTGAACATGGGGTAGGGATCATTGTCCCAGACGTGCCAGTATGCAATCGGACAAAGCTGGTGAATCTCATCCTCAACCTCCCAGAGCCAGACGAACTGCCTTGGATCGGTGAAAATGATGATGGCATCCGGACGCTCAGTCATCAGGATGTTCCGGACTTGATCACGGGTTCCAAAGCCATCCACAGGCTTGATGATAAAGTCAGGATTTACCTGGACAGTAGAGTAGTCCGGATGCTTGATTGCTCCACCAAGGCATAGAAACTTGAACTTTCCTGTGGCAATGAGGCCCTCAATGAGCATCCTTGCTTGTACGCCCACTCCTGAAGGGGCAAGTGGGTGATCAGACAGGAACAGAATCTTCTTCTTCTCAAGCGGGGCGGTTACCGGTTCAGTTTGCTTGATGAGTGGCATTTCTTACCTTTTGCTCATTGATTGTTGAGCATCGTTTAAATTTGTATTGCCTGTTTTAGGCAATACGCTCAGTCTACTGCAATTAACCAGAGAGACTCTAATAGGTGGCCCATAGTTACCATCATGAAAATCACAACTGCTCAACTACGTCAATTAATCAAAGAAGCCGTCTACAAAGGTCTACGTGAAGGCGCGTACGAACCACCCAACTGGGATGATTATTTTTCTTCCGATAGAGAAAGTGGCCATGAAGGTATGATGGATGTCATTTTGAGCAAATTGGAAGAAGGCGAACCACTAAGCAAAGATGAGCTTGAAGCTCTCAAAAGCGAACTTAGTGGTGACAGGCACATGGCAGGTCTAAAGCACTCTTCCGGCGAATTCTAAATCCCATATTTGATTCTAATAGACTCGGGCAAGTATTCCGTGTTATAGCGAAGAGCCAATGGAATAGTCCATTCGTAACCCAACGAAATCTCCAGGTTCACGTTATTGCCCTTCTCATCCCAGCCCAACCACTTGTTTTCATACCAGTCCTCGTTGGGCGGACTATCACCAACAATCCTAGAAAAGGCCAAGGCTGTCAGGTGTTTCCAGTACATGTTCTGCGGAGACAGACAGAACCCGAGATTGTGGACCCTGGCAGGAAGCCTGTGAATGCCCTCAGAAGCCCCATTGAAGCCTGTTTCGCCCATGGGAGACCCTAAGATACGGTGAAACACCACAGACGTTCTGTTGGGCCTCTCGGGCACGTAGAACTCGGGGGTCTTCCATAACTCAACCTGCCGGGTTGTAGCCTGGGTGCCAGAGTAAAGATGCCAGGAAGTGAAAGCTTTCTCAGCTTCCTCCGCACTGAACACATGGTCAGGCTCAATGAAGACCACGGTATATGGCTTGCACCTCTTTAGGATCAGGTTGTTGACAATGTGGGTGAGTTGGCCTTTTGGAGTTGGCCAGTAGTCATCAATGATTTCGACCTTGGATTCGTTCAATTCCCGAATCTTCTCTCGGGTCTTGTCGAACTCCTCCGGCCAGGAGACCCACTGCCCTTTGTAGGTCACTCCTCGGGTATTGCCCCATGGCTTCTCGGCCTTCACGACGAACACCTTGTCCACATAAGGGAGGATGGATCGGATGGACTCCTGGATGAAATCCTCGCCATAGAGGATTCGATAGACCGCTACAGTGCCTAGATCGCAGTTTGGATGAGTGGTGGACATGCTTCTCTGGACCCGCTGTTGAGAATGTTGGAAATTAGGTTGAAATTGAGTGTCTGAAGATTGGAGGCAAGTGTTTTATTGCGAGTGTGGTTTACCCGCTCAAAGGGTTCAAATACCACCACAGGAACAATCCCTATGCGGGAGTAGTTCATCAGGTGTTCGGTATCCTCACCCCAGAATTGCTTAAACCGCTCGTCATAGCCATTCTTGACCATCACATGCCGGTCACCGAAGTAGAGCCCATTGCCCAGTCGATAGTCATTCTTCAGGTTTAGGACGCCGCCGTTAGGGAATTGCTGGAACTTCCCGATGATGTTGTTGAAGTTGGTGTAGGACAGCCTTACGTCTACGTCCAGAACGAACATGTGGTCATAGGTGGCATTTTGGAGACAGAGGTTCCGGGCGTAAGCCATGTGGAACTTCTCCAGCGGCTCCTTGTGGACTCGAATTCCTGGGGGGAGATCTGCATCCCCAAAAAGGACCACACTGATTTCCATGTTCTCATGTAGCCACTTCTGGTAGTGTTTGATCGTCTCCCGGAAGATTGAGATGTATGGCTCATCCGCTGTGCATATGAACCCAAAGGTCACCCCTGGAATGTACTTGGCTGTCTCCTTGGGGAAGGCAAGCTTCAGCCGAGCTGCTTCTTTTAGGACAAACAAGTGAAAGGAGTGGTCGTCATATGCTAGAGCCTCGATGAGCCGTGCTCCTTCAATCTCAATTTCCTGTGGAAGACGTCCGTGCCAAACTCCCAGCATGGAATGCAGCGGTGCTTCCAGGAAGTGCTTCTCGAAATCTGTGACATTTGTGAAAAAGTAGTGGGGACCAGCACAATAAGGCATGGTACCCTCGAACTTGTGCCGAGCACATTCCATGGAAAGAGTCATTCGCTAAGTCTAGCGAACGGAATGCCTATTGCACTTCCACGTCCAAAATTTTGACTTGATCGTTGCTGAAGACGGCAACTTCTGGAATTCCCTCCACCAAGTCCTCACCGTAGAAGACAACGGCATCGTAGACGTTGGAAGAGGCTTGCCTTGCTTCTTCCTTGTCCTTGGTGACCAGAACCCTGAAAGCGGTGACAGAGACGGTATAGACCTTGGGACGGTACTTGGAAGAATCGAGACCAACATCATCCAGTAGGTCATACATCCACGACGGGGAGCCGGTGTTGCCCCCGAAGATATTCGTGAAGTCATCCAGGCCGTTATCTCCTCGTTCGCCCTTTTTGGCACCTGGGATGAAGTCGGCAATATCTGAAATGGTGTTCGGATCCACCTTCAGGAATTGCTGGAACCCTTGAGAATCAAACGTTCCTTCTCCTGGTGGGGGGTTGTCATTCCAAAATCCATGAGCCCGTGCAAAAGTCTCCCAGGCATCTGGGCCTTCCTTGTAGATGGCCTCCAGGAACTCTCCGGCTGGCTTGTTCATACTCTTCAGGTCTTGAATGACTTCAGGGGGAAGACCCATGTTCCTGTTGGCGTTGGCATACTTCCAGGCCGCTCGTTTGGAAGGAGTGAAAAAGAGCCCTTTCCCGTAGTAGGCATTGACCAGTTCATCTCGGCTTTTCCCAATGTCAAAAGCCTTGAAAGAAGCCGTGGTGCCGTGATAAAGGGTAACAGGCTGGCCCGAAGTAAGACCTTCTAGGCCGTAGTAGGAGAGGTTCAGGTCGGGGGACTCTTTGAGTAACCACTTCCAGTGACGTTGTAGTCTCATGGAAGTAAGTATTCAAGGCGGGTTACGGCTTCGCAGGAGCCTCAGAAAAGCCACCGAAAGCGAGAGCGGAGGAATGGCCCTTGCCCACCCCGAACACGAATACCCCAGGCTGCTCAGGGATCATTCTCCAGGGGTCAATCACCACAGACCCAGCAGGAAACTTATAATCCCGGAATACAGCGTGGTGGGTGCCAATAAAGAAACACTTGGCAGGCCCATTAGCATACGGATTCACCGTCTTGTCCTCGGCCTTGTCCACCCAAGGATCATACATCTCAGCCTCGATGCCCCTCTCGGCCAGGATGTTCTTCAGGAGGATCGCAGGAGAGCCAACCTCAAGGTTGGTCTGCTCCTTGAATGCCTTCCCGAGAATAACCACAGGAAGAGTTCTGTACTCCTTGACTGTGAAGTCTTCTGCGGAGTAAATGCCAACCTTTCGGTACTTCTCAACCAGATTGGCCAGGAAGTCCGTCTGCTTTTCTCTTGCCATCATGATGGCCTCATGGAAGTCAAAGGTCATCCCTAGCTTCCTGGAGAGCCAAGAGAGGGCGATGTTGTCCCGAGGGTGGCAGTTGTTTGATATACCTGATGTAGTCAGATAGTTGTGAGTTCCTTCAACATTAAGGTTGTACACAGTACCCTTGTAGTCTTCCAGTTCTACCTTGACAACTTGGTGGTAAGATACACCATCAATTACCGGGATTTCTCGCTGGATAAACTGTGCAATCGCTGGTTTATGGTTTTGTTCACCAAGCAAGGTGCAAAGCTTTTGAACATATTGGTCATTTTCAACTCTGACCTTCCATTGAGGTTTTCGATTGCACCCATCATTGCTGTTTTTCTTTTCAACAGTAATTGTTGGCACAATGCCAAACTTCCTGAGAATGAAGTAAAGGTTAGAAGCCAAGACCTCAGAAGTGGTTGTGTAGCTCAAACCCTTGCCATTCTTCATGTTGCATCCATCCCCTGCCCACATGCTTTGTACCAATGGAGTCAACACTTCTGGTTTGGCAAAAAGCAGCCATGGCGGGATTGTCTTCTTTGAAGAACCTCTCCCAAAGTCGTTCAAGAGCTTGCGTTTCAGGTCAGCAGAACTAATCCGAATATCCAAGCCATTTCGCTTGTTGTGCTTCTTTGCTGAAACGCGCTTGCTAGGATACAAACGCTTCAATGATTTAGTGAGATCGGTATGCAATTCAGTTTCATTGGAATGGAAACTGAAAGCAACACGAGGCTCATTAGCGATAGAACCTTCTGCAAGATAGTAACCAGCTACCTTCAAGTAATCCTCTGTGGCATGCTTGGGCATTGCAAAGTCTTGGTTGTGTGCCTCAAATGGGAAAAGAATGTGATGCCTGTTCGGTTCCAGTTCCCAGCCCTTGACTTCTTTTACTGTTGTCACCTTAGTTTTATCTTCCAGTTCGGCCACCAAGAACGTGTGGTCCAAGGTAAACTTCATGGCAGGCAAACCTTTTACATGCACATTCACAAGTTGTGAGTGATAAGGTCGCCTATACGTTTCAAGCACCTTGTGAAACTGCCCATCCGAAGACAACACCATGTCACCCTTCTGGATATCTTTGGTCTGTCTCACTCCTAACTCCGTGAAAACATTACAGTTTTCAAGGGTGCATCCCCCACCGTCTCCCATGCCTGCATTCAGGTACTTCGTAGAGATGAGACGTTCCTTCCCCAGCTTCAGAGCCGAAGTCACCTCATCCACATCTGCTCCGGTGTGGTGACAGATTTCCATGAGGTTGTTGACAAAGGCAATCTTGGTGGAGATGAAGGTGTTACCCTGCCATGAGCATTTGCCATTTCTTCGCGTCAAAAACACATGATTCTTAGGCAGGACGGCACAATAGATCATGCCCTCGTATTCTGGCACTTCCTCATACTTCAATCCAACCTTGGATGAACGCTGAAATAGGGATGTTCTGCCTGTGAGCTCGTAGATAAGGTTGCAAGGCTTGTTTGAAAGCTCACTCTCGTAGGCCCGATATGAGGGGAAGTGGCCTGCCTTGATAATCAGCTCGCCAATGTCCGCTGCCATCTGCTCTGACGAGGTGGCGTAATAACGATCAAACTCCCCGGTGGGTTCGCCATTGAATCTAGTTCTTGCTTGCTTACTGCCATCAGCTTGGTTGTAAACATCCAAGAACAGCCTGATCTCCGGACGACCAAGCTTCTTGAGCCATGATGGCACGTACTTATCAAATGACTTACCAAACTGGCACAGGTATTCCCCGAGTTCGGCATGGTAGAAAGTGACACCTGACTCTTGCTGGCAGATTCCATTGCTGCTTCCAAGAGCAGCTTGCAGCGCGGCGACGGTCTGAACGATGGAATTGTACTTTTCCAAATTTTTGGAACGGTTCTGAGAAATGATAATTTGGTAGGAGTTCTCAGAAACCTTGGTTGTGCATCCTTCTGCCAAATACCAAGCCATGAACTCAGTCATAAGCTCTATCGGAACTTCTCCAAACCCCAGGTTAACGGTTTCTGGGGACTTTAGGTCCCAGTTTGTGTGCCTGAGAAAAGCAAATGATTTCCTCTTGATAACTTCATTTGCTTTCTCCAGCTTCCACTCGTAAGAGTAGCTCTTGCCATTGGCTGGCTTAGAGCTGAGTGTACCGATAAACATGTTGTGTCCTGGAGTGACAAACACATCATCCTTTCGACTTTGGAATCGAATCATAGGCCCCTGGTGGTAACGGCCAACGATTTTGTCTGGCTTTACCCATTCGGGCACGAGGGTGTCTGGGTTCAGACTGAGTATTTCGTCCTTCTCGGCAACATTCGGAAACAGCTTCCACCCACCCGAAGTCAAAACTTCTGTGTCTTCCGAGTAGCAGTTATAAGCAACCTTCACAAGTTCAGCACTCTTGATGGAGCATCGATAGAACGGAGCATTGTGGATGGTCTTGTAGAAGGCTTCAGCGAGGTCAGCCGTCTTCTCGTCACTCATTCCAAAGAGGACAAACTCCGGGTGAGTAAAGTCGTACCTTGTGGTGCCCATAGCAATGAAGAAAGGGTTGTAGCAAAGCTTGAAATGCTTACCCAAGTGAGGAATCACCTTGGAATCCATGGTTCCTGGGAGCACCGTGGAAATGACCACCACGGGCTTGTCCTTGCCGTTCTTCTCAATGGCTTCATTGAGCTGCTTGCAAGCTTCAATCAGGTAAGTGTAATCAAAATCCACACGATCTTCTGGGATTCGAGTCACGCCCTCGTATCGTGGGTTGTGTGGCGTCTGAACGGCCACAAAGATCAGGTCCGCAAAGTCCACCATCTCCTGAACGGAAACCACCCGAATCTTGGTGTTCTGCAATAGCTCAGGCGTCCCTTCCTCTCGGTAGGGTATTTGCTTTGTCCTGATGTACTCAGCAACAGCAGGGTTTGGGTCATAACCCACAACCTCGTGTCCAGCCGCTTCAGAAGCCAGGGCACATGGTAGCCCCAATTTTCCGAGCCCACAGTATCCTACACGCATTTTAGCCTTCTTTCCACTTCCACTTGAAACCACCCGCACTAGGACGGCCCCCATTGCAACACCTAGAAATTGACTGATACGCAATTCCCACGGCAGCTTGTGCTTCTTTCAAGCTGTCAAATTCTGCAACCAGAATACCTGTTACTCGATCCAATTGTACAACAGCTTTTTCATGTTGTTGGATGACAGCGGCCATCTTGTAACGAGTCTCAACAGACCACTTGTGACCATAAGCAGGATGATTTGAACCTTTTTTCCCAAAATTGGGATGCTTTTCACCAGAGTTCAACTCACTCAGTTTCTTCTTGGTAGCTTCAGATAGCACTTTCCCCTTATGGGCTTCGCTGATTTTCTGCCGTACATTCTCCGACAGGTGCTTCCCAAAGTTGACATGCTGGTCCCCTTTGCCAAACCATGTCCTGCTCATTTTGGCCATAGCTTCAGGTGAGTGCTTTTGTCCTCGAAAAGTTTGCTCAACACTGCACATGATGTTGTAACAGTACTCTTTTCCAGCATGTTCATCCAAGAGTTTCTGTTCAGCAGCATCTAGTTCAATGGCAGGCAGGAGTGTCACAATGCTCATTTCAAAGGCATCTGAACCGTGTTTGTTGAAAGCATGCTGAAGACGTGGATTGTCATGAGTGCCTTTGGTTAGGTGTTCACAGTGATCTCGAAAGCGCCTACGAAGGTTGTCAGACTGGCCATAGTAGCACTTGCCATCAAGAACATTCCGTATGCAGTATAGACCACACAACCGTTTCCCTTTTGGAGCTTCAAACTTCATATAGCCAAGTATGAGCCAAGCTTACCCAATTACACATATCCACTTCATGAGTATGAACACAGGGGAGGTTTAGAGGATCAAAAGGCAACTCACTCCTGGGGTGTCGTACACGGTAAAAAGATTGAGCCGAAGAAACGTTTTGTATTCGAATTCCTTGAAGAACTCGATCCACTGTTCCTTGGTTTTGCAGTTGATGTGAGTGGGGTCTTGACGAGATACTTCCAGAGCAAAGGTCTTGCCACCATCCGTTGAGGACGGAATTCGGACCAACAGAACCCTGGGATTCATCTTGGTTAGTACCTTGGCAATCTCTTGGTCCGTCATGTGCTCGAAAACATCCAGAGCAATCAAGAGGTCAGGCCGGCTGAAAACTATATCATCAATCGACTTGTGAACAAGAAGGCCATTCTTTTGGGCTATCTCTCTGGCCCAGTCAGAGATTTCCACGCCGATTGTATTCTTCAGACCAACCTCTCGGAGACCTTCAATTAGGAAACCAACAGCGCACCCGAAGTCAATGATCAAGCTATCACGATCAACCAGGCTGATAGTTCGAAAAAGGCCAGCCAGCTCATAGGCTATCTTCTTGTAGCGGTCGGCTCTCTCCAGGTAGTCGGCATAGTTGGAAGATTGGTAATACTCTGCTGTATAGATGTTTGGGTCAACTGGTTCCGTCATGGCTTGCCCTCTAGCACACTAACTTGACCAAAAAACTCCGATTTGGCCATCTTGTCCCCATATCGGCTCATGATCCCTTTTCGGGAACTGAACTCCTTTGAGACAGTCTTCAGGCCAGCCTTTCGAAGCCGTTGCTCCAGGGCTACAGACTCCACACTGGCATAGATCGAACCGGAGTGATGGTAGTGCCGATACCCCACTGAGCAGGTTCCTGGCTGGTTGCAGGATGATTGATAATAGGCTGACGTGAGCAACAAGTGGTGCTGGTTGTACGACGAGCCAGAGTGAACGGTCAGAGCACCAGACAGGTTCGAATGGTTCTGGCCGTATGAAAGGAAGTAAACTGAGCATGTCATGACGCTTTATTGACTCCAAGTCTCTCAGGAATTCAACGTCAATGTCTTCTGAGATGCTCTGTGCCAATTCTTCAGTTAGCCTACTCTCCGGAGACGTGACCTTCAATCCGGCCTTACGTAGTCGTTGGTAGAGATGCTTTGACGTTTTCCAGGCTTCTTGAGCCTGTTTCCAATGCGTTGGTGTCCAAGTCATGGCAACAATCGCCAACCCTTTGTTTGAGAGATTTTGCCTCGAATCAAAGCTCCCAACCCTTGAGGCAAAAGTCCGTGCGTCTTGGAAAAAGCATTAAGGTTGGTGATTGGTCCGAAAACTTCTCCGGTAGGGGATAAAAGTTTCACATCAAATGTCTTGGCTTGAGCTTTGCTGATGTTCAACTTCCACTCGTCCGTGAACGGAGTACGCTCCTTGCCTTTCCTGGTCTCTCCAATCTTTCGTTTGTGGTCTTCGGTGAATTTCTTACCCTTCTTCACCTCAGACCACATTCGAAGTTGTTCCGGAGTAAGCTTGGCTCCCTTGCGGTTAGGTGGCTTGCTGGCTTCAGCCTTGATATTGTAACACGTCTTGCAGCCATCCCAGAACAAGTCAACCCACTCCTGTTCAATCCGATCAAGATCGGGTGCGGCACATGGTTGCATCATGAACATCACAAATGCTTCCGAACCGTACTTATTGAAGGCTCGCTGCAAGTGAATGTTGTCGTGTTTCCCTCTCTGGAGAAGCGACAAATGCTCATTGAATCGACGCTTCAACCCATTTGCTTGACCGATGTAGAAATGGCCGTTCGACATGTTCTCAATCACGTAAACACCAATCAAGGCTTCATATTCAAGGAGTTTCATGCGAAATTCTTGTCAGGCATTTCCGTGGTAACATAATGCAAAATCTCATTGGAATTTTTGTAATAACAATGCCAACACTGGCCTTGGATGTCAATGTCATAAGGATTGCCTCCCGCCTTGAAATTGGCATTCATAGAATGCCAGGCTTCTTTGATCTTGTCCGAGTCGCATAGCTTCCAAGTGTCGTGATAGTTCCGGTGCTTTAGAACATGGGAGGTGCACATGTACACACCGTTCCACACCCAGTAGGGTCTCACCATTCCAACCCAACAGCCGCCTTGGTAGGCATGGAAGGTCTCTCCAATCTCCTTGATGAAGAACTTGGAGTTGGTGTCAACAGCCTTCACGATGTCACCCCAGTCCTTCTTGATGGTGATGGAGTTCTCGGTGAGGCAGTCAGAGGCGATTCGAACGAACTTGATCTCCGGGTTCAATTCCACCAGTTTTGCGATCTTCTGGATGGACTCCACAGTGGTGCCTTCGTAGATGATGTAACTGAATCCCATCTTGGAGACGGGAAATCCCGTGAAGTCGTAATCCTCAGGGTTCTTACCTTCGTCCAGCTTGATGAGAGAAATTCGAATCCAAGAGAGCTTTGCAGCATTCTCTGGCTTGATGTGCCTGGAAAGCTTCTCGGAGTTGGTGATAACCCCAATCTCGTAGCCCAAAGAGTGTGCCAACTCAATGATGTGGTTGGCATTTTTGTCCCCATCTTTATAGAGCAGAGGGTTGCCACCTCCAGTGATCTCCAAAGACTTGGCTCCCAGTTCTCGGAACTCTCGAAGACCCTTCTCGATGAGAGCAAAAGGGATCTTCTTGTCCACCGACCTCCAGGATACCGAGCAGAATGGGCAGTTGGAATCGCAAGCTTCTGTGGGAGCAAGCTGGATGGTGATTGGCTTGAAGGTTTTGTCAGCCTGGATGGAATGCAACACGTCAGCATGTTGAAGGAGTTTTCCTCCCCAGGTAGAATACGCTTGCGTCTGCTGCTCGTAACTCAGGTTCTCCTTCACAGGAGCCCCAACAGGCTGCTGCCCTGGCTGAATCACGTTTAACTTTGTTTTACCCATGTTGTTTCACCTCACGAATCTGCTGTTCCTCATCGAAGACGGTGGACCCACCCATCAAAAGTCCAAAGTGGTTTTCGTACCCGGCATTAGAGAAAACTTCATCCCCAGAAGCTTTACTCTCCAGTTCTCGAAACACAGCATCCGAAGACCCAAGAGACGGGTTGATAAAAACCTGAATATTCATCCCCTTTCGGATGTACCGCCGCAGGGCATAGAACTCCGAGGAGCTTTTGTGGTCATCGTTATCCACCCACAACAGAACCTCTACTGGATCAAACTTCTGACCCGTCTTGGCTCTCCAGGCTTCATAACCAACAACGCTGTCCAGAAATTTAAACAGGGTAGCAGGATCTTTTGGGAAATACAAGCAAATGGTGATAGACATAGTTATCCGATCTTGGTGTAAGTTCGAATGAACTCCAGGAGTTTCCGAGCATCTTCCTGACGCTTAGGGAACATGTCATTATACATCTGGGTCACATTGTCCCGATGGCCACGAGCCACAGTATCAGAGTAGGTCTGATCTCTTGGCTGCTTTCCGACAGCCCAGTGCATGTGCTCTGTATAGATACGCGGCTCATAAACTCTCCGACCAATCATCGTGCTTACATCAGTGAGCCAAGTGTCATTGTAGTCACAGGAAAAGTACGGAGGTACGAAGTAGCCAACGGTATTCACCCAGTTCCGGTGAAGGAAACCGTGGGTACCCAGCTTTTCATTTTGGATGCCGTCCATCCCGTGAACAAATACGATTTTGTCCGGCTGGGCATTGATGTGCTGCCTTACCAGAGTGTCCCACCCCTGGGAGCGGAAAATAATGTCATCGCCGCAATGCAGGTAGATTTCACCTGTGGCAATCTTCTGGCATTCATTCCACATCTGGGAAAGGACAATTCTTTCTCCGCAGATGCCAAGGTGCTGTGGAGAGTCCATTCGCTCGAACTGCTCCAAGGAGTGAATGTCATCCTTGTCCATGTAGAAGACAATTTCCAGATTTTCCTTGTCGTCGGCTGTGTTCCAAGCAGACTCCCAGAGACGCTGCATTGCGTGTGGTCTTCCCCTGGTGGGTGTGAGAAGGCTGATCTTTGTATTGCTCATAGTCGAATAGACCTCATTTGCCCATTCTCATGGATTCCCATGAAATTGGAATGCTCCCGGACCCAAGACTCTCCAGAAGCGTCCTCGTAGGTGACCAGGAACCTTGTTGGATCTTCACAGTCACGAGATACACGAACAACAGTATACACGGTGCCCTTGAAATGCCTCCACTTGGTTCCAGGAACAGGATCGAGGGGTTTGGGATCCAGGTTCTTGTTGTTTGATACGTTTCTGCCTCTGAGAACATCTCGGAGTTCTTGTACCTGTTTGGCCATGACTAGATACGAAGTCTTCATCCAGGACTCAATTCCATAGCCTTCAAAAGACTTCACCAATTCTTCAAGGTCAACATCCATTGTTTGCTATTCTCCATTCCTTGTGGGACATTTCTCCTATTGAGATTCGTCATTTACTCCCGTCCATCTTCTGTAAAGGTAGAGTTTTTCAGCCAAAACAGTGGTGTTTCTGAGAGCAAGTGTCACTCTTAGGTTAAAGTCAGAGTCCTCCGAGTTGGTGATCCGGAGACCCATTCCTGGAGGGTTGAACCGGAACCCAACGTTCCAGAGAGCCTTGAGGAACATCGCAGAAGTTCCAGCTGTTTCAAACTCTGCCGTGAAGAAATGGTTAATGCCCTCGGTCTGGAATCCGTACTGAACCATCTGGGAAATGGTATCAGCTTCAATACCCTTGAGATCTCCTTCCACGTATTCATTCTTTCGTGCCTGCACCTCTTCCTCGGAGTGGCAGTGGTAGAAGCCACACAGGTTGTGAACGCTCTCTGTGGCCCTCATGGCCTGAAATTGCCTCTCGATTCGCTGAGGCAATGCAATGTCATCAGCATCCTGACAGGTAATGACGAGGCCATTGCATTGCTCAATTGCGGCATTCAAGCAAAACCACTTCCCCTTGTTGGAAGGAAGGTTGATGTAGCGAACCCTAGGGTCCTTGCGACACATTCTTTGGGCTACCTCATCTGTCTCATCCGTTGAGCCATCATTCACGATGACGATCTCCAGGTTTCGGTAGGTCTGTCCGATAATGCTCTCCACGCTCTCTTGGAGAAACTTCCCATGATTAAAACAAGGGATGACTACAGTAATCGTAGGGAGTTCAGTAATCGATTCGTCCTGGCTGGGCTGCTCTGTTGCTGCTTCTGTTGACATGTTTTGAGTCCTGCTTTTCTCAGTTGTTTGCTCAAAGAGAAAGATAGTCTCCCATGAACGGGATGAATATATCTTTCTGAACCTGAAGTGGGTTCTACCACATTTTATGCTCTTCTAGGCTTGCAGCTAGTTTTCAATCCAGTGGACTTCGAAATAGCTTTGAGGCCAGCTCTCCAAAGCTGCCTGGCAAAGTTCTACTTTGCCATGGCTTTCTCTGGAAGGTACTTTGGCGACTCACTGCCTGGTGGATGAGTGGTAATGAACCATTTGAAACTTTTACCCATGCGTTTTTACCCAATCTTGGATGAGAGCAGGGTGGGACCTGTGGATAGTAACGTGAGGAGTTGCCGTTCCCGACCATCTGAAGTGAAAGATGTGCCCTCCGGTCTTATTCTCCAGGTCCACGGCCTTTTGACGGATCATCTCATCGGTTACCTTGGCCCAAGGGACTTCAAAGAATGGATTCCAGTCAGGGTCCTTGTTCTTAGCACTGTCCGGACCGTACATGGCTTTCCAAAAGGTTGTCCAGAAGGAACGGTACTGCTTGATCTTTCGCTCCACGGAAAACCAGGAATAATGATGAACTCCTGGGAGCTCTGTGACAGCTTGATTGAACCACTTTTCGTAAGTAGCAATCAACTTGGAAGGATTTTTCATCACTATGTGTCGAAGACTGTCAATCTCTGGGGGCATGAAGCCCATCACAGGGAGAATTTGGCCTGTACTCTTGGAGATGTAGTCGCAGGTATCTGTTCCCGGCGAGGCATAGTCCAGGCCGTTAAATTTCCTCCTGAGCTGGACAGGGATGCCGTGAGTGATGTCTGGAAGGTTTCGAGAAAGACGAGCTTTCCAGGGGTTGATATCAGCTCGAACCTTCCCTTTGCTTCCCCAGTATTCAATAACAGGCAAGGCCACAATGGAGCATTGCCGAAGGTAATTCAGCTTCTCAATCAAAGGCCGAATCTTCGGAGCATCCAACTCGTGGACAATCTCATCCGTATCGAACTGCCATAGAAACTGCCCCTTGCAGTGAGACCTAGCCAGGGCCTTCGTCTGCCCATCGAAGATACCGTGATTAGGGGCCTTCCAGTCGAACTGATCGGTATGGAGGGCCCTAACCCTAGGGTCCTCCTTGGAGAGAGCTTGTAGAGCCTCCAGGGTGCCTTCGTTGGGGTCTCCAGAATCCAGAACAACTACCTCGTCAGCAAATTGAAGCATGCTCTTGATGGACTCCAGGAAAGGGTAGTCCATAGTCAGGGCATTGCGAGTGGTCGTGTAAGCAGAAATGGTAACTGCGGGAGGCATGGGTTACTCTTCCTCGACAACTTCATCACAACTTTGGAAGTTGGGGTGAGGAAGCCGGCACTCTGAACACACCTTCACAGCTCTCATTTTTCCCTTTACGGTTTTGAGAGTGGAAGTCCCAGCTGCTTTCGGTTGAAATTCTGGAAGTTCTGCCGCAAGATCTCCTTGGTAACGTTCGATAAGAAATACGGCAGTCAAAACAGGTCGAAGAGTCTTTGAAAGCTCTTTTGTCAGCTTCCCATCGGACTTTTTTTGCTTCCGAAGGTCATCCAAGTTGTCGGCGGCATCTCGAAGAGTTGCGATGACTCCTTTCAATATCACTTCCAGTTCTTCTCGTTTCATGTGTTCTCCAAATGCATAAGGGGAGCCTTCTGGCTCCCCTTATTATATCACTTGGAGTTTCGAAACGCTACGGATTACCACTCTCCGTTGGTGATGACGTTCTTGGGAGTGGGAGTTGGACCCTTGAGATTGACCGTGTGGTTGGTGATCTTTTCGTTTAGGGGAGAGTCGTCCTGCTGACCGGTGAACCCATGATCCTTGTCCTTCTGGGAAACAGGCTTCACGTTGGCCAGAGTACCGGAACCCTTGACGGCATCATGGCCGTTCTCGTAGGTGAAGTAGGCTCCCTTGTACTCCGAAGCAGCGATGGGGCTCTCGGGGCACTTCTCTCCGGTAATTTGTTTCCAGAGTTCAGCGTTGACAATGTGGATGAACACACGTTCAGCCTTGGCTTGATCCCACACTTCGATCCCATGAGGATCCTCGTAGACCTTCTGCTCCATCCGGCCACCCTGAGCCAGGCCCATCTCGGTCGACTTGTTGAAGGAGCGAGAAGACGACCTGGTTGCGATCGGAGCACCAAAAGGTTCGGCGGAAGTGTTGTAAGGCTCAAATGCGGCTATACTGGCAGCGTAGATCTCCGGATCACCTCGATAGGTGTATTGAGGTACCTTAATGGCCCCAGGTTTCGGAGGAATCACGAGAACCTGGATGCCTCCCACGTCTTCCTTACCGGTGACCTGGGCTTCCACGGTGTAACTCTTGCCCATCTGCATGGCCACGAACTGACGAATCTGTCCGCCACCGATGTTGAACCCATCCAGCCAGGGCTGGGGATCAGGAGCGACCATGTAGTCTTGCTCAGGATCTTTGCCATCCACGCCGGTTGGGGGTTGAAGCTCCTGGGACCACTTGCCACCGGAAACAGCATTTACCTTGCCGGTTGCCACCTTCACGGCAGAGGTTGGGCCGGAGAAGCCAAGCCACATTGCTTCACGCTCGAACATGGGGATGAAGACACCACCGTGGTCCTTCCAGGCAGCAGGCACCTTATCCTTGTAGTCTTCGATCCGCTTCATGGCGAAGTGCCCACGAGACGGAGGAAGGGAGTGAGACTTCCCATCCTCTGGCAGCCGAATGGTCCGGTGCAGGGTGATGGTGAAGCCGTTGTCGAACACGATGGAACCGTTCTGAATCTTGATCGTCATTTCTTGTTTTCCTTACGGACAGAGAGGGGTTGCTCTGAAATCACAGAACCGGCATGAGTTCCGGTTCTTTAGCCAGTAACGTTTGGCTATCAGGTTTACTGACAACGAAACGAGGTCCAGAGCATCTTTCCTCGTCTTGTCGCCTACAGACACCTCCACAAGCTCACAACGCTCTTTCTTGGCTGTACGCTTGAGGAGGACAAATCCACACCGAATGTCCTCCAGCGGTATGCCCATTTTGACACTGAAATAGTGCTTGTAAAGGGTTAGCTGCATTCTTTTGAATTTGTCTTGCTTCTTCTTTTTGTCCCAACCCCAAGAGGTGGTTTTCCAATCAAGAATCCAGTAGATATAACCGGATGCAGGTTTCTTGCTGCCCTTCCGAGCCTGCTTGGGCACCTTAACCACACAGTCAACGAACCCTTTGAACCACTTGTTGGTTAGGCCTTCAATCGGCTCAAACAGCGGCAGTTCGGCTGCAACGACTTCCCATCCTGGGAAAGTCTCATTCATCCAAATGGGAACCCTTCGAAGGATATGGTCGATGGGATTCATCCACTCCTCCATCAGAACTCCAGGATCCGGCTTAAAGTTGGGCAGCTTATCGAAGTCCTTGAGGATTTCGTTGTAGCAATCGTCAATCCGCTCTTCCCAGTCAAAGTCAGCAGTTTTACCCTTAAGCAGCCAATCCTGGAGAGCTGAGTGCATTCCGTGACCGTAGATAGTATGCTCCGTATCAGGTTCGGTATGCCCATCCACGTACTTCAGTTTGTGCTTGTGACCGCAGTCATTGCATGTGCTGACTTCCGAGAAGGAAACGTGGTATTTCCCGGTCGGAAGTATTGTTGGGTCCTTGAAAAGAGGAAGGTGGACGGACATGGGTTTAGCATAACATGCTTCTGGCCCGATGTTGACCTATTTACCAACATGGACAAGACACCCGAAAATCTGAAACTCCTACAGGAGTTCACAGCCTATGTGATTGAGCAGCTCCAAATCCAGAGCAATGCCAAGATCATTTTCCTTTTCGGACATGACCCCAATTACCCTTCTGCGGGCGGTTATCTCCCAGGCAAAAAGACCGTGGTGTGTGCTGTGAAGAACCGGGCCATTGCAGATGTCATGAGAACTCTAGCCCACGAACTGACCCACCATCGTCAATATGAGCTGGGGATGATTGGCCCTGGAGATATGGACAACCAGAAGCTTGAGGACCAAGCCAACGTTTACGCTGGCCGTCTGGTCAGGTGGTTCGGGCGGGAGCACAAGGAAATCTACGGGGACCTGGGCTAGAACCTTCGGCTAAATGCTGAGTTGCGCCCAGAAGAAGTCACCCCTGGAGCGGAGATAGGCTTCGCAATCCTCTGCTGAGGAAGCAAACCACTCGTCGTTCTTCTGGAGCACATTGTCGTTGACCATCACCTTCAGGCCCATCAGACGGGCCTCCAAGGTGACTCGGGGACAGGTGTCCTTGTCGAGCGGCATGAAGATGAACCCCTCGTACTGGCTGAGCCGCTGGAGGAAATCCTTGTACGGCAGGTTCGGGATGGGCTCGGACTTGAACTTCTTCAGATTGCACCACTTCTGGGTCTCGTCCACTCCCTTGATCCAGGAGCCCGAGCCGAGGGTGGCCCAAACAGCCTTCCGCTCCCTTGGCTCCTGATTACGGTAGGAAGCCAGAAGGTCCAGGGTTTCGTCATCGAAGACAGAAGACAGGACGATATGGCCAGGGTGGTCAACCAGTTCAGGAACGTGACGGAGCCAGTGTCCTTTTTGCCCATAGGACATCCAGAAGATCCTCTCGGCTTTTCGGAAAAGCCGGACAACCATCAGGCCGTGCTTGTCCTTGGCGCAATTGCAAGACTCTCCTGTTGCTTGCTGGTGTCGGTTGGTGGATCTCCAGGCACAGAACTTGAAGTCGTACTCCACGATAGAGTAGCGAACCCCACTTTCAGGGAGGTACTGGATCATGGTCTCGTTCATGGCGGCAAAGTTGCCGAAGATCCAGTATTTGTCCTTGTTGGCGTCCAGAAGCTTCCGGGTAACCGAGACTGAGTGCAAGCGGAAGACCTTGTGGGGGCTCTTCTTGATGATGGCTTCAGAAGTCAGTTCGGCTCCTCCTGCAACCTCGCGAACAAAATAATCGTTGACAAAGACAACTTTTGCTGTCTTGGGAATGGCGTACTCCACCGGCATTCCAGTAAACAAACTTCGACCTACTCCACTCATGACTTTTTCTTTACCTTTTTGGTTTTCGAAATTTCCTCCACATCATGAAGAAGAACAATGGTCATGTCTTCGGTAGCCGATTCTCCATATGGCTTCTTGTTCCTCCAGAGAATGTCCAAGAGTCCAAGCTCTCGGGCATGGTCAATCTCGCTCGTCAGGAAGACGCTGGCACAAGCATCAGGGAAAGGACGAAACTCTCCGGGTTTCCCATGAACATGATTGACCGAGATTACTGGCAATTCAACTCCAGGCTCTTGCCGTTTCTCATAAGGGAGAACTTTATACCGATTGCACTTCACTCCAATAATATCTCCCGGCTTCACTGAACGCATCCAAGCCAAGGTTTTCTCTCGGTCCATCACCAATTCGTTGCGTTCCAGCAGATCCATTTGTTCTTCAGAGAGCCGACTAAGCAGAGACATCATGGACTTGTTGTAATCGTAACCAGTAGAGCCCATGTAAAGGTGCTCGCGAGAATGCTGCTTTACCGGGACCTTAGATTTGATGAGTTCAACCCGTACCTTTTGGCCATTGTAGTCGATGATGTCGCCGTCTTTCAAACCCTTTTTCTTGCTTTCGTCTTTTAGCTCTTCGGTCATGTTCAATGTCTCCAATGGTTGAGTCGGAGGTTTTACTTTCATCATAGGCTCTGGGGAAGTGGTTTGCACACCAATCTTTACCATCCAAAAGTTTCCTTTTCTGGTTCTTCTCTTCAAGAAGCCCAAAGAAAGAAGCTTCTTTGCCAACAGTTGTGACTTGTAAGTTGCAAATCGAACCAAGCCCTGGGACTTCAGAAATTCCTCTCGACAGGCTGAAACTTCTTGAAGTGTCATTGGTATTTCCAGCTCGGAGGTCTTTTTCAGTGTGTCAAAGAATTTCTTGTCGAAGGCTTCCAAGGTATCCAGCTCATAGTGGACTTTATGGCCATTTTTGGCCAACCAACCGAGGTATAACTCGTTGACTTTCTCGAAGGAGTTATTGTAGGCAGGGTACCTCGAAACCGAGTTCACAATTCCCTCCAGTTCCAATTCGAAAGAGGTTGGGTCCTCAAAGCAACCCAGGTACTTCAAAGCCAAAGTCATCAGCTTCGCCTTGGTTGCCACCCCTCGGGCTCTGTCAGAGGAGAGCAATCGGTGCATTGTCGCATTCCGGACACCACAAGGGATCAACATCCCCATGGCCATCTTGTCCCGAATCATTGAAACGCTCATGGATTGCCAGAGCTTCGTCAGCTCTGAGGTTTCTTTGGGTACAACAGCAACCGGCCCGGGAGTTTTCTGTTCCTTAGCCTTGGTCTTTGCTGCCACGGCAATCTGAAGTTTCTTTCCCAGGAAATCAGGAACATCCTGGATGGTTGTGGTCTTCAGATCACAAGTAAACTCGTACTTCTTCCCGCTTTTGTGGGTGCTGGGAGCAATCACCACAATACCACCAGAGCCTCGGATGTCCATCTTCTCGTCAACCAACTGACAGGAATTCTTTACAGGCACACTGGACCAATAAAGGGCGTGGTCTCCACCACCTCCACTCCGCTGAGTAACCGTGGTGCTGTGCCTCGCAAGCCTCTGGAGGAAGGGATGAGACACAAGATCGCCATCAGCAACCACAAGGAACTTTCCTACGACAGAACTTTTTCTACCAGTACTCAGAGCCAAATTAACAGGCTTCTTTCCACCAAGCCAGGACATCACCCTCTTCGGATCCGTGGAAGCGATCATTTGCCACTTAGCCATCAGGGGATGTTTCCCAGGACTAGGACAGTTGCCGCCCTTTCTGCAAGTGCACTTTCCATCTAGGATGCCATGACAAGGAAGCAAAGGGATGTCAAGGGCACAGAAGTAATTAACGATTTCCTGCAAAGAGTTGCTCATGGAGAACCTACGAGTACCATATTTCAATCCTCTGTTTAACTTTTCTCTTCCCTCCCTCCCTCCCTCTTGGTTATCCTCCACGATTATGGAGAAATAGAAAAAATGACAACATCAGTAGCTCCACCTGGTGGAGTGTTGTCGGAATACACGTAGTTTCCTCCCAATCTTCCCCTGTAGCGGATGGTTGGTTGGGATGTGGTTGTTTGAATGCTAATGCTGTTCACCAAATTGGCTTGCACAGCCACTTGTGCTGTGCTAAAGTAAGGAGATAAATCAAATAATTGATTTCCAGTAAAATCTGCCATGGGGTCCTCTCTTAAACTGCCGGTGTGCTTCCATCCCAACGCACAACGTAGTCTCTCATACAAATCCAGTCTTTAGAGCCTGAGCTGGTTGTTGATAGGGTGTCCCCCGTGCTACGGACTACGTTCTTGGCCCTTAGGAGGCTTGAGAAGCCCTTGAACCCTGTTGTGCCACCTGCTGCGCTTTGGCGCGCCCAAAACACCGGCAGAACGTCGTCCTTGGCGTTGGAGGGGTTAGTGCCGAGAGTATTGGTGGCTGTTATCGTGGCAGCATTATACCAGCTTAAGGAAGGTATTCCTATTCCAGTAAATGACTCTCCGGTTACTCCTTTTGCCAACCAGCATTTAGGAGTATGCGGCAATGATGCAGTAGAAACTTGATTCATGGCATTGTTATTGCCTGCTGCATCTTGAACTAAAACATTGGAGCTGCCGGCATAGAAAACGTATGGATCGTTGTCGGTGTTGGGGAAAGACCCAGAAATCATTGGATCCATGAGAATCATGGTGGTGGGATTCCCGCCTCCGATTGGATATGCTCCGGCCCAAAAACCATATGGAGCCTCATTGTCTGCAACGCAATGCCAACGATAGGTGTTATCCGTGGCAAATAAGGTTTGTCCTGCCGCTCCATCTGCAAAAATCCATCGGCGTTCGACATTTCCTGTATCATTGGGCATTACAGTAGCTGAACCACCATTGGTCGAAGCGCTAGAATGGGTGTAGGTAATTCTCCACACTAGATTTGTTGTGGTTCGTTGGAATCCTAATTCTCTTCTCACTCCTCCATAGGAACCAGTAGCTCCAAGTGGTTGTTTGACCACGAAGTACGCATTGGCATTAGCTAATACGGCTCCGCTAGTAATCAAATCGCCTGCTTGCAAAGTTGTTCCATTTGAGGAGGACACCACCACCCAACCTGCAGCAACGAGAAGTTGCTTGAAGTTGTACATGGCTTCTGCTCCTGTAGCGGGTGTTAAACTTGCACTTGTTATGATGGTCATTTCATTCCTACACTGTAGTCAATAGCTCAGCTGAACCCAAAATAGCAGTAGCACTGTTTTGGGCTACGTAAAGCTGGATTTCGTAAATTTGCTGACTGCTAGTCACGAAGTTGACTGCGCCAGTCAGGTTAGTAGAAATCTTCCTTTCTGGTGTGGTCGAAGTGCTTGTTATGGCAATGTTGCCAGGACCACCAATCTCCACATAAGCTCCGGAGGTTACGTTATACAGGAGGAGAGAAGCAGTTGTGGCTGTTGTCGATAGAATTGCAGCCAAGTAAACCGCCGAAGAGCTTGGAGTAAAGCAAAATTCGGATGGCACCCAAATGTTTTGACCGCAAACTTGCGGGTTGCTTGAGGTGTTGTTAGTGGTATTGTATGATGCCATAAACAAACGTCCATATGTTCCTGCAGAACCAGTGATCGTTACGGCTCCGTTGGAGCTGCTGTTAATTACGACCCCAGGTCCAGCTCGAAGGTAGGACGTTCCATCTGTAAGCTTTGTGAGAGATCCAGAAATTCCTTTGTTGAACTCAAAAGGACAATAGGAAATGCCTGAAAGACTCCCTGTCATCAAAATTTGAGTTCCTGAGAGAAATACAGGATCTCCCGCAATGACAACTGTGTTTACTTTGTCTCCAAATTGAAGAGTGCTTGCATCAGGAAAGAAGGTAAGTGCATTGCTCCAGTTCCCTCCGATGCCGTCCCAGAATGAAATAAAAGTACCAACAGTCCCGTTGTCATTGACATTGCCAAGAAAGACGCCACTTTGAGCTATTAGAGACCTGCTGGCAATTAAGGTGCCAGAAACGTAAAGGTCTCCTCCGAAGAGACTTGCTTTGGAAAGAGTATACAGATTGTCAAGGTTGGAGCTAGTCTGAGGAGAACCGCTTACGAAGAAGAAGATGTCACTTCCAAGCTGATTGGGATACCTTCCAGAAGAGTCAAATGAAACAGAAGAGGTTGTATACGCTCTCGTTCCGCTAACCGTAAATAAGGAAGGCGAGGATGAGGATCCTGATATCGTTACTGCACCATTAGCCGTTGTGCCAATTGTGATTCCGGGGCCAGCTACAAATGCTGGATTCCCATCCGCTAAAGCAGTATGGGATCCGGAAATGCCAACAGATACTAGCAAGTCCCCATCAATTTCAGTCGAAGAGCTAAGAATGATCCCATAGCCTGTGTCTGTCGGAGCAAAGAAGAAATTGTTAGCACGGAACAGGAATGTTTCAAAAGGGTTCCCGACAACAGGGTTGTCATCTTCGATGAAGAAAAATTGCTTGAAAGTCGCATCAACACGACTTAGATAGTGAATGGGGCCAATGACATCAAAGGAACCCTGAACTCTTAGAGTTCCGGAAACATGAGCGTCTCCACCGAAGCCAACAATGCCATGCGAGCCAGAATCTAAACTGCCGCTTGAGCCAGAAATGAACAGAAAGACATCTGTTCCAATAGAGCTGGTTGAGAATAAGCTGGTATTCAATCCTCCAGAAAGATTAGATGCGACAGAGAAGGGGTAAACAAGCAAACTTGCATTTGTTCCAGTGGAACCTGAAGCAATAAGCTTGTTTGTCCTGGTTTGGCTAGCTCGAAAATCTAATGCCACAGTTGAGTACCTCAGGAGTAAGTAGGCAATGGTTACGGACCAGGAACGCCTGTGTCTGGATTGGCCTGGAAATAAGAACCAGAGGTGTCACTCAGGACAATAAACTGAATCAGCCCATCGTAAGCAATTGATAGGTCATTCACAGCATAACTAGAGGATACCGCAGAGATGTTTTGGCCGATGTCCAAGGTCACATCCAAGCTAGTTCCGATTGGATTGTAGTTGAGAAACTTGGGATTATCGGGAAGTGTAGCCCAAGACATCGTAACCGAAGAAGCTCCTCCAGCGCTTATCTGTCCAGCAGCACACCAAGCGAAGGTGCCAGAAAGATCCGTAGCACGGTTCACATACACAGGATAAGACCCAGCCGTATAAACGCCGCGATAGGTTATCTTCCCAGTGAACGGAGCCGAGAAGTTGGCTCTAAAGCCTGTGGTTCCCAGGTTGGTCACCCACCAAGCAACAGAAGGGGTTTCCTCCCCATTCGTACCCGTGAACTGACTCTGAGATGTCTCAAAGCCAAGGTAAGGAATACCGGAGAATGGAGTGGGAAAGGTGATGTCCTGGTAAAGCGACGACGAGAAGGAGCCAACTGTTACCTCCAGGTACTCCACAATGGAAGGGTTGGAAGATGAGGAGGCTGATTCTTGGTTTTGGTTGACGAGAAAGAAATCTCGGTCTCGGATAATCTTCTGAAAATCAAAAGAGCGAGTGGTATCGGTGAGAGGGTCAATAAAAGACCGAATGTCCGGTCTCCTGGACATTCCGTACCCGTAGACTTTACGGTACTTTGACCGGTTTTTTGCAAACTTGTCGTCGATACTCACAACTTGTAAGTATCCACTCGCTTCGGAGTGGAACGAAGCAAGATAGACCCATTAGCCTACAGGATGCTTGCAGCAATAGTGGCCAACCTACTGCTCAGGACGTATTGACCTTCTTTGAACTCCACCAAACCTTTCTTCAAAAGGTCAATGGCCAACTTCTCAGCAGAAGCATGAACAGCTTGGTGTATTTGCCTGGACTCGGTAATTGTCGTTCCAGAACACAAATACAGATTGCTGGGATGATTGTTGAGTTTGTCTTCATCAATATGATGAATAATCTCATGTGACTCTAGGAACCGTCCCAATTCTTTCTCCATCACCAAGATGTGTTCCATGATGTATTTGCCGTTTTTTCTGGGTTTGGTACGTGGATGTTCCTCATCTACAATAATTTGCTTATAGCCACTTTGGTATCTCCACCCTTGTTTGCGAATGGCTTTACTGATGGCTTTCCGATGTGACGGGCTGTAGGTCTTGCCTGTGAGCTGTTTGGTCGTTGAACAAGACTTGCACGGATGCTCTGCTTTTTTGTAGTTTGAAAGGAAATGCACCTCTCGTTCGATGTTGCAGTATTCACATCGAACGAGAGCGATCTTGTCTTTTGCCAGAGTGGTTTTGCCGGGTTTGGACGCAATCAACATACCATTAGATATGCGTTGCCAAGTTGGATTTTTTGGAAAAGCGACACTAGAGAATGGAAGCCGCAATAGTGGCCAACTTGCTTCGTTCACCTTTGGTTAAGGTGACGTGGCCAGAGAGGTCATAGGTTTTGAACTTCTCAATTGCCACGGTCAGGCCGTTAGACACTGAATCCACATACATATTGTCAATCTGCTCAATGTCCCCAGTCAGGACGATTTTGGTTCCATCACCCACACGAGTGATGATGGTCTTCAACTCATGAGCATTGAGGTTCTGCGCCTCATCAATGATCATGAAGGCATTGGCGATAGACCTACCACGGATGTAGGTCATGGCTTCAACCTCGATGGTGCCATTCTCGAAGAGCATCTGGAGAGTCTCTTCGCCCCTCTTGCTCTTCTTGCCGTCAGCCGAAAGCAGGAACCGGAGGTTGTCCTTGATCGGGGCAACCCATGGCTCCATCTTTTCCTCCAGAGTGTTATGGGTTACCACGAAATAGTCAGTAATATAAAGATGTTCCGGATTGTCAACGAGAATGCACTGCATTTCAACTTTTTTTCCGGTTCTTTCAATCCCAACAATTCTTCGTCGGCGTTCCAGTTTGCGAAACTGGTAACGTTCACGCTTACGAGTTAGGCAGAACGGCTGGAACTGATCCTCCCAGAAGGATATGGAAATTGTGTATGCTCCTTTTAGTGCTGAGAACTTTGTATTGGCAGCTCCTCCGAGCGAGAAAACCAATTCCTTAAACCCATCTGCAAGGGCTTTAGAACAGGTTGTCAGGCTAACATCGGAACCATCTGCTGACACATAGCCATCTGTATCCATTAGTCCTTGCAAGAGCGCAACCCTGTCTTGAATTGAGGCTGTCAGGTATTCAGCCGGGATGAATTTTGTGTACGAATTAGCCCCGGCAAGTCCGAGAGATTCTATTCCAGCTCGAACAATGTTGGAAACCCTTTTCTTTCGTCCAACATTGTCTGACATCACAAAAGACCAAGTTAAGCCCGACTTGTGACGCAACATTGCTCCACTCGGAAGAGAACGTTGAATCCTCTCTACGATTTCACTATCAGTAGAAGACAATTCAGTAGCATATCGCTGGGTTACACATCCATCACCAAGAATGGCGCCAAGGACATAAGGATCAATTGGAAGTTTGTGAACTGTCTGATACTCCACTGGTTTCACGTATTGCACAAAATGGTGCAGGTGTTCCTTTCCCGTAAGGAGATCAACTTCAATTTCCTTGGTTGACCGGGTTTTGGGAATTTCTTCGTGTGGCTTGTATGTGTTCCACGGATGGTCCTCGCAGCACTCAACTTCAGCTCCATCCTCAAAGATAAGCTTCAAAACCTCCTTTTGCCCTTTCGGAAAGACCTCCAGAACAGACGTTGGCTTACCATCCCGAGCAATCACCTGATTACCCTTCTGGATTGCTCCCATTGTGGTCCACCCCGTCGGCGTTAATACCTTGGAGTAAAGTGGTTGAGGTCCCGGAAGAAATCCAATGTCTTTGCCCAAGGGCTGAATTGGACGGCACACGATGAGGCTCTTGTACCGCTTCTGGTCAATTACCTGATGGAGGCCAGCTGCAATGGCCAAGAGAGTCTTGCCGGTACCAGCAGAACCAACAATGGTCGCCAGGGAGATAGAAGGATCCATCAGAAGGTCGATGGCAAATTTCTGCTCCTTGTTTCTTCCTTCGATCTTTGAAGGTGCAAACTCGGTGATTCCTTTGACCTTGCCACCCTTGTATCGCATGATGGCTGAAGACTCAGCTCCCTCCCTCTTTACAAGCAAGAACTGATTCTCGTAAAGGGCACTCTTAACTTCTTCTGGAAGCTCTAAAACTCCTTCTCGATAAAACCTCTCTAGGTCATAGTCTCCAACCAAAGTAGTCTCGCCTGTGTACAAGCCAGAAATAGACTCAGCCACATGTAGCTTTTTATAGTCATCAGCTAGAATGCCCAAAGCATGAGCCTTGAGTCGAAGTAAGATGTCCCTGGACACCAAGACCATCTCTGCGTCCGGGTTCTTTCGCTTGAAAGCCATACAGACCGCAAGAATCTGGTTGTCTCCAGATTTGCCTTCCAACTCCGATGGGATCAGTTCCTTCAGGTCTGAAAATCCAAGGGAGTTGAACGACAGAATCCGAAGCGACCCCTGACCTTCTCCAAGCGGAATAGGTTCATCAAATGCCTTGTGATCTTTTGTTATTTCCGTTAGCTTCCGAGAGGTCTCTCGGGCATGCCTACCCACTTCATCCTGACGGTCTTTGTGTCTGTCCAACTCCTCCAGGACAATCATAGGCAGAACCACGTCGTGCTCCTTGAAGGAGAACATGGCATTCGAGTCAGAGAGAAGAACGTTGGTGTCGAGGACAAAAGTTTTCTTGTTGTTGTTCATCGCATGTTATTTCTAAGCTGTGGCACTTGCAAGAACATTGGATTATACGTGAATGCCTTTTTTGCATCTAACTTACAAGACGTTCTTTGAACCCTTCACTTGCTTCCCAGCAGCCTTCGTTGGGACAGTCTTCGGAGTCTCAACAACAGGAGGCGCAGCTGCCGGCTCTTCTGTTTCCTTAGCCACAGAAGACTCTACCGCCTGAGATTCGGAAACTGAATCAGAAGCTTTTTCTTCAGCAATAATGACTGGTTCCGGAGTTTTTTCAGGCTCAGAAATGGCAACGACGGCAGGTGCTTGAGGTTGTACTTTCGGAGTGAAAGGAACAGCCAGCATGCCGTCGTAGCCAAGTGTGCGATGCGGGACGGATGGGTCCAATCCCTTTGAGATTGCGTCAGCAGCGATATGCAGCTTCATACCCATAAGTATGAGCTGAAACAAAATTACCCTGCTGGGGTTTCGGCCTTAGGTGCCTTCTTGGACTTGGTGGCATTCTTGGTCTTGCGAGTCTCTACCGTTCCCTTGTCAGAAACCAAGGTCTCCTTCAGAATCAGGAAGGCCTGCTTCCGAAGCGAACGAAGTCCCTTGCGGACTCGAACTCCGGCTGAAACGTTGTGTTTGAGAGCATTTTTCTCAAGATCCTTTTGTAGCTCAGCTACATTTTGACAAAGCTCAGTCCACAGCGCCAATACCTTTGAATCACTTGTCGTTCCGTCACTCATTGAGTTTACTCCTATATGCGATACGAGAACTTTGTACCGTATCAAGTAGTCTATTTTGGTTTTGGCAGGATTGTATCGGCAAATCGGAGATTATCTGTGGCTAATGGCTTCCCAGATAGCTTTTCCGATAGCGGCAAAGGCCCCGCCAACGATAAGCCAGACAGCTTTGCCCAACCAGTCACTCCAGGCGGACTTGACCTTGATGACCGATTCCAGCTTTTCCAGGTCATCCCCAGCGATCTTCTTGAGCTTGGAGGTAGTTTCCACCTTCTTGCTCAAGTCATCGTCAGTTGAACTTAACTTTTTCAGAGAGTCGTTGAACTCCTTCATGTTTTTCTCATCGGCTGCAAGGTGTGCAGTATGAGACTTGACCATTTGCTTTATGTCCGTTTCAACCAATTTCACACGGGCATACAAGCCATCGTCTGGATTATAGAGTCCATCATGGATCTTATCAACCTTTTCGCTTGTTTCCTGCTGCTTTTCTTGGATGTGTTCAACGATAACCATCATCTTGTCGAACCCACCATTCAAAACAGGAGAAGTGTTGATTTTCTGTGCAATGCTTTCAACCATAAGCTGAAGCTGTTTATTGTCAGATTTAGTGTCAGACATGGACTCCCCCACCTAAGGATTTCCGATACGACCTAAGGCCAACCGGCTTCCAATAAGTATGAAATCGCCGAGCCATTTTAACGAGTTTGAAGAATACAATGAGTCATGGCCTACAGTTCCTTCCGTGAAAAATCCGTCTTTTTGGCCGAAATGCAACAAGCCAATGAGAAAATGAAGACCTTGCTCGGACGAATCAAGGTTGCTCTGAGTGAACAGGGGTATCCCCTTCGGAAAGACACCTACCACTTTCTTACTCGGGTCCTGGAGCCGTCCAACCGAGCAGAGCGGACCCTGTTCATGCTTTTGTTCCAGTCGGCCTACAGAAGCGAACTGCTATCTGCTGGGAGCTCCTACCTTGCCGTTCGGTTTGCTAACGAATTCATCCAAGAATTGGTGAAACATCCGGAGCTTATCTCCAGGAATGAAGTTGAACTGATGACCGAGTATGAGGAGCTCGTTGCCGACCTAAACCGCCAGATTACCTCAATTTCTTTGCCGGTGACGGAAGAGTGGATGCAGCAAGAGATCGAACGCATCTGTGAGGATCCCATTTTGGCCGAAGCTGTTTGGCAAGCCATCTCTGTTTCGGGCCTTGAAGGCAAGATCCATGTGGAAGATGGCACACTCCCCAACTACGTGGTGGAACAAAAGTCAGGATATTACTTCAGTGTCCTGAAACCATTCAAGTTCATGCTGCCAAAAAACGGCTGCTGGGAAGCTCAGAACGTCAAGGTCATGCTGGTTGATGGCATCCTGGAACGGGTAAGCGAACTGGACAAGATCCTGAACGGAGCCATGCAGACCAAGATTCCGACTTTGCTGGTAGCTCATGGGTTTTCCGAGGAAGTGGTTGCTACGATCAAAGCCAACGTAGACTACGGCAAATTTAACATCATGCCCGTCAGGCTTACCTCCGACCTGGAGTCCCTGAACGTTTTGAACGATATTGCCGTGGTCTGTGGAGCTGATGTGGTTTCTACCCTAAAGGGACAGATGGTGGTATTTACCGAGTTCGACTCACTTCCCATCGTTGAGAGAATTCGACTCACTTCCCAAGAGCTGACTATCGAAAATGCCAAAACAAGGAGGGCCGTTTCTAACCACCTCCGAATGCTCCTGGAGAAAAGGCAAAATCAATCGGAGATATCCGATATCTCCGATCTGATTGACCGTAGAATCCAAGGGCTCATCTCGGCCGCTGTTACCCTTCGGCTTCCCAACATGCCCGCTTCCAAAAGGGATAATGCCAAGGTCAAGATCGACGTTGCCCTTCGAAGCGCAAAGACCCTCCTGAATCTCGGAAAGGCAAACCTTCAGGATGTCAAAGGTTCCCCAGCACCCCATGGGAGCCTCCAGGGAGCCTTCTGGAAGGCTTTGAAGGAGGTGCAAAGGGAGATTAACACCATGCCCACTCTGAGCGCCTATACCGGTATTTACTTCGCCGGAAAGACCATCCTATCCATGATGACAACAGGGGGGTTGGTGGAAATTGTTACTTAGGTTTTTAGAGCTGTGGTAATTCCCTGAATCAACTTGGTCAATAGCTCATCTGGAATATTGTCTCCCATGTAAGGTTTTAGATTGGCAACAAGTGAGTTGTGGATCTTTTGGCCCAAACCGCCACCAGGAGCGGTAGCAGCACCTCCCGAGGCTGCTTGAGTCTGCCCCTGAGTTGATGCAGGAGTACCAGCCCGACCGGAAGCTGGTGCTTCTCCGGATGCTTGAGCAGCCATCTGATCAATCTGCGCTTGTGGCAGAACAGCCGGAATCTTGCCGACCTTGGTCAGCTTGTCCAGCTGATTCCAGGTGAGCTGAGTGAGTTCCTGGGCTGCCTGAGCATTGTTGATATAGGGGATGTCCGAGCTAGAGAACAGCCGCTTCAGGAACCCGCCCTGCTTGTTGATGGCAAGGGCCTGCTGGAAAGCCGGTGCCATGTTGGCTCCAACAGGTTGATCCGGGTTGTTCTTGGCATTGGACATCATCCGAGATTTGAGCAGAACAGGGAGATCTTGTCGCAAGAATTCCGAAAGACCCTGGAAGAAACCCATGGCTTTCCCAAGCATCGCACTGGTTTTCTTGGGATCGTTGCCGGCCTTGCCGGAAATGAGATTGGTCAGCTCAGCTTCAGCAGCATCCAGACCAGCTTTAATGCTGTTCAAAGGAGGAATGAACTCACCGAGGGCTGATTCCACTCCAGTCATGGCATCCACAATCTGGGAAATAGTAGCGGTATCCAATTTTTCAGCGATCAAGTAGTGGGCTTCAAGGAGCTGCTTGGCCTCATAGTAAGCAACAGCTTGTTCCTGGGCCTTTTTCTTGGCATATTCTTCCTTGAGTGTCAAACTCTTCTCGGTCATGGTGCATTCCTGCCTGGGTTTGTGTTACTATGATAAATAGGTCTAGGAAGGGGAACTGTATGGAAATCAAGGTCCGGCCAGCTCTTACGGTCGAAGAGTTGGAAAAACTCAAGCAAGAACGTGAGGCTGTGGACAACGCGGCCAAGAAAAAGGAAATGTCTCGAATTCTCAGAGGCAACCTTCAAGCTAAAGGTGACGCAGCGAAAACCAAGATCGACCGATTTCATCTTCCTGTCCTGCATATAAACGACCCTACTCAGTGGGCTTCTCAACCTAATCAGAACCGGCCCAGGTTTACAGATGAGGCTGCCTACAAAACCTGCCTTGGAAATTGTTGTGGAATAGAAGGCCTAAAGGCAGGTTGCTGTCAGATAGATCCTGATGACATGGAACGCGTCCTGGGTCCTCTTGACGAAGAGTGGATTGAGAATATTGTTGTTTGGTTGCGGCGGAAAGGAATTGCTGCTTCCAGAGCTGACATAGTAATCGACTGGGAAGAGGGTAAAATCATCGGCGAGAGGTTCTTCAACGGAGAGAGAAAAGCCGTCTTCCTGGCCAAAGAAAGCTACCCCATTTTGCGTTTCCAAGTCTTTGGGCCAAGATTTGCTTGCAAATTTCTGAATCCAACGAATGGGAAATGCACTATCTATGAAAAGAGGCCCAGTATGTGCCAAGGCTATCTCTGTCAGTACGTGAAGGCCAATTTTTTAATCCGAACTGACCCCGTGAACCACCCAAATACGTACACCAAATTTCGATGAGGTTGGAATAGAAAGAGCTGAGGAATGTCATGAACGAGAAGGCAGAAGAAATCCCCGTGTTATGGAAGAGCGCCGACGGCAAGCGTTTTGCCCAGGAGCATGTCTTCAACTGGGTTGCCTCCACGAAACTAGACCGTGAGAACGACTACCAGGTCATCGTGGGCACGGACTCACACAGGCACAGTGATCAGTTCAGGTTTATTACTGTGATTTGCGTATACCGGGTGGGCAAGGGAGGCAATTACTACTACCTGGAGAACTACGAGCCTCGGGAAAACTACGTCCAGGCAACACGTGGCAAGCGGGTGAAGGGCAACCAGAAGCTCCGAATGTTCAACGAAGTTGTTCGGTCTGTTGAAATGGCCACTAACCTGTTTGATACAACAGGAGTGCTTCCGGTAGTCCACATCGACGCTTCTCCTTCTCACCGGAAGGAATTTACATCAGAATTTAGTGATCAGCTCAAAGGTTACGTTGCCTCTAATGGATTTGAGTGCGTCCTGAAGCCAAATTCATTTGTAGCTAATGCTATAGCTGATAAGCACAGCAAATAGCTGCGCAACCGAGCAATTCCATCAATCCAATCCCAGGGTCATATAGACACAATCGAAGAACCTGAAAGAAGGAATTCTTCGAATGTCAACAGATATTGACCGTACTAAGCTTGAAACTGCTATTGAGCGTGAGGTCTACAAGTTTGTGTGTCAACTCAAAGAACACATGTACGACCACACGATGATCTACCTGAACCGAACTCAATCTGATGTTGACCGAACGGTTGCAGACCGGATCCTACAGATTGCCAAGAACGCAGTCGAAGATGGGTTCATGACCAAGGTGGACTTTTTCAAGAAGGCCATTGATGAGCCTTTGAATCAGTTCACGGAGACCGATTCAAGCCCTTTACCACCTGGAGAGTTAGGGAAGAAAGGGAGAAAGTAACCAAAGCTCTCAAGGCCAAGGAGACCATGAAGAAAGCCAGCAAGGTGGCTCTTTCTGGTCTTGTCATGGTTTTGATGCTGGTTGCCTCTCTTGTGTTGGCAAGGAGTTGATATGGGTGGCGTAGCTTACATCAAGCACTTAATTGAGTGCAACTGCCTTCTTCCGCAGTTTAAGCACTCGGACCCTCCGAAGTGGCATCACTTCGTGGCTTTCTCGGAAATTGATGATAAAGGGGATGTTATCCCTTCTTTTGTGCAGTGCAACAACTGCGGGATTATCCACAAGGTAATAGAGGCTTGTGTTTCTTCAACCCTAAAGAGGGACAACCTCCCAAGTCTGGTGACCAGGGAAGAGCTATTAGATGCTCTCCCAGAAAAACTCCGGAAAGATCTGGACAAGTACAAATCAGACCTTCCGACTATCCAGGAAATCACCTGGATTCGTGAGCACCAAGCCTGGGGACGTTCTGTTGTCCTTGCTAAGGACGAAGTGGATGGGATCCTGGTCGGGAAAGCTCTATTGCTCTTAGGAGAGACCCTCTGGAAGATACAAAGCTTTCAAGACGGAGGAGATGATAATGAGTGAGACCAAAGAGAAAGATGCCGAGGGGAATGACGTTCCTTATGTTCATCCGAACATTGAAGTGGAGCTTTCAAGAGAAAAAAGACAAGTCTGCAGGGACATTGTTTCTGAAATTAGAAACTTTGGAGTCAACCAACGCCAAATCCTCTTTATTGTTCAACTCCTGGCCATGGAGCTGGAAAACGGTGAAGCGATGAGAGCTATCGTCAAAGCCGTTGGAGCTGTCCGAAAGGATATTCCTGCCGGAAGTAAGCTCATTGTGGCACCCGAGCAGACATCGGTCAAAAAGATGGCGAAGACCGGTCTAGTGGTAAAGCCTTGATCCCTCTTTGAGCCCTCCAGTGCATTGCCAGGGTTCGATAGGTGAACCCATCGAGCAAGCCTGTTTTCCACGGCATCAAAGTCTTCGGGTAAGCTTCCTGGAAGGCTTTGCAGGCCAAGATACTCTCCTTGCTCCATACTCCCGCTGGAACCACCCCCAAAACATGTTGGGCAAACAGGATACGTAACCTCTCTGTGAGCCTCTTGTAAAGATTCAAAGCAACTTCCTTCTCATCCAGGAATGGCAGCACCCAACTCTTCTCTCCCCGCCAGAATTTTCCATTTTTCGGGAGCCGCAGAGTCATCCAAACCTCAAAGAACTCCTGAACCGTGGAGAATGCCCAGCAAAATCGGAAACCGTCACGGCACCAAAATGGCACTTCTCCAGGATGGGCCTCTTTCCATACTCTGACCGACTCCTCCGTCATCGGCACCCTGGCCACTTTACCTCCTTTTTGGTGAAGAAGTAAAATCAAAGCCGTTAGCTCCGTCGTTTGCCTGTCCGTCAATCCAAGACGGTAGAGAGCTTCGAAGCAGAGCAGTTGAAACGCAAGAGTTTGTTGCAGTGTGGTCATCCCAAACTTCTTGATGCCAAAATCAAGAAGCGCATTTGGCTCCACTCCCCTGGATGGATTCAGCCACAATGGAATTGGGGCAAATGGACGATGCATGGCTTAAACCCCCTGTGTGGGGCCTCAGCCCCTTATCATGACATGTATAACATGCGTGCGTGTGTCAGAGGGTAATTAGCTGTAATCCCAGCCGCAACATCAGAAGGTCTACCCCTTTTTGATGCAAATGAGCCGAACCGGCCGCTCGTGTTCTGGCACCATCCACATCAATTCACCGTAAGGAGAACGCTCTCCATCCCGAGCAATCCTCCAAAGATCCAAGTGCCGCTCGTAGTCAAGTTTCTGACTCCGAAGAGAACCATCTTCATTGAGGAACTGAATGAAGTGCATGTCCACCTCCAGGTAAAACCCTTCCGGTGTTCTCCGAAAGGTCTTTTGAACTGAGGTTGTCATCTTGCCAAGAGTGCGAGGAAGTTTGGGCTGTGTGCTCATCCTCCTATTTCTGCTCCTAAATCCCCAGATTGTCCACTTTTGCTTCCTGAACACTCGTCCATGGAAACCACAAAGGAGCGGAATCAGCCACAAGCAAAATACGGTAAATCAGGTAACAACCACCTCGCTTCACCATCACTTCATCAGCCCTGAAAGTATCCAGGGTAGAAGCATCCATCCACTCCAAAACCATCCCAAATAAGTCCTTTCCTCCATCCTCTGGGGCCACCAATGTCATCAGGTCCAAACTGGCCCATCCAGAAGGCCAATAAACTTGCTCCGATCTCCGATGCCCCTCAGCCTCCCAACGGTTGCTTATCGTGGTCCAGACAGTCTTCAGCTTCACCAAAGTGCCGACGGGGAAAGGATGCTCCATTCTCTATCTTTCTTATGTTATACTGGGTCTATGACAGACTCACTTTACTTCAGACCAGGAGCTATTCTCATTCTAAATGCTGGGATCCCAATGTGGGACCAGATGCCAACCACTTGGGAAAATGCCTGGAAATGGAAGGTCACCAACAAGAAAACCTTCGTTCAACTCTGGGAACAAATCGATACACATCCCGTCACCTTTTGGGAAATCCTGAAGGAGGGAGAAGTCTGTTTCTGCTCTGAAGCTTTGTTGAGGCAATACATTGACAAACCAGAGACACAACAGACTCTTTCCTCTCACAATACCTAACGAAAGGTCTCTCTACCGTCATGGCGCCCAAAAAACCAAAGACAGCCTTCTCTTCTGCCAACCCCAAAGAAGTCCTGAGCCGCTTAGGCCTGGATCCCGAACGCTTCAAGCGAGAGAATACTCCAGAGGTCATGATCCCTAAGATGGCCATCGTTGGCTTGCTCGATACCATTAAGCAGTTTGCCGAAATTGGCAAGCAAACCGTTAGCTCCTCCATTCAGGGCCTCAATCCAGCCCAGATGAGACTCTTTCTTGATGCCACCCGAGGCACCCTGGACATGATTGACCAGTCTTTGCTTGCTTATGAAGCTTCCCTCCGTCAAGCAAAAGCCAAAGACGTCGTGGATACCATCGCTAAGTCCGTTCGCTTTGACACAGGCACCACAGAGAATGAAGAGGGCGGCGATGAAGAAAATGAGACAGTCAACGATGATGACTCATACCAAGATTACTTGCCAAAAGAAGAAGAAGAAGAAGATGAATTCGAAGAAACGGACGACCCCTCCGCTGAAGTTGATGATGCCTTTTTTTCATCAAAAAAACGCTCCATCAATTAATGTAACATGTCAACATCCAACAAGCTTCACAAGTGTAATTCTTGTGGCATAGAAGATCCAACAGCCTTCCACAATGGCTGCAAATCCAAGTGTCGCCAATGCAAGAAAACAGCACGGCAAACTCGGTACATTCTGGAACTCGAAGAAATTCAAGGCTTTATTGGCCAAACCAAAGTCTGTGCCACCTGTGGCCAAGAGAAAGACACAACCCACTTTGTTCCCCAGAACTCCGACTGCAAACCCTGCATATCCCAAAAGAACAAAGTCCGGAGATGCCAGAACTACGCCTTTTACATATGGAAAAATGCCAGATACAGAGCCTCCAAAAAAGGCCTGGAATTCACCATCACACAAGCAGACATCCACATCCCAGATACTTGCCCCGTCCTCGGTATCCCCCTGTCTACCTCCACCTCCGGTAGACAACCCAACTCACCCTCCTTGGACCGTATCGACAATTCCAAAGGCTATACACCCTCCAACATCCAAGTCATCTCCTGGAGAGCTAACCGCATAAAAGCCGATGCCTCCGCAGACGAATTGAGACGTGTGCTGGCCTATATGGAAGGCAGACTCCTTCCATAACTGCCTCCCTCCCTTCCAGAAATTTTTCCGGAAAATTTTCCACCAAAAATTTCAAAAATGTGCTTGTTTTCGTGCGGGGGTCTGACCTGCATTTCTCGTGCCGGAGGGGCTACACATGATGGCCTAGCCCCTCCCACCTGGCTACCCCCCCTACCCCCAACTGCTAGTTTGCAAACCCCCTCAATAGGCTACTCTCCTTCAATAAGGAATTCAATGAGCAACATCTGCCCAGTATGCAAGCCTGATAAGCAAGAAGCTGCAGGTCCGAGTCACTTCCGTCTTGCTCATGGGTCTACTATAAACATCCCTTCGAATAAGTCAATAACAACCTCCTAGAAACAGAGGAAAACCTCCTGGAGAAATGACATTATCATAGACATTTCTTTGCTCTGGTACTGCTATCCAAGTTTAGCCCAAAATGGAGGGAGGAAACCTGTCGTAACCTCCTAGAGAATCCACATTCGACCCCCACATGAAACCGACGAAAACCTTGCCAGTGGCCATGGAGTCTTCATTCCGCTCGGCCAACACCTTCCGGATGACCTGAAAAGTCACACCGACACCAAGCACTCCTTCTGAGTAAAGCATTTGTTCGGTACTGCACTTTTCAGGAATCCCAGGATAACCGCTTCTGTCGTCATCTTCATCCCCACCATAGCTGACTCTATTTTTGAGTCAACCCTCGCCCTCCTTCTCAGTTTTGCTCTGACGATTCCACAGGCAGGATTGTCCCATTTTGTCCACGCCCAATAATTGAATGAATTCAACGAGTTAGCGTGGCATGGCGCGTGCATAGGGATTTGACCCTCTGGGGTTATTTGGGCACAAAATCCTCTCTCTGGAGCAATCAGAGGCATTCGGCAAAGATTACCCTGGTGTTTTCTCAGCTAAAAAGGAGGGTTAGTTCCGCTGGTCCTCTGGAAGATTTCTCAAATTGGGCATAAGAATTGCCTCTGGCAAGCTGTAAGAGGCAATTTGGGAAATGGGACATTTTAGGACATTCGCAAGGGGACGTGGAAGATATTTGAGTTGAGGGAGGGTGAATAGTCAATGGACAAGGGCAGATTTGGTGATTATGCGTTGGTGACAGGGGAACCAACTCTTCTCAAGAGAAGGACCAAGAGGCAGAGACTTCGGATGTGGGAGGGAGGGAGGGAAGTCAGGATGAAGAAGCCGAGACTTAGAGATTCCAGGCCCATGGACACCAGAAAGATGAAAGAGGAAAAGGTTCCTCGAAAGGGCAAGCTTTATTGCGTTGGGAAGTTGCATAAGGAAACAAGCCAAGAAGATTTTGGTCCAATTCCCCTTTTGTCAACTCGGGAGCATGACACAACGCTAGCGGGGCATCCTGCGAAGGCCAGAGAATGGATTGCTGAGATTTGGGGTGGGGAGACAGTTTTGTTTTTGGGGACTGAAGAGAAGGGGCGATACTGGTTGGTGGGGTACCAAGACATGTTTGGCTGCCTGGAGGTTGGGAAGGTAATTTTCTTGAACCCGATGAAGTAATGGTTATGACAATGGGGATGTTTAACACGACCTGCGTTCCTTACTGGCCCAAAAGCGACTATAAACCTGGGAAACTCTACCGGATCAAGGATTACCCGTGGCATCTTTTCACAGTTTGGTCAGCATATGAGGGAGGCAATTCTGCTTACCCTAAGAGGTTGTTTGATGTGGATGCTAACACCGAAGAGTGCTTTCTTTACATCAAGTTCGTCCCGGAGGAAGAGGAACAAGGCCTTGAGGCTCTCCACCTTGTAATTTTCAGGGATACTGTTGGTGTGATTGATGGAAGAATGGAGTTGGAGGAGCTTATTTCTCCGGAGGATGGTTCTCATGAGCCGCCATGATGATTTCTTCTATCGACAGAAACCAGACCTTTCTACTGCTGAGAAGGAGAAGCCCAAGATTCCAGCCAACATTCGAAAGGGGATGTTGGTTTGCGTTAAAGTCAGCAACAGCTCTTCCGTTGATCTGTCTCAGGTGGACGTGGACGGGACGGAGCTTCACCGGTTTCATTTTTTGTCCCCTCAGGAGTCTTGGGAGCAAGCATTCATGGTGGTTCGAGTTGGGAAGTTTCGGACCTTCATGGATGTCTTGTGGGGCGATGAGATATGGAGAATCTTACCAAGGGAGAACCTTGCCATCATCCCGGTGACCGTAAGTAGCAGAGCGAGAAAGGAGTCCCTACCAGATGAAAAGGCCGGTAATCCCTATGGTTTCTCTGACGAAGAGATGGAGACCTGGGTTAAGAATGGTAGACTGGGGGATATAGGATAGGTCCTTTCCTAACTCTCTTTTCCTCCCTCCTCTTGGTTATCCTCCACGCTTTTGGGATATTCGACAGAGCAGGAAGAATGTGTTATTCTTGAAGGAGGTATTCATGGCGAAGTGGATCATGAAGGGAGACTTGGTGAAATTTCAGGTTATTTCTCAGTACCCGAGGCCCTCAGTCTTATTAGCTTTATGGGCTCCGAAACATCGGTTTGACTGGCGGAGTATGTATTCGAAACCTCGGATTGCCCTGGAGTGTAACAAAATCTACACTGGGCTGGTTGTGGACACCTACTTGGTTAGCAGGAGTCGGCACGTTGAGAACTCCTTCAAGCCCACTGCTAAGATGCAGCCGGGAAAGGATCAGCGGTACCTTCAGGAGATCAGCAAAGAGCGTGTCTACCACGTTCTGTCAGAAGACATGATCTTGTTCGTCCGGGCCAGTGACCTTGGCTTTTCCAATGCAAATGGCTTCCGGTGGGAAATGAGGGTTATTCAAAAAGGGAAAGCCCATGAAAGGAGGTAGTTTTGTCACACTCACAGAGCCAATCATTTACCGGAAATAGTTCCTTGTGTAGCTCTAGCAGAGTCGGTGGCGCTGTGGCAACCCTGGAGGGTCTGCTTGTTCTCTTGCTGGATGAAGCGACTAGTGTGTCCAGGTTAGATTTTCACATGGTGTTTGATAGGATGCAGGGAAGGACATGCCTCACTTAAAACAAGGGAAGCTGTATCGGTTCAAGTGTTGCGGGTGTTTATTCAAAGAGGCAGAGGGTGAAAAGGTTATTGGGATGGTTAACAAGGAAGATGTGCTGATGTTCATTGAACAAAGCACAGAAGTGCCTTACGTTTACAAGGTGCTTTCTGGAGACCAAGCGGGCTGGCTGTGTGCTTATCTGGATTGCTTTGAGGAGCTAACCGATGCCGAAGAAGTTGGAAAAGGGGAAGCTATACCGAACCAAGCAGATTCAAGTTCTCATGAAAACCCATTACAAAAGTAACGGCAAACTCGCTACAATTCCGCCTCAATCTATTGTGTGTTTCCTTGGACACCACGCTTCCAACCACTGGATTATCCAGGTGGTTTACGGCGAACTGATTGGCTGGTTATTTTTGGAGAAAAATTCGTTGGACGCTTTGTTCACGAAACCAAAGGGATTATAGCATCATGAAGAAGTTGGAGCCGGGTAAATTCTACCTGACCCGAGAGGGGCACAATCTTTGGAAAACGGATAGGAGTGGTGCAAATCGCGTCAGGAACCAGGTACTGACAATCTTGCTGCCTGGGACAATGGTTTTGTTTACCAGGTTCGGAAAATTCCGTTACATTCAAGTTGTATTCGAAGATGTTGTCGGCTATATCTGGTGCAACACCAACATATCGATGCACGATCACCTGGAGCCAGTAACAGAGGAGAACCTGGAAGAGCTCCAAGAGGCCATGAAGGCAGACAGCGGATGGAGGCCACGCCATCATATCCGATCTTGATAAAATCCATCCCTGGGAGCCGGGGACGATGGTAAAGACCTGCGGGAATGACATCCCTTTGTTCAAGACCTCCCGAGCTGGCTCTTTTGCTTTTCTGCAAATCCCTCCTGGAGAGTTGGTGATGTATGTTGATTGTGAGGCCAACCGTATGTGTAAGGTGATTTACGGTGAGAACATCGGGTGGACCTATTCCGATGCTGTGACAACCCCTCGTTGACTTGAGAAGTTTTCGTGTTTAACCACATTCCCATGTCTGACAGGCTAAGTCGTGGAGTCTTGCGAAATGGCAAGAAACAGATTATCAGGGCCAACCGGAGAAACAGGTTGGCCAACAAGTTGAAGCGAGGAAAACTTTACACTTTCCTTGCGGCGAGCGCAACCCAGGCCATTTACGCTACGCCCAATATAATGGGGAAGGTGATTGGCTGCCTTCCAGACAAGGCCACGGTGATGTGCGTTGACCCTACACCCTTCCTTTATAAGAACCGGAAGACTTACCTGGATTGCTTTGACAACTGCTGGATGATGTTCTACATTGGCTATGGGGAGCTTTTCGGGTATGTGGCTTGCCACTACAGCGAAGCAGCAGAAGAAGAGGAATTTCAGGCACACAGGTTCTTCAAGCGAGTCTATGCTTAAGGCATGACCGTTGTTATGCCTCAAAGATTCCGGAAGGGTGAAGTCTTCTGCTACGTCAGCTCTTTTGACTCTTCCTTGCCCGTGTGTGCCAAGGATGAGACAGGAAGGTTCATCCGCCTTCACGAGAACCCTGTGAACTGGCTGGCTCAAGGCCATGAGCTGTTTCACAAGGTACCCGGCAAGAAGCCCTGCTTTGGGTTTGTGTGCGAGTACGACCCGATGTGCCTCGTGGTTCATGCCGGTTCCGAGTGGAATGAATTTGAGCAACATGCCTTCTTTGGCATCCTCTTTGTGGACTCACATCCTCACATGATCCGAATTGAAGACAATGACCCACATCTTTGGAAGGTCATTGACCCTGAGCAAGAACTGATCCAAAACTGCAAGGGAGACATCACGACGCCATCAAAAGCTCTCCATGACTCCATGGCACAACTTCACCCCGCTTAAGGCTCTACCTTCAGGGCTCTACCTTCAGGGCTCTACCTTCAGGGCTCTACCTTCAGGGCTCTACCTTCACCAGTTTGCCATAAATGTGGCGGATTTGAACGTAGCCATTTACGTGCCCCTTGTTGTTCGAAATCTGGTATCTCTTGTCCTTCGGGGCTCCTTTGGAACCTCCCGTAACGGCACTCAGGAGGTGCAAGAATTGCCTTCCTTCCACCGTGCATAGCACAACATCACCTGGGGCCAAAGAAGCTTCTGGAGGGCTTCCCAGGGGCTCCACGGTGCAGAGCTGACCAGACTTAATTCTTGGCTGCATCGAATTTCCGTGAGGTCTGAACCTCACGGTCTCCCCAGCCTTTAACCTCTCAATATAGTGACTTGCCCATCCCATTAGTTTGTACCTGTGTGTTTATGGAGTGCTTGTTATCAGGAACATTCTCGTTTGCAACCCCTTGAAATCACCTGAGATTCTGCGATAACCTGGGTCGAGTTTGGTGGTCAATGAACCCAATCTATTCACTGAGTGTGGCAATTGAGTTGACAGGCTTTTCTATTTCACTCTTCGAGTGAAAGGTTGTTGCAGGATTTGCTCACTGTAGCGCTTTGTCAAGTAGGATTGAAGCTCCAGAGTGTCCGTGATGAGCCGTGGTTCTCCTCGAAGGTACTTCGGGCATCCGCACTGGGGGCAGTGGCCCCCAACGCAGTGACAATAGAACCGGTTGCAGTATGAGCATTCCCAAATGCCGCCGCAGAGGTGAAACATGATAGGGATCCTAGCGGCTTACAAAGTAGTAGTTCTGGCGGGAATCGAACCCAATAACTTGCTTGTCGATGGAAGATGTAAATCATTGCCCTTCAAGGCCACAGTCTATGGCAATTTTTCTTTTGGAGGCACGAACTCACTTGACACAAAGAACTCTCGGATGGCAGGCCACATTGGATGGAATTCGATGAAGCCTGCTTCATGGAGCTGTTCCAGGACGGGGATCACCACATCCTCCGAGGCCTTCATGTGTTCTGCCAGAGTGGCCACAGGCATGAATGGCCAGTCCGGATGCTGTTTAATGAAATCCCGGATGGCACGATAGATTAGGTCTCTTCCACCTCTGATAATAGGCATGTCTAACTTAAGAATCTCTAGGGCGAGACTCCATGTCTAGGACATGGTGCTATCTCCGTTTTAAGTCTAGTTATACCCCGGAGCAACGATGAAGAAAACCCTTCAGAAAATATTCAACCTGTGGGAAGCAAGCGCCGAGAAAGGCTCGGACAAGCAAAGCGGCAAGAGTTGGCAAGACGGCAAGCCGGAAGGCAAGAAGCTTGCCGCCCAGGAAGTCCCGGATGAGAAAGTTGCAAGCTACAACAAGCCAAAGCCGGTTCAATTGCACAATGGTAATGATGGCTGGAACCAAGGTGGTGGCCCTTCTGGCTGGAATGCTCTGGAAAAGAAAGCCAAGTTTACTCCAGGGAATGATAAGAACAAGAACGCCCATTCTCTCCAGCAAGAGCAAGACAAGCTTCACCAGTTAGAAGAGGAGTTAGCTGCCCTAGGAGTCCAGGAAGAAGGTTTGATTACTCCCGATATGGGAACGTCGGTCCTTGGAAGGTCCCTTTTTACTGGAGCTGCCTTACAGCCACCTAATGGATATGGTCCCAACTTTGACCCTGCCGGCCCGGCTCCCGAAGAGCTTCCTCAGGGTTATGAGAAGAATACTGTTCCTGATCCCATTGCTCCAGAAGAGGGCTCAGGTTTTCAGCACCAGGATGTTGCTGGCACAATCATTGCTCCAAAGCAATGGATCCCTCGGGAATCAGTTGCTAAGAGACTTGCTGAGGCTCTCAATCAGCAACGTCGAGCAAAACTACGAAGATAGTTGATGGCCCGCTCAAGACGCTCCAAATCCTCTTTGAAGCATCCTAGTCCAGTATTGCATCCTCGGCATAGCAATCCCCTAACAACGTTAGTCGAATGACAATGGTCTACGGCCAACTCTTCAAGAGGATACTCCATCCGACAGATGGCACATCTTTGCTCTTGACCAACATACAACCCCTGGCGCCCTCGTAGAGATAAGCGGTATTTGTGCCTCAGCAGATATGCCTTATTGCATACTTTGCATAGGCTGGCGTGTCCATCCGGCGACACTACTTGCTTGGCAAATTCTTCGATTGGCTTGGAGTTTTTACATCCAGAGCAGAATTTTGCAGAAACCAGAAGGTAGTTTTGCTCTGCAACTCTTTTGGCTGTTCGTGCTTGATGTGTTGCAGATTTGCAGGATTTACAGTGGGCCACATACCCATTCACTTCTGAACGCCGATGAAACTCTGTTGTTGGCTTCTCGGTTTGGCACTTTCGACAGAACTTGGTTTCCATATGAGTAAGTATGGGACCAACTTGAAACTATCGGCAATTCATTCCCTGTGAGGGAGTCCACTGTCGGCTTGCCGAGCATATCTCCAGGATGGAGCAGGCTCGAAGGGCCAAGTTTCGTCGGCCTTAGAGACTTGCAAGGTCTGGTTCGCAGAGTTCTTTTAGCCGTTCCGTGTATCCAGGAGGGTGTCCAGAGCATCCTGGACGCTTACCTTCTGTTTCTTCATGGATTCCCCAGGGTCATCTCAAGCAGTTCCTTTTCCCCAATACAGGCTGTCCCGTAGCTTTGGGCTTTCTCTGCTTTAGTGCTATAGCTATTTGGGCTTCTCATCACGAGGTAGGTGAGATTCTTGGTTACTCGGGGAGAATAAGTACCGCCGTGAAGCTCAACAAGAGCTTTATAGAACTCACGAGTGTGTTTTAGAGCACCCGTGAAGCAAAAGCTCTTTCCCGAGAGCTTCTCTGATATTTCAGCCGCGATGTACTGTCGTTTGTCCACCACCCATGTCATTTCTCCGTGAATTATATGGAGGGTCCATTCAGACCCTCCGCCTACACAGAGTACAGCGGTGCCTGCCGGGATTGAGACCGATTGGTTTATGTGATACCCGCTTTCTACTTTGTCAATGTTTACGGCATAGGCCGTATGCCTGTTCTTTGCTAGCAGAATCTTGCCCTTCATGCTCATCACCAATACGGTTTCGCCCTTCGTGGTTTTCCCAACCCGGAGCCTAACATATGTGTATTTTGTGTCAATGGTCCAATGTTAGTATGCCAAAATCGCACTTAACCTGTCGAACTTAGCTTATAAACTATGGACAAATCATGTTGTCGCTTATGAGCGACGGATGACTTCATGATCTAAAGATCATACGTTTTGCACAATACAAATCGTTCGAAAGCTGTTGACAGCTCACGTGACATGATTTAATCACTAGTTCCATAAACAAATCCTGTTTGGGAGAATTTCATGGAAACCAAGCTCGTTGGAAATAAGCCGTATCGTGAAGACACCAGCCTCTACGAGTTACAGCGAAAGTATACTCGTGGGAAAATCGAAGCACCGAAGTGGCAACGTGGGATTGACAAGTGGTCTCCTACGAAACGAGAACTTTACATCAAAAGCATTATCTTGAATGCTCAAAGCGATGATTTGACCGACCATTACATGCCCGGTCAGATTTTGCTTTACACCATGAAGGGCGTCAAGAACAGCAAGCTTTTTCTGAACGACGGTCTCCAAAGGATTTCGAATGCGGTTCGGGCTTATGAACGCCTGAGAAGCCAGTTTGGAGAAGACCTGGCTCAGGAGCTTCTGGAGAAAATCAAAGTGGTTACGACCACCTATGACTTGACGGACGATGAAGCCATCGACCAGTTCTGCAAAGTGAACCAAGGGACGCCTCTTACTGATGCTCAATTGAGCAATACCGTACTTGCCCAACACAACGAATACTTGGATTGGGTTCCTGCGATTGAGCAAATGCAAGAGTTGATCCGCAACGTGTGTGAAGCATCACACTTGTGCAAGGTCAGGGAAAATGGCAAGCTTTTGAAAGCCTACAATGATGATGACTTCCGTCGAGAAGTCATGTGTATGGCGTATCGCTGGCTTTCTGGCACTACCGAACGGAATCCAATCCAATTCCATCCCACGCATCTCCGTGGAGACTCCAAGATGTCCAGAGGACATCTTGTAGAAGAAGTCATGAAAAGGGTCATGGATAGCATGACTCCCCAAGAAGCGACAACAAAAATGCGGGAACTTCAAAAGGTTCTGGAGAACCGTATGCCAGTTTGGCGTAGTGAACTGACTAGGGTTACCGGTCCAACCCAAGGCCTTAATCCGGCAGTGAACAAGCTGCTGATCTTGAGCACTATTCAGTTCGAAAATGCAAAGGTGCCGGTTGGCATGCAAAATGAGTGGTGCAAGGCATTAATTCGCCATGTCAAACAGCACAGTGCCTTGCGGGTCAAAAATAACAAAGGCGAGGAAAACAATACCAACATGCGTTCTCGGGATTTGGCTGACCTGCATCGAGCAGAGATTTCAGTCAAACAGTATGAGTTTCTCATGCCGTGTGATCCCAACGCGCCCGCACCTGAGTTGAAGGGGCGCTTGAAGAAGAAGAGTACCTCGGTTAGAGGGTATGATTCCTCTCACAAAACCCCTATCAGCATGAGCAACCATGATGATGGAGATGTGTTCGCCGAACCTTCTTCTGAAAATCGAGTTCGAGGTAACAAGCCGGTCAAAAAAGAACGAAAACCCTCGGTCCCAAGAGTTTCTTGACATCTCAGGTTTCCGGATTATCTTCCGGAACATAAGCACTCAAGAGCTATATTGCTCTGCTTTTGAACCGCAAGAAGTAAAGGGTCAAATGGGAACCGTAGAGAAAACAGAAGACAAGTCTTTCGAACTTAACATCAAATACTGTCATCTTCCAGGATTCGTGGTCAACACCATGTGTCCGAAGTGCCAGAAACCCACACAAAGCGATTTGGGAGAGGATTTCCTTTCCTATCCAACGGTTGGAGAGCCTGCAACCGTGTACTTTGTCTGTGATGAGCCGTGCTTCATGGAGTGGCAAGAGCATGTCATCCTCCGGGTTTCTCTGGAGATGGCTCCAAATTCTTCTTCGAAGTAATTGACGGGTCTGTTTTCATGTTTATCCTATCAGGCATGAAGACGCTCACCGAAACCGAACTCCAGGCTCTCCTGGCTGACTACAACGGCTTCGTCTCCATCACCACGGCAACCTCTGCCAAGCTCAACAAGAAGAACCGTGAGACGAAGGCTCTCTGCCCCTTTGTCAACGTGGTTCATACGGCTATCCGTATGGGTCTCGTGGGGGCTTCGTACGAGAACGCCGTGAACAACCGGCGTGAGGCTGAGGACCACCCCCAGGCCGGTGAGTTCAAGGCTGAGAGCCTGTGGAACGGTGCTGGGGAGCATATCTCGAAGTCCTTGTGCCGCCACCGTGGGACCGGCAAGGTCTATATGGTATTCTACCCCCGGAAGGACTCTGTGATTTCGGATACCTGGACTGCGGATGGGCAGGAAGTTGACGTGGCTTCTCTGGCCCCTTACCTTCCTCCCGTCTCGGAGGGCAGCAAGCGTCAGGAGTGTGAGACTCCGGTTCCGTGGCGTACCATCGGCCTGGACAGCATCGTTTCCGTCACCCTCCGTGGTGAGACCTTCGTGGTGGCCCGGTAAGGGCCTCAGAAAGTAGGACTGAAGATGTGGACTCCCAAGGTTCGTCTGTTCATCCACAACGCCCGGATGTGGTGGGGTGGTCTCAGTGAGGTGTGGGGACGTGGATATTCCTGGGAATACCGGGAATATCGGTTCCGAGAGGCTTTCGGAATCCTCCCTCCGGAAGACCGATGAGGGTCCTTCGTCTGGACATTGGTGAACTTCCCGAACCAGGGAAGTTTTACCTCTGCAAGAACCACGAACTCAAGGTCTATAAGGACTTGCATGTCCTGGAGGAAGAACACGGGGAGGAAGATGAGCCTCCGGTTTGTGGTGTCATTCCCAAGGGACAGCTCTTCCTGTATGCCAAGGTGGCTCGCGAACAGAGAATCCCAGGCCAAATCAAGAAGGTCTGGTTCTATGTGGCCTTCGGGGAAATGTCCGGAATCATCTACAACGGACAGATTCCTTTTCATCAGCTTCTGCTGAAAGTACAGGAAGATGAGGGATGAGCAAAAACCACATAATCCGCAAGGGTCTTGACGGATAGTCTAATGGTGTCCATTCTCTTTCTCAGAACGGAGCTGCGCATGAAGACCACGCTGGCCATTGCAAATGTCCCTGTTTGCCGCCACTATACCAACAAAACCGTCCTCATGACGGTTGTTCGTGCCACCAAGACCCTGCTCATCCTAGAGGATGAGACTGGGATGCAGATTCGTATTAGTCGTGATTACGGAGCAGACCATCCTGTCAAGTGCTGCTACTCGGTTACTCCCAAGGCTCTTCAGGCGATTCTCGCCCAAATTTGAAAAAAGTCTTGACGGACAAATGGCTCTGGTTTTCTTCAGAAATAGAAGGAGAGAAAAGTAATGGAAATTATTATTCTGAATTCTGATGTCCTTGCCTTGCTCTGTAAGGCTAAGGGCAAGTGGGGCATGATGATTTCATTCGAAGAATATCCGATGGAGGAGCTTCTTCAGGCTGCTCCATACCTTGCTCGGAAGGAGTTCCGAGTAATGTCCGTGTGTGGGCGTGGGTTCATCTTCACGGACACCAGTGAAGAGTTGTACGCCCTCTACAACCAGACTGTGGGGGATGATGGCCCCACGTTTGAGAACCCCTACAATGGCCCTGCCAGGGTCTACGCTATTACCTGCAACCCAGAAGGGGAGCTCCTGACAGAAAACACGTGAACCATGACCAAGGACCTAAAGGCAGGCCAACGAGTCAAGAAGTGGTTTAACTCCGACCACTTCCAAGAAGGTCTTTGCATGTCCGGCAACAAGTTCGCCAAAATCCTGTGGGATGACGGGGTTGTGGATGATGAACTTGCCCAGGACTTGGAGCCTATCTGAACAAAATCTGAAAACCCCCCTTGATCCTGCCGGAGCTGACTTTATCTTGTTCTCTGCAAGGAGCAACGAATGAAGTTTTTTACCGTTACTGCCATCAAGCGCTTCCCCTTGGCAGGCTGGACCACGGTCCAGGAAGGTCAGACGCTCAGCGTAGCCAAATGGAACGAACTCTTCGTTCTGGCAACTCCCAGGGGATCTTTTGCCATCCTCACTGCCGAGCAGTGCCAGGAACGGGTGAAGACCGTCCGTGATAGTAACGGCAAGCCAGTCCCTGCGCAGGGTACTCCTGCCATCACCGGCAAGGAAGTGCAGTTCACCTGGAGGGTGGAAGCCGGTCACACCTGTCCCGATGGTTGCTGCGGGGAAGATGCTCCCCGGTTCGAAAAGACATGTGGCAGCAAGGAAGAAGCCATAGAACTGGCGAAGAAGCTGGAGAATGGCGATTTCAAGGGTGCTCTGGCTTTCGTCCGGGTGATGGGACCGGCCTTTTACCAGAAACACTGGAACCGTCCTGCAATGTGATAGTAGCAAGGGGCATAAGAGGGGCTCTAGGAGACAATCCTAGAGCCTCTTTTTCATTGGGTGGCCCGAAGGCCATCCCAAGGGGTTTGGGGGCTCAGAAGGGCGTACAGAGCGATTATGAAGGTGCCTTATGCATTTCCCCACAAGTTGTCGGTTTCTGAGAAATGGCTGTATGGTAGTGTGACGTACCAGCTTAAGGTTTTTCACCTTGGGCTATTATCTCAAAAGCGTGGAGGATAACCAAGAAGGAGAGAGGGGAGGGGGGATAAATAGGGAGAGAAGGTGGTCCAGAAGTTGGCAGAGATCTTTGAGTTGGTGAGGAAACCTAGAACACATGAAAATTCAATTTGTCCAGGTTGGAAACGGTTGGGAAATCCGGGAGATGTATGGAAGGTTCACCTACCAGATTCGGGGACAGATTCGACTTGTGACAATGGATGGAAGTGTGTGGTGGAAGGTGGAGTTTTACACAGGAGAGAGTTGGTATGCGGATATCCAGGACATTCTGCTGTTGTTTGACCTTTCGGAGATGTACCTTTCAGCCCCATCTGGATGATAACGGTCCTGCGAATTCAAAGGGAAGTCTATTCTTTTGGCCTACCCATTGATTCTTTCCCTGGAGCTGTTACTATTGGCAACATGAACACCGAGACGAACAATATGGTTGCTGATCTCTCCATTTCTCTTGCCGGAGAACTTCTCGATCCGGAGGAAATGATGAGGGATGATGAAGTCCTGGCTTCGGACTCCGAATTCGGCACTTGGCTGGACAGCCGCCAGGAGGAAGCCCTGGCCCACCAGATGGCAGCAGAGGATGACCTCTGCTTCTAACAACGACCTGAAGGCTCACCAGAGAGAAGCGAGGTCTCTGGTGAGCTTTCTTCTTTCTGGTGTGCACCCTATCCCTTTCAATTGAGTTGTGGTATACTTAGAAACGGAACTCCCGGTTGTGCCACAACCAAAAGACAAAGCCAAGGCTTTTGTCGCCTTGGCTACCGGGATAAGGTTCGTGAGTGACCGAGAGCAGGAATACTCACGTGAGGTACAGACGGACGCCAAGAGCAGAAAGTCCATGGCCGTGAGAGATGTTTGATGGTTTCTCATCTCTTTTCGGTTGGGGTTCCGGAACCCAAAGACCATCTCTCGCCCTGGGGGTAAAGGGTAGTCCAGATAAGTGAGCCCAAGCTTCCTGGAACTTGCAACTTGTGGTCTCGGTGTGGTTCAGAGGTTGCATGTGTGTTTCTTGATTGAAGGTTCTGGAATACCTCTTGAATCGCTTGGTTGGGATCCGTCAATTCCCAACACCCTCTCTGTAGTTGAACGGATACAACGCGGCTCTCCTAAAGCTGAGATTCGGGTTCGATTCCCGACAGGGAGACTACATTTCAGATGACTGAAAGACGAACTTTCTCCTAAGAAGTCAGTTTTTCTGCTATCCTAAGCCAAGGAAATAATTTCAATGACACACAGGATTGCTTGGTTAACCGACATTCACCTTGACTGGCTCACGGAGTTCGTCCATGAGCCTGGAGGCGGGATGACGAGCACAGGAAGAGTGCTATCTGAGTCACAGGTAGCAAGCTTCTGCCGCAAGGTAATGGCCCAGAAGCCTGATTCTGTCGTCATCACAGGGGACATCTCAACGGCTGAGGGACTCGAAGTCCACCTGATGTGGCTTGAAAAGTACCTTCCCGGCATCCCGGTCTATTTCGTCCTAGGGAATCATGATTACTACAACGGTTCTATCAATGTCGTTCGGGCCTCCATTGCAAAGTACGATGGCACAAAAACTAGGACTCAGTGGCTCAATGTTTCGGGGATTGTGAAGCTTACCGAGAAGACGGCTTTGGTTGGTCATGATGGCTGGTACGATGGCGGCTATTCTGATTGGTTCAAGAGTAAGCTCGTCATGACCGAGTACATTCTCACGTCTGATTTTCGGTTTCAACCACCGGCACTTCAACATCGAAGGCTTGTTGAGCTGGCTACACAGTGTGGGCATCACATCGACCGGTATGTGCAAGAGGCAGCCTCCAACGGCTTTCAGCATGTTTTGTTCGCAACCCACGTTCCACCTTTCCGAGAAAACTCCAGGGCTCCTGACCATAGCCTTAGCAACAAAGACTGGCTTCCAAACATGGCCTCCAAGATCGCAGGCGATGCCCTTCTGAAGGTTGCTGAGACTTATCCTGGAGTTAAGTTCACCTGTCTCTCAGGACATACCCACACCCGATGGGAACAGGACTATAGACACAACTTGACGTGCATGACCGGACAGGCACAATATGGCTCTCCGGAGGTTTCTATCCGGGTTTTGGAGGTTGAATAGTATAGTTAGATGGGACCGGAGGTGGTCCTATGTTGATTTACTATGATGGCAACTCTAACAAATCTGGGATATACGAGATTCGGAATAGGCATACGAATCGGTCGTATATTGGCCAAACGAACAACTTCAAGAAGCGTGTGGCTCATCACAGGTGTTCGTTGTTGAGGAATTCGGGGTGCAATGCCTACTTCCTGAATGACTTCAAAAAGTGCCATCAAGAGCTTGGACATACTAGCTTTTTGGAGTTCCATGTAATTGAAACCATGGAAGGGTCAACCAAGGAAGATAGAAACAAACGAGAAGACTTCTGGATCAAGAAAGCAAGGAAGATTTATGGCCGTAAAAACGTCTACAACTTCATTACCAGCAACCAAACCCAATGCTACTCTCGGACTCCCGAGGATACCTTCAAACGGCTCTCAAACCGACCCAAGCGGTTTGGGCAGAAGAATCCAATGTATGGCAAGCTTGGACTTGCCAACCCTATGGGAAAAGTGTATCAAGTACAGCTCCAGGCTCCGGATGGCCAGATTCATGGGCCAATAGAGGGCTTACGGGTGTTTTGTCGAAAACATGGCTTAGTTGCAACCAAACTATGTGCTGTCATCAAAGGCAGAAGAAAGAGTCACCTCGGATGGAAGTTGGTAGGGAACAGGACTATACACCCAACTTGACTTGTTTCACCGGCCATGCCAAGTACGGAGAACCCATCTCATCCCTTCGCATTATTGAAGTGAATTAGTCGCTGACCAGAATTCGGTAGAATCCTCTTTCAGGAGCTGTTATACTATTTCATAGCTAGCAAAGATAACTTCCTGTCTCCAAAGTGAAACGGTTTGGGTTCAATTCCTCGTAAAATTGGAATCTTTCTCACAGTTCAGTTTCAAACACAAACAAGAGCAAAACAAGCAATGACCACTCTAAAAGAAGCAGTCGATTCATTTCAAGCCAAGTACAGCCAACATCCCATCTGGAAGAGCATCTGGTCGGTAGGAGCGGATGAGGCCTATGGGGTCATCCACGTTTACACAGCAAATGCCAAAATTTGGGTGGACTTGCCTAGCAAGCATGAGGGATTTTCTGTTAAGATGAATGTGGTTCGTAAGCCACGACCAGCAGCATCGAAGTACCAAGCCGGAACCTAATGTCCTGGAATTACCGCGTAATTCGCTTCTGTGATTTAACCACAGGAGATTGTACCTATGCTGTTCATGAGGTTTACTACGACAAATGTGGTAAGCCCACCTCTTGCTCTGAGTCTCCCAGTGCTCCATTGGGAGAGACTCCACAGGAGCTGAAGAGATGCCTTAAGCTTATGGCATTTGCCTTCAAGAAGCCCATCCTAGATTTCGAGGACTTCTCTCCATAATTCCTTCAATTTCTACTCTTCATTGGGCTATCATTCACTGGCCGTTCGACAACGATGACAGTTCAAATGGGGAACCCAAGTCTTGGGTTGTTTGGCGGCTTGACTTCTTCAGGAGTCAAAGAAAGCTACCTGGAGCGGAACAAGGAACTTGCCGATGCCCTTCTACAAAGTTATCCCGGATTCAGGTGCAACGGCCTTGAAGCCAATCCTGGTTGACCGCAAAGAAACCACAGGAGGCAAGAAATATCACTCAAACTTCGAGCTGGAAGGGCAGAACAAAGCCAAGTTCCAAATTGCTCGCATTCACAGCATTCCTCAAGGAACCATGGGTCTTTACCTGGGAACTGACTTCTCTTACAGGATTGGCCATCCGGAAGACAAAATCCCGATGATTGAATTGCTTGTTGGGGAAGAGCGGTTGTATTTCTATGCTGCCCATGTTAGGCTTGTCACACCCGAAGAAATTGAATCCTTGAAGGAAGAACCGAAATGAATTTGGATAAAGCTCTAGAGCAGATGGTCATTATTGACCTTGAAGCCACATGTGATAAGCCAATGCCGTTCTGGCAGAGCGAAATCATTCAGGTTGGAGTTTGCCTTTTGAATCTTCAATCACTGAAAATCACGAAGTCACGTCAAATTCTGGTGAAGCCAGAAAGAACTCCTATCACAGGTTTCTGCACTACCCTTACCGGCATCACTCCGGAACTGGTGGCACGAGAAGGGGTCACTCTGGCTGAGGCCATGAGAATCCTGGAGAAAGAGTACAAGCTGGATGAGAGAACCTGGGCTACCTGGGGCGATTATGAGCTGAAGATGTTGGAGACAGACTGCGAAGCAAAGAGAATTACCTCCCCAGGTCGCATCCAAAATCACATTAACCTGAAACGACTTCTAGCCGTGGAACTCGGTCTTCTATGGGAGGATGATTTGGATGCTGCTCTAGCTCGATTCAGACTGAACTTTGAAGATCTTCACCCCCAAGAGATAGATGCTGTTGACATCGCCCAAATCTACCAGAAGCACCTGACAAAAGTCAGGGCTTGCGAACCATCCTGTGGAGAACCCGGTTTGTGGCCTCTCAAAGGTTGGGACCTGTGATGGAAGATGTCTTTGATTGGCCTTGGAGTCAATCAAGGCTGGTTATGCTCTTTCCATGTCAACTGCCTCAATTAAGCATGAAAGCGGCAACTCCATGAGCAATACCTTCGTTGAGATGGCCTCGAAATACAAGAAGGACCTTCAGTCCCACCTGCGGGCACAAGTTGAGGAGTTCGCCAAGGAAAATCCAAAGTATTGTGGGATTCAGTGGGATCAGTACACTCCGTCTTTCAACGACGGTGAACCCTGCTATGCCACCATGTCTGACCTTCGACTTCTTCTCGTTGACGAGGAAGAGGGAGATGGTTACATTGATGCCTACGAGTTCGATAGTTTCACTCCCGAAGGCCAAATCAACGAGTTAATTTCTGACAGCATTGGCCTGATGACTTGGCTGTTCGAGGATGACAAGACCATCACAATCACAGCCTCCACTGTGACCACAGAGGATTACAGAGAATGAAGCAGAGCATCCAAGATAAGCTCAACGAAATCAACGAAGCCCGTCAGAACTACAAGGCCCTCATGCAAAAGCATGGGGCTGCTCTGGTTCAGGAGATGGCCAACGACATCTTCGATGCCTTCCCGGTCGTTCGAGCCATTCAGTGGACACAGTACACTCCGTATTTCAATGACGGAGATCCCTGCTACTTCAGTGTCAACGAAGCCCGGATCGCACTGAACGAAGACTTCATGGAGAGTCTGCAAGCCTCAGAAAAGCAGTGCCTCTACGAATGCCGTGATGATTTCATGGAGTTTTCCTATCGTCTTGACGACCACCCGGACTCTCCGACCGCCAAGGTGTTGAAGAAGATCAAGAAAGCCCTGGGAGAATTCCAGGGTGTCCTGAACGACCTCTCGGAAGCCATGGAGGAAGCCTTCGGGGACCACCAGCAAATCACCATCACTCGGGATGGGGTTGAATCCGAAGAGTATAGCCACGACTAAGGGTCAACAGAACTTTAGAGCAAGAGGAGAGCCGCAGATGAAGCCGTTGCAGCATGCCAAGATCAGTGCCAAGAAGCATGGCGGTAAGTGGGAGGACTACATCGACATCCATGAGTTCTTCGACCAGACCAAGGCACACATCCCGGACATGAGGCACCGTGCCATCCTGCATAACTCCCTGGGCATCTACATTGCCCAGCAAGTGTTCGGTGAGGTTCGGACCAACAGTGCTGGTCGGGAATACTCCGTTCGGGACATTGGGGAAGACCACGTTTTGGAGGACTTGGGAACCATTCCTTCCATGGCTTCCATCATCGAATGCATTGATACCAAACATTTGAAATGGCTCGGCGGCTTACCCAAGAACAAGCGAACCTTGGTTAGCAAGATACCCCGCAAGAAGTCCGATGAGCCACCAGAGGAGATCATCCACGAAGGGGCCTGTACGGCCTGCGGACTGGAAGATGGCCGCCACACCCAGGAGTGCCCCGAGAAGGGCAAGGAAAGGACGCTGGAGGTCAAGGAAGGGTTGGTTGATGGGAAGTGTGAAGACTGTCCAGATTTGAAGAGAGTTGAAGAGGCTCCACACTCTGGACTCTCGGGCAGGGACATGGTAGTAGATGGAGCGGCTTCTTTCCGAAGCGCATTGATGAGGGACTAACGCCCCAAAAGGACTAAGATAATGGCACACCGGATTCACATTCCAACCGTAGGAGACAAATTGGTTCTTGCAGAACCATGGACCTTTACCCTGCATTATGAGTACCGAAACAAGAAGTTGTTCCAGATGGCAATTCCGGTCAAAGACCGGGAAGGCGGCGGATACGGCAAGTTGGGTAATTCTTTGCAACTAACATTCCCGACAGGCTGGGAACTGAAGGTTACTCGGGTATACATCCGGCAAGGACGGCCGGGATATGATTCCATTAGCTTTATGTGCCCCTACAATGGGAAGAATGTAAGGTTTTGGGTCAAACTACAAGATGTCAACAAGATGATCGTGGTGGAGGAGAGTGAGCATGACGATTGAACTCACCGAAGAAGAGAAGGCTATGACTCTGGAGGAGTTTGAGGATCAGCAAGAGAAGATAGACCGTCCGCCGGATATCCAGGATGAGAATAGAAATTGGGTCTGTGGTGAGTGCAAGGATCGGCACCTGGATTCTTGTAAGATTTACCAGCATTTCCGAAGATGGTATGAAAAGCTGACTCAGGAGAACGAGAAGGCTCAAAATCAGCCACGCCCTGAGTGGATGTGTTCGGGATGTGACGAACCCAAGGAAGGGCCTCATCGATTCTCCTGTTATGCGAGTGAAACCAAAGCAAATCAACTGACGGTTTCGGCAACTCAGAAAGAGGATGGGACGTTTATGACCCATCTTTCAGGGACAGACCTATCTTTAAAAGGGTGAGCTATACCACCCTTCAAACCAAACTGGCAAAGCTAAAGAATGGGGACCGACTTCCCCTAGACATGCTACGAGAGCTTGCTGACTGTAACCCTCATTGGTCTTTTTATAAAGGGAAACAGCAATTCAAGCTGGCGGATCATATTTCCCTTGTCTCTGAGTTCAGATTTCGGAGGTGGACCGAGAGCACCCAGAAGACAGATGGCTCGTGGAACTTCCATGAGGCCAAGGGGAACCTGACGTTCAAGGATGGCACCAAAGCTACCGTTCACTTCGACCAATCCAGCTTTTACAAGATGGACGTTTTGGGTTCCAGATACAGGAGCACTTATTTCAGTCTTTTGAAGCCTGGAAAGTTGGCTATTGTGGCCGAAGAAGTTATTTCGTTGTTGACCGAACACGAAATGATTATGGATGGAATCGACAGTCACCAACAGAATCGCCTTCAGGTTTCAGAAGGGACACCGGTTATGGTATTGAAGACGTTGATGTTCGACTCCATCCCCTTGGTGAAAGTTCTGTGCGGTGAAGAAATCAGGTGGACGTATGGAGTTCTATATGACAAGGACACCTTTGATGCAAACGACAACGACAACCATTGGCTCTGAAACTAAAAAAGAAGCCGCTCTCAATGAGCTGAAATCAGGGAAGTGGTACAAGATTCGAGGCCCGAAGAACACGTTGCTCCTGTTCAAAGAACCGAACATACAAGCCAAAACTGTTGGAGCCTTGAAAGACACCCAAATTTTCATGGTGATCCAAACTGGTGAAACTCATGCTGCCCTGGAACAAGACAGTCTGAAGAACCGGAAGTGGGTCTACCTGGGAGTTGGCGAGCAATTTGGCTATGTCAGCTTCAGTGCATTAACAATGTTCGACGAAGTGACTCCGGAGACCTGAGCCCCAGGGAGCCTATCTACCTTCAGGTGCAGGAGGCTCTCATGACTGTTATTATGGCCCTGAAACGTAACGGACAGGTTTGGCTTGGCGCAGATACACGAATCACTGATGGTGATTATGGAATCGACTATCAAGTGAGCGAACACGAAGATTTCCATCATTCCCTGGAAATGGACTCAAAGTTAGTTCTACTGGATCATGCTATCATCGGATGTGCTGGGGATGTCACCATGCGGAATTACCTGGAGTTATTTGTCTCTAGAAACAAGAACAAAACTCTTCCTTTCGACCACAAGCTTCATGTGATCGAATTCTTCATTGTCTTCAAGAAGTTCCTGAAAAAAGAAGCAGGACTTGGCGACTCTGGCTCTAATGAAGTTCAGGGCATACACAACACCTCTTGGCTGGTTGCCACTCCAGAACGCATCTTCACAGTTGACTATGACGGAGCCGTTCTGGAATATCCTGTTATGTGCGCGGTTGGTAGTGGCACATACAGTGCAAGAGCTGCCCTGGAATATATGTTGGAATATCAGCCAAAGATTCTGCCCACCAAAATGCTGGAAAGAGCCCATGAGATTGTTGTCAGGCACAACCTGACCTGTGGCGGCAACCAAATCCAGATAAACGTAACGAAGGCACTTGGCTCTGTTGAAACTGAGTAATGGGGGTGGATTTCTGTTATTTGGTGTGCTACCATACTCGTATGGGTCGCGTAATTTGCATCACAGATGTGCATGGGTGCTACGATGAATTTATGCTTCTGCTGGAAAAAGCAAAGTATTCTGAGGGAGTAGACCGGCTAGTTTTGGCCGGAGACCTTGTAGATCGTGGGCCGGCTTCTGCCAAGGTGGTCCAGTGGACTAGGCTGGCTATGGCCAAGCACCCTGGGCTTGTTGAGTGCGTGATGGGCAACCATGATGAAAAGCATTTCCGTTACTGGAAGCATGTCCTAAAAAAAAGAGAACATTCTAACTATAAGATCCCCATGCGACCCTTTAGCATGGACAAACTTCAGGTTTTCAACTCCTTTGAGGATGAAGATCTGGAGTTTATCGGTCAGTTGCCAGCTTTCATTTCCCTCCAGGAAGACCGAGAGGGTTGGTTGGTAGTGCACGCTGGCTTGGAGCCTGGAAAGGATTTGAAAGACCAGGACGTGGGTAAAATGACCCATATTCGATTCTTGCACCAAGAGACACGTAAAACGGTTTCTTTGGATGATAACCACCAGCCTCCGGCTGGCTCTGTGTACTGGACGGAAGTGTACGACCTCCCTTACAGTGTGGTTTATGGCCACACTGTCCATAGCTTTACCAAACCGGAAGTAACAAGGAAGGCTCACGGTCCGACACTTGTGGGTCTTGACACAGGAGTCTGCTTTGGTGGTCGCCTTTCAGCGTTTTTCATTCCGGAACATGGAGAAAAAGTAGGGCCTGAACATTTTGTACAGGTCCAAGCCAGCAAAGCCTACTCTAGGAGTCTTCTTCAGAATGTCAAATGGGATGAGTAAGCCATGCCTGTAACTCCCGCACAAGCCCGGAAATTCTACAAAGAACGAGAGGAATTGCTGGAAAAAATTGACGAAGCCATTCTCGCAGCTTACACTAAGAGCATTCCTGCGAAGATAGAAGTTGTCATCTCGAAAGAGCATTACAAAAACGAACTTTTGGCAGAGTGGCTGATGAATCAATACGAGGAAGCGGGTTGGAAGACTTATTTCGACAGACATTCTGGCGAAGAGGTATTCTTGTTTGTTCTCACGGAAGCAACAAAATGAGCATCAAGGCTGTCAACTGCGACTCTATGAAAGGCTACATTTTTTAATGAACGAATGGCTCGAAAAGTCTGTGAGTTCATCGGAGCACACGAGAGCAATGGAGAGAGTAACGACCTTTTTGTGGTCAATTACCACATGGGGGTCTCTCGGAGTTGTGCTGTATCTGATTTTGTACGGTCTGTATGCGGCATCGACTATAGGTTCCGGAAGCGGATGAACCCACAGAACAATTTGAGCCTTTTGGTCAAGGCCCTGCTTAGGGCAGCCTGGGAAGAGTTTGACAAAGAAGGATTTGAGGCATGAAACAAGATACGATTGAGAGTCTGGCCCTGGAATTGGCACAAGCGGCCGGAGAGTCAGATTGGAGAGGCCCTGGAATCCAAAGGGACATTGATTCAGTCAGCCATGGTTGGATCCGATGGTCCAGTGTCGTTGGATGGCCTCGTGAACTGGCAGAACGAATCGACCGATTCATCACAGAACAAAGGTCTCATCGGGGCAAGTAGTGCTTTCTTCAGTCCGATAGCACGAAGTGGATAAAGGCTTCCGCAGAAGGGATGTTTTGTATGGCCTAGCTAATCGGATTGTTTCCGAAGTTTCCTACCACGATGAAGTGGATTCCATCGCTCTTCAGGATGGCAGAAGCACCAACCGTAGCAGCGAAAGTAAGCTTGGCGCCAGCAACCGAGCCAGAGACCAAGGCAGTTGTTCCTGCGGTTTCCTGGGAGCTGGTAACAATGTGAGCCGAGGCCGAACCAACCCTGAACACAAACTCAGCTCCGGGACAAGAAGCAGCCGTTGGCAGAACCACGGTCTGAACTCCAGAGCCAGAGATGATATTCACTCCACCGTCACCTGCGGTGAGGGTAGAAGATCCAATGGTTGGAACCCCGTCAACAGGGAATGGCGCAAAGCCCCGGTTGGCAGTGGTGCGTTCGATGGAAACTCCAGTTTCATCTTTGTAGGTAACTGGACCCAAAGCAGAGTCGATACGAGTTTTAAGTGGCATGATGATCCCCCTTGAAGGTGCCAATAAATAGGATAATCGGGATCAATCATTCTGCCAAAATCGGCTTGCTTCAGTTGAGCCTGAAAGGTATCTAGGGTTTTGCCTTCTGGACTGTACTTTCTGACTATTATAAGGAAAAGGACAGCGGCTAGGAGCCTCTTTTCCTAATTAAGCAGCATGGACCCAAGCAATCTTCTGAAAGAATACATCAATGCCATCCTGGATTCCAGGGAAGAAGACTTCCAAAAGATTCAGGCAGCCAACGAGAGCTACGATGCTATCCTGGGCTATATCAGTAGGCTTGACAGAAACCCAAAGGCTTTTGCTCGCGTTTTCCAGGTCAATGACCAGGGTTTCTTTACAGGTTTTGCTTTGGGAGCCAGAGTGAGACGAGAAGAACACCTTCAATTGGCTGTGTTCTTCATGGACAGGGGGCTAGCTGGCATCAAAAGTAAAGTAAATGCCCAGGCTTCTCGAATCCGTGTGAGGCCGATGAGCACCACAGCAGCAGCCATCAAGGGCTATCAGATTAGGATCTACTTTGATGCCCCAGAAGAAGCCAGAACGAGCCCCAAAGCCTACAACAAGTGGCTTGCAGCCAACCTGGAAGACTTGCTGACGAACGACGGCACAAGGTCTTCTTACGTTCACGAATTCACTCACGTCCAAGATTTTAAGCGAATGGACCCTAGGTTTCTTCTTCGGAGAGGGCAGCAAAAGCAAGCCGAAAAAGAGAGACAGCAGCAAGCAGGTGAGAAGTCAAGAGACTTTGGAGCCTATGCCAACGACCCCCTGGAGTTGAATGCCTACTTCTTTCAGGCCATGTCGGATGTGCAAACCCAACTCAGGAATGTAAAAACTCCCGAGGAGAAAAGAGCTATCATCGGCTCCTCCCCGCAAGAGTTCGTTGACAAGTTTATGGGAACCTACCTCAAGAAACAGGTCAGGAAAAATATCGACTCCGAGAACTGGAAAAGGCTTGCCAAGAGGGCTGCTACTTCTTGGGAACTACTTATTGGAGTGTAATCATGAAGAAATCCGAACTTGCTACCTTGGTTCGTGAAGCTGTCCTAGCTGGTATTGAAGAAGCCAATTATCCCGAGGGGTTCAACGTGGAGGAATTTAAGGCTCTTCCTTCGTTTGCGGCTCGGATGAAATACGTCAAAGCAAGACTTCCCAAGGTTGCTCAGGGAAGTGCAAGGGCCGTCTTTATCGTGGATGATGCTACTGTCCTGAAGGTTGCCATGAATGAGAAGGGGAAGGCCCAGAATGACGTTGAAGCTGATGTTGGCAGGCAAGGCGGCTACCCTGTTGCCCAGGTCTTTGAGGTAGGAGACGGAGGAGTTTGGGTTGAGATGGAAAAAGCCACCAAGGCCACTCCCAAACTCTTCAAACAGCTTGCCGGGGTGGACATCAAGACCTTTGAACAGGTTGTCCGGTATTACGACATGGACATCAAAGGTAGAACGGGCTACATGTCCAGACCACAAGGCTACGATGACTTGGTGTCAGGTGACAATGAGCTGATCAATGATGTCCTTTCCTTGATGGCGGACTATGACATGCCTGGAGGAGATATTGGGCGTATTTCTTCCTGGGGGGTTGTCAACCGAGGAGGGCAGCAAAAGCTTGTCCTTATCGATTTCGGACTAACCAACGCTGTCTGGAGAGACTATTACGCCAAGTAAAAGGGCAGTTTTCAGTGATACCCAGCACCCTTCGAGAAGTCGAGAGTCCCACAGATGGGAGATTGTCCTACTGGAAACACTGGCTAAGAAGCTCTGGGTGTGCACACCCCGTGGTCTTATAGATTTGCGACCCAGGATTTAGAGCAAGATTGTCTTCTGGCCAATTTCTTAATGTTGCGGGGGTGATTACCGCAGTCTCAACTTCTCCAAGACCTTCCATTATACAGTGTATAATGGAGTAAATCTGTTACTCAAAGTCCTCGGAGTTAAGGTCTTCAAGGTCAACCTCTGTCTGGTTGCCACGGTTGATGGCAGCACGGAGGGACTCAGCGTACCCTGTGGCCTTCACGGCCAGTTCCACTGCTTCCTTGATCGGAACGGTACGAACCGAGGATACCTCATCGGCAGAACGAGAACGGTTCCGGTAAGGGTTGGCATCCTCCATGGAGGCTTTCCTCCACAGAGCTTCCACTCGGCCAGCTCCTCCCACACGCTTGACAGCTTCAGTGAGAGTCATGACCTTGCTTCCAGCCTTCACAGTCACCTGGAGGTTGTACCGAGCTTGACCAACCTGGAGACGCGCGATGGCATCTTCTGCCCGGTTCATCTCAGCCACCAGTTCTTGAGGCTTCGCCTTGGCCTCCTCACGTCCTGGGAAGACATGCAGGGAGCCATCGAACTGCTTGTGTGCCGCTTCGAGACGCAGTGCCCACCGACGGAGGGCATCACGGAACATTCCACCGTTTACCTTCATAACAACCTTTCAGGTTTCAAAAAACCAAGATCCTAACTATGTTGTCCGGAACCAAACTTCCAGGCTAGATGCTGGCTCGGGTGAAGGATTTCACTTCAACCTTCTCACCGCATTTGGCTGAGAATGCCTTGATGGCCTGTCCAACCGTCTGCTTGGAATCTAGCACAAACGGCTGCTCGGTCAAGACCTTTTCGGAGAAAACTTTCTGCATCTTGCCCTGGAAGGCTTTCTCCAGCTTCTCGCCCGTCATTCCACGCTTCTCCAGGTCGGAACGAGCAATCTCCTGCTCCGTGAGCAAGTCCTCGTCATCCATGTCTGCCACCGTCCTGGCAATCGGGTTGGAAGCCATCACGTGCATGGCGATGTTGTTGGCAAGCTCCTGGAACTCCGGGGTCCGAGCAACGAAGTCCGTCTCACAGGCAAGCACTACCATCACACCCACACTCTTGTCGTGGTGGATGTAGGAGCCAACCACGCCAGCTTTGGCCGACCTTCCAGTGAAGCTGTCAGCCTTTGCCTCGCCCTTCTTCCGAAGGATCACCGTGGCCTTCTCAACGTCTCCATTCGCTTCCTTGAGGGCGGAAACGCATGCAGACATACCGGCACCAGTTCTGGCTCTGAGTTCTTGGATAGACATGGCTATTCCTTTGCGGATCCAGGAGGGATCGAACCTCCGCAACGTTCTTCACGTTGGCCTCCACTTTCCAGGCGGGCACGTTTCCACTCCGTCATGGATCCAGGGACGCTTAACTATGTCACAGCTCGTAGACGATGAATCGGGCGTCCGTGTTTTTCTCCAGGACATCCAGGATAACCTCTACGTCGTCCCAGTCAAGTCCTCCGATGCCACAACCGATCTTAGGCATGGCAATCACGGGGAGACTTGGCCCGAAGGTCTGAATGGCACTCCGGAGGGATTGGTCGATCCACTCCAGCCGAGCGTATGGGCCTGGACGGTCCTGGGTGGCAAGGTTGAGGATGTACCGTTTTTCGACCCTTCCGGCGTAGTTCTTGCCTTTCCAGACGAAGGCATCTCCGGGGGAGAAATCCTTGTGCTGGCACTTGAACTTGTACCACTCGAACATCTCGGGGTACCGGTCCTTGAATTGCTTGGCAATCCCAGCACCCATCACCCCGAAGGTGTTGCACCCATGGGCAAGGGCAACACCGTCCTCGGCATTGAAAAGGTTGCCCTTGCGCTTGTCCATGGTCTGTTACTCCCTGGCTTGGAGCTGCCCTTCAGCAATCATCTGAAGGGTAGCGTAGTAGATTTCCCGGCGTACAGCCTTCGGAAGACGAAGGTACTGACGTCGTTCAGTTTTACTCATGGTCCTGCGAATCAGAGATCGTTCGTGTGCCCGACGAACCTGGCGAGACATTTTCGAGAGAGGCGCTTGAGCCATTGCAATTCACTTCCTTTTCGAATTCCTCAGAGGACTCATCCAGTTCTTTCCGAATCTGTTCGGCTAGAACAATAATAGCCCGAGCTGTTTGGTGGTCAGCTTTTGCCACAATGTAACCGTCCGAAGCCGTTACCTCTTCCGCCCAGTCCGACTCAACCCTCCAGGGCAATGGATGTTCCAGCACTTGTTGCAACACCAAGACTCGAAGCATCCTGTTGGGCAATTCGTCTGACTCCATGCCAGAAACCTAACACACCCTAGGCATCCATTCCACCTTTTTTCGTATGTTTCCACCACGTCTTGAAAATAGACTCGTCGATACCAAGGTAGTCCCAGAGAGATGACTCTCCCCCGAACTCTTGCCACTCTTTCACCAGCTCCTCCAGGCTGTCGTTGCAATATATCTGGTCAGGAGGTTGTGACGAAACAGAAGGATAGGTGGAGATAGAATCGGAAGCGTCTGTCATTATCAACCTAGCGGAAGAGGGGAGATTCGAACTCCCATAGGCTTTCTGGGCCTAACCTCAATTTTCGAGACTGGTACAATAACCGTTCTGTCACTCTTCCGTAAGGGTAACTATGCGATTCAAGAACAACCATTCTTACGCTGCTGTTGCTAAATCGCTAATGATTTCGCCCTATATTATGCAGGCTGCAATTGAGCTAAAAGCGATAACTCTGTTCAGACCTTTGCTGAATGGGTAGGGCGTTTGGTCCAAAGGAAACGATTGCGGAGCCTTACTCAGGTGGAAGTCCAAGCACTGCACGACAACGATTGTTGGCGACTTTGGCATCCTCAACCGAAGCCTCACAGCCTAGAAATCTACGTTTCAAAGAGAGAGCTGATACTCCGGTGGTTCCCCAGCCAGCAAAGCAATCAACCACCAAATCATCCACATTGGAATGGGTTTCAATCAACCTATTCAGCAATGGAATTGGCTTCTGAGCTTGTCTCTCGGGTCGTTGAAGTTCCGGAATGTCTGTCCAGACATTGCTGACACGTTTGAACTCGCTCTTTGCCGGATACTTTTTTGAAAAACCCGCATATCCCCGTTTGATGTTGGTCAAGGGGATGTTGAAGGTCACCTTGGTTCGCTCGGGTGACATGCTGTACCATGCAATCTCCTCCCGGCAGAAGAGATAGTCATGAGATTTGCCATAGGCTCTCCTTTTGCCCCAGGTAATGAGATTGCGATAGTGAAAAAGGTTTTTCTCCTCGATCTTTTGGAGGAGCGAAAAGAACGGTCTTTCTTCGTGCTTCCCAATACCTCCAAAGAAGATAATGGAACCGTTCTCTTTCATCTTGGGCTTTACAGCTTCTAGAAGCCTGTACATCCAGTCAACGTAATCTTTTACAGATTTCCATTGATTGTCCCAGGAGTCCTCTACAATACCCATGTACGGAGGATCCGTCAAGAACAGATCCACAGAATTATCCTGGAGAGTCTTGATAAAATCGAGGCAGTCCTGGGCGGTGATGTAGGTGGTCATAGCATTGTTTTGATCTTGCATGCCGAAATGTCCGTGTAAACAACAAATTCATGCGGGATGATGATGTTGTCTGTTGTTATGTGAGGGTGCACTTCCAGTGCCTCGCAATCTACCTCTAATCCGACCCACATTCCAAGATAACAGGCAGACCCTAGTTGCCTAATGGGCACTATAAGATCATCAGTAAGGAAGATTCTGGGTGGATTCCATTCTCTTTTAATGCCGATTCCGCCCTGGCCGCAGCGTTCCAGAAGCAATCCGTGAAGAAGAATGGATGCAATGTTTGCCCTGCGGGTAAGATGGTAAAGAATCATGGATCCAGTCCTTGGAGATTGCCTGTTCCATTGCAGGTTTTACAGATGCCATCACCGAAAGTGGGTCTTCCGTAACCTCGGCATTCCTTGCAAATGCAGGTCTTGGCCAGATTCATCATCCGGTCAAAAGTTTCTTCATCTGATTCGTGGATGAGGCGAATCATTGCCAGCTTGGTTCGCATCCGTTCCAACAGCTCAAGTTGACTGACAATACTCTTGAGTTCCTTCAAGGCCTTCAAGGCATCGTTCATGGCACAGCCGGTTTCATGCCGCCAAGATCTTTTAGCATGACCTTGAGCAAAGCATAGGTCAACTCGACATCCACCTTGGCATCGTGATTGCCAGAGGGATTAATGCCGTAATGGAGGCACAGCTTGGCAAGAGATCCGTTGTTGTCATTTGGAATCTTCCCCAGAAGCTGAAGAGTTTGTCCCAAAACAGAGGTGTCAAGCCACCTGTGACCACAAAAAGCTTTCCAGTCGGGAACAAGCTTTTGAGCAAACCTAACATCCAGGTTGATGTTGTGCCCCGAAGGAATCAACTTGCTGTTAGTTGGGCAGTTCAGCAACAAAAAGTCACGGAGTTTTTGTTGCGCTTCCAACTCTGGAATGGCTTCGGCGTCATGCTTCAAAAGGTCGATCTTGTTGACCCTCAGAGCATCAATATCAACCACGTAACGGCCGTTGGGCGGACGGATCTTCAGGTCAATGACGTCGAGCTCCTCTAACTTTTCATTAAGAACCATGCCGTAGAGAGTGAACAAAGAGACTTCTTTCTCCTCAAGACCACCAGTTTCAACATCGAACAGGAAAAATCGTTTCATGGCCCACCAAAGATAGCACTTCTTTGAGGGACATAGCACCTATTTTCCGTTGCACCTCGTTACCCTTGTCGTATAGGACCAACGTAGGAAGCCCACGGACATCCTCCTCTTTTGTCAGGGAGTAGGATTCATCACAGTCCACATACCTGATTGACACCTTGCCAGCCAGAAGAGGGACAGCTTGATCTAGGATGAGCTTGAGTCTTTTGCAAGGAGCACACCATTCAGCTCCAAACAAGACTAGAATAGGAATAGGAGAGGATTTGATGGTGGAGATGAAGTTCTCCGGGGTAAGTTCAGGAAGGAGCATAGGGGTAAATATACCCCATGCCTCGGGTCTCAGTCCTTCTTGTAGCTGGTGCCATTAAAGAGACGGAGGATGTGGATGAAAAGGTTGATGAAATCGAGGTAAACCTCAAGAGCCATGTCCAAAGCAGCTAAAGCGGTCTGACTCTCCATTCCCTTCTTCCGGATGGCCTGGGCGTCGAAGATGGCCAAACCTGTGAACAACAGGACAGCTACGCCAGAGATCAGGTAGCCCATAGGCTGGGAATGAATGAACAAGTTGATTACCATAGTTGCAATCAAACCCAACAAGCCAAAAAACAGCCATAAACCCCAACTATCCAAATTTTTCTTGGTGGCAAAACCGTAGAAACTTGCTGCTCCAAAGATCCCAGCAGAAGCCAAAAAGGCCAACAACACAGTAGCTGAACTGTACCGAATCAACAAGCCCGAGAGCGTAAGGCCGTTCAAAACAGTATAAGCTCCCATTAATGCTAACCCGGTAGCCAGAGAGAGATTTTTTCTTAGCCTGGAATAGGCTACTACAAGGCACAGCTCCACCGTCAACAGGGCAACAAATACCCACAAGTGAGTTAGTAGCCACTGGACAGCACCGACTGCTAGTGCTACGCCAGAGGTTCCAGCGGTTACCAACAGCATTCCTGTCATCCAGGTATAGACTTTTGCCCCAAAATTTGCAAGCACCTCTGAAGTGGGGGCTGAGCTCTGTCGATACACATTCGTTTCCATGAGTTGAGAATTCCTTTTGAAGGAAGTGTAGCGCAATTCAAGTTGAATTTCAACTTCATTCTTCTGTTGGCTCAGGATCTCCTGACCTTCGAATGGAGAACATGCGATCTGGCAGGAACCTTGTGTACCCGTCAGCAGTGTGGTTAAGCAAAGTGATGGAGTAACAACTCCAAGAGGAGGTGGTGTAGAACCTGGGCTTGTTTAGGAGCTTCTTTCGGATAACCAGTCCCTTGGTCTTCTGGAATAGAATCAGGTCTCCTTTGGAAACTGACTCGTATTTCATGATTTCTGTGACGGGAACAAGCTCCCAGGGGTTGAAGAACCACATGGTCTCGTGGCCCTCAGCCGTCTTAGGATTCCAGGGATTGATGGGTTTGAGTTGCTTGGTCTCTGGATCCACCTGGAAGCCCTTGTAGAGCTTCAAACCCACCGAGACGACCCGGAGGTTGGTTCGTGCTCCAAGACGCTTCCTTGCCATTCTCAGAGTCTCCTGGACGTTGTTCTTGTCCACAAGGGTGAGGGCCCCGGCAATCCGGACAACGTAGTGGGTTACCTCTCCGACATAAGCGACTGTTGTATCCTTGGAGGTGTCTCCCAATTGAAGGGAAGAAAACAGGTCGTGGGGCTTTCTCTCAAAAGCTCCAAAGTGATCGTATCTATCTGATTTCCTGGCTTTAGTCCAGGAAAACTCAAACTGGAAGGTGCTGCCAACGGGAACAATGGCTGCTGTGGCCAAAATTCTAGGTCGAACCAGTGTTCCTAATGTTTCAGGTCTGAATCTCATGGCCGCTGAAAATAGATAGGAGGAACCTACCGGTTCTCTGGCAGCTTGATTTCGATGATATTACGAGTCTGAATCGGGCTGTGTTTTCGGCTTCTTCGCAAGCTTTTGAACAGGCTTGGGAGCTTCCGGTTCAGCAAGAGGGGTTCCATCCGGAAGAGATAGAGCCATGTCCTTCATTTCCTGAGGGATAAAAAACTCTCCAGCTTGTTCGATACGAGCAACAACTTCCTGGAATTGGGGCTTATTCTGAATTCCTTCTTGTCTGCACCAACGTTCAAATGACACCCTTCGACGGTTAAGAAGATGAAGCAGAGAGGTTGGGCCGGTGTTGGGTATCATGGTGCTGTCTTTTCTTTCTTGATTTGATTGTGGATCTCGAAGAGTACATCCGAAAGAGCTTCGTGGACCTGCTGGTCTTTCAAAGTTCTCTTGATTTGCTCCTCGGTAATTGTAGCTCCCAGTTCTTCCGAGACGTTCTTAACTAGACGACCCAAGGAATTCATGAGAACATTCCGTGCTGTAGCATGATTCATCTGGTAGCCCGCAGCCGACATGATTTCGGCAATCCGGCGAAAATCAGTGCCTTCCTCCAGGGTAACGTACTTGGTGGCAGCAGTCTTGATAGTTTCTGGCGTCTTAGACATTGGATCCTTCTCCGGCAGAGTCTTGAATCGAAGGCACTTTTTGGATCACATCATACCGCAAGAGAATGATATTCCTTTCTCGTTCTGGTAGCTTCAGAAGAGCTCTTTTCACCACTTCAACCAAGGTATGGTAGTCGGAAACAGAATCGCTGCTAACATCCAACTCATCCACCAACAAGTCCTTGATGGAGAGACCAGTAGATATGCCTTTCCCATGCTGAGCAGGAATGGCGGTATCCATGGAGGAAATCCACCTGGATTTCAGGGAGTGGTTGATGCTATTGAGCATTTTCTCGGAAACACCGAGTTCTGCCGCATTCCCCTCAACCAAATCCTTAAAGCCGAGATTCTTCTCCTTCATGGTCTTCAGAAGCTTGTTCTGAGCTGTCCGGATGTGTGAAGGTACATGGAGCTGAGGATCCTGGGAAAGAAGGTAGTTGTTGATAGCATGGCGTATCCACCACGTAGCGTAGGTACTGAACTTGAACCCACGGTGAGGGTCAAACTTCTCCACAGCTGACAACAAGCCGAAAGAACCCTCTTGGAGAAGATCTTCCCGAATACGTTGGTGTTCCTTCTTCTTGGAATAGAATTTGTTGACCACAAAAGTGACCAACTTGCAGTTCCGGTTCGCAAGAACATTCCTCAGATTCTTGTCTTGTTTCGCCAACTTGCCTTTGGCATCCAATTCTTTCGTCTCGGAATACCGGAAAAACAGCTTCATGTCCTCGTCTCGATCATCCAGATTCTTTGAAAGAGCCGTAGCCGCTGCTTGAGTTATCACTGATGTTGATGTTTGCTGATATGATTCCATCCCTGTTTTTCCTGCCCTTTCGAGGCCTTGCTGCCCAGTTCATATAGGATGTAAGGCACTCTGCTCGGATCTTCTCAAACTTTGCCTCATTGATCCTGAGGCAAAGACTCCTTGCCAACTTTTTTCCAACCTCCCAGGCTTCAATCTCCTCTTGCACCTTTGCAATTTTGTATGTAACGGTTGCATACCTCAGAGGTTTCCGAACCAACTCCGGATATCTGTCCTGGTAAGTAAAATCACACTCCAACATCCATGCATGACCAATTTCATGCAGGAAGATGTAGTAGAGGATTTCAAGCTTTCGTTGTGCATATAGGGTTATCACCTTATCATGGTACTGATTCTTCCTTTTGTTTGAATACTCTATCCTCCAGGAATGCTGAGAGCAGAACTCAGTCAGACGCTTAATACTCGCCTGGATCTCCTCTTGGCCTAGTTCGATAGGAAAAAGTGCCATATGAATAACCTTAAATGTAGCAAGCCCTACATCCCCTTGGGCCATAGAGCAACCTACCATACATGCACTGTCATATAAACCAATTTAACCGGACTGAATTTAACTCTTCTCCTTTCTTCCCTCCTCCCCCCCTCTTGGTTATCCTCCACCACCATGGAAAGTCTGGAAAAAGATTGGCAAAAGCAACAAAACCTAGAAGTTACGCTTTGAAGTTTTCATCGGAATGCTATTCTGACTTGACGTGGGGGTGTTGGTGGTTAAGATGGGTTGTGCAAGGAGAAAATCACATGACAACCCTGATTACCGACAAGCTTAAGGCCCTCGGAGGCCGTTGGGACTCGGCCCGCAAGGGCTGGATGGTCCCGGACGAAAAGGCTACTGAAGCCCAGGAGCTGGTAAACTCGGCATTCGGACGTCTTCTGGGTTCTGTACACGGTGTGGAGACGATTGTGGTGGTACGGCCTACCACTGCAACTATGAGTAAGGTGTTTCCTACTCACAAAAGGTTCAGTCGGTGTGACACTTTGGCTTCGGAGATGCTCCCTTAGCTCAGTGGTTAGAGCAGCCGCCTTCAAATCGGTTGGTCGTGGGTTCAAATCCTACAGGGAGCGCAAGATGCGTAAAACATGGACTTCATTTAAAGATGACGAATTCATCCCTATTGTCGATGAGGCCCTTCAAGAGTTGACCAGAGAAGAGTGTGACCTCGAAAAGGAGCCAAATTTGTCCTACATGTTTTCCCGTTATCCCAAATGGGAAAAGGTAAATCTTCTCTATGTGTGCAAAAATGCTAAGAATGGGAGCAAGAAAGGGATCATCAATCTTGATGTCGCCGACAGCATTGTCCTTCTTGACAAGGAATGCCTTGTTGTCAATTATTGCAAAGTAGTAGCTTTTGAGCCTCGCAGCGAATGGGTTGTGTTCAATTACATAGTCCAAGCCCACTGGAAAGAGGGTAAACTTCAAGTTTGTGCTGATATTGCCCCAAAAGATGAAGATTTGGAAGAACTTGACCCTCTGTTTGAACATTACTTGAGCTTGGAAGAAACGACCACACGTTGCGTGTGCAAGACATGATGGTTACCATGCTCATCCAGCTCAAAGGCAAGACCAAGACATAGATGAGGTGAAAGAAGCTGCTGGACTTTTGAATTGCTACAAGCTAGACATCAATGACCCCAAAGTCCAAAAGGTATTCCATGACTTTGGTGGTCAATTTGACATCAAGCAAAAAACCATTTTTACGATTAGCTCATACGAGAAGCAACACCGGAGCCCGGGAATGGGCCAAGAAGGGAAGAGAGAAGAATATGGCATCCAGCAAAAAAACCAAAAAACGTACTTTTGCCTGCGGACATAAAGGTTATGGCATTTTGTGTCACCGATGTGCCCAGGCAAATGACCTGGAGACTAAGGCTAATGAGTTGGCCCAAGCAATCAAGGCTCAGGCGAAAACCCTCCCCGCCTTCGTAGTGGTCCAAAAGGCCGCCAAGGCTACGGAGACGGCTCCGGAATTGGAGTCGGGCATTCTGATCAAGGGTGGGGGTCAGCGCATCTTCATCGGGACCAATAACAAGGACCAGGAGACAGCCCTGACCCAGGCTGTGGCTACCATGCGGGAGCATGCTACCCGCCTGGAGGCACGGCCAGAGAACAAGGTTCGTGTCTTCTCGTAACTGGGATGACTCCGGCATTATCTGGGTATAATAGCAAATGTCGATGAATCCTCCTTGCGGAACCTTGATTGAGGGTGAAGACCCTGCTCTGACCATGAAAAAAGAATTGGAAATCGACAATAACTGAAGGCAGCCGATATCTATCGGCGCTACTCTTGAAAGGTTGACAAAACGATACATGGAGAGTTGCTAGAGCCGGGCAATAGTCCTGTTTGCTAAACAGAGGACAGCCTTAATTGGCTGCGGGGGTTCGAGTCCCTCACTCTCCGCTAAGAAAGAAACTCCAGGATCTTCGGGTTCTGGAGTTTTTACATTTGAACTTTAGTGATTAGTTTGCTCGTCAAGACCGAAAGGGATGTCAAAGAGGCTTTTCCTCAACAGGAAGCCAAGTATGCCCGTAGGCTTGCCCAGAAGGCGCAGGAAGCCGAGTTCAAGGATCTGAAGGACTATCCCATCTCCCTCCAGCTTTCGAGCCCTGGAAGGACTCCCAGACTCAAGGAAGAATACCTCGGAGACCTTACCTTCGATGCTTTCAGGGAGCGAAGGGCAATTGGAAGGAAGTGAGCGGCTATCTTGAGAATCGTTCTCAGGGTGAGAAAATCCAAGGGGGAAATTAGGAGAACAGGTGGCGACAGATGGCCGACCCTCTATGTTCTAGGTGCTTCCATTTGGTCTTGAAGGAATCCGTGTTGGTACCGCCAAAAAGTGTTGCATCGGAATGTACCTCGGCTAGACCAGCAAGCAGCAGAGCTGCTTCTTCAGGTCTTTTGCTGAACTCTTTCGCTTCTTTAGCGGATAAACAGTGAAGATCCATGTCCATCTCGATTAGTCGAGCTACCTCTTTCTGCTCGGGATAGAGTTCACGGAAAATCTGAGCGGATATCTTGGCATGATTGGGGTAATAGACCTTGCCCTCAGCGTCAACCTCACGGCAGAAAGGTTTGCCGCAATCATGCCATAAAGCGTACTTCTCAAGGATGTGATCCGGAGGAAGTTTCTCTTGAAGCTTCTTGCCATAGGCCATGAGCCACTGTGGAAATCTCCATTGTTTCTGGTAGGAGTAGTGAGGATCCCGAAGGAACTGAAGAAGATCAAGCAGGTGTTCTTTGACAGATCCGCCGTGTTGAAGTATGTTCTGTCCAGAAGTCTGCTGGGTATTCTCCATGGCTTCCACCACTTCAAACTTCCTCTTCAGACGCTCCGGAGCACCTTCATTCACCCTTTTCCCAGCCAGAGGAAGACCAGAACAAACCTTCTTTACGTCAGGCCCAGGAACTATTGAAATGGCTGTCAACTCATTCCCAATGTCAGGCTCTCGGAACTCGGCAAACCGAATCCCCTTTTCTTTGAGCTTCAGAGAGAATTCAATGAGCTTCAGCTCATTGGGAACGTTCAGGCAGATTACGGAGTTGCTGGTCCGATACCACTCTTTCCACTCTTCAGGGAAGGATGCTGCAAACTCCATGGCAGCGTGTGTTGTCTGTGGAACTTGGTAGCCGGTAGGTAGGTCAGAATGGGTCACAACATAGAGTTTGTGGCCAGTCTGTTCAGACAGGGGGAGTTGAACAAGAATTCAAGCTTCGTGGTTGGTGTTCATTTCTCTTCTATTTTGTAGATATTCGGGACGGTTGTCTTGATGTTTCGGATCAGAAAGAGTTAGAGTTCATCTCATCAATGTTCAGCATCGAACTCCTGGACCTCATACCATCCGATGTTCAGGCAGTCCATAATCTCTCCTGCCTTCTCGTCGGAAATATTGTTTGGGACACGGGTGGTAGCCCAGTCCAGGTCAGTTAGAGGATCACCCGTCAGTAGCTCACAAAGCTTGCTATACTTGCCTGGAAAGCAAATGTCCGAGATGTTATTCTCATCCCCCGCATAGGAACCAAGGCTAATTCCCTTGACTTCCTTGATATTCAGGTTTCGAGCATATTGCTCAGCGGATACTTTTTTGCTGAATACCCTTTTATTGGTACCACCAGACCTGTGATAGAATTGGTCGTCATACTCCCAATTTGCCTCAACCACAATGTAGACTTTACCCATGGCCCCAATCTAACACTGAGGCCACAGGAAATCAACCTGTCATCTTCCGGAGAGTAGCTCCAAGGAGTGCTTGGTAGGGCCCCGGAAAGGCCACAGAAATGTGGTACCGAGGGTTGGTTGGGTTGTGAGAGAAGTTAGCATTCAAGATGCCAATGAACCTGACAATGCCCACTCTTTGACCATTTTTCTCAGCCAAGAGTTGATCCCCAGGCACAAGTTGCGGTTGGGGGACTTGGAAGTGCCCCTGAACCAAAATGCCATTCTGAAACGGGATAGAATTTTCTACCAAGAACATACTACACCTGCTGCCCATACTTATGGGTATGAAAAAGTTGGAATTTTACTCTATCATTCGGGAAGCAGTCAAGAATGCCTTGATAGAAGCTTTGGACTACCATGGAATGGAAGAGCCAAAGGAAATCCGCAAGGCAAGGTTGGCAGGCAGAGCGCAAGCACGAGCAAAGCTAGCAGGAAAAACACCCGCAGAGCTAGAACAAGCTTATTTGGCTATTGAAAGGCAGTCAGAGAGGGAATATGAGGACCCTATCAGAAGCGAATACCTCCTGGGAGCTAGAGAGCAAGTTCGAGACATGCTGAAGAAGCTTGGTCGTGGACTTCCGAAAAGGTCACAAGATCCCTGGACCCGCTAACGAAGCGGTTAGCTTGCCTTCGTTGAACAGGTTGGCCTGTCCGAAATCGGTCGGGGCCGGAGCCTCCCATCTTGGTTCTTGAGCCTAAGCTCTGCTTCTTTCTCCGGGCCAATACGAGAGAAGATTAAGCTTACAACCTTGCTAGTCTGCTCCTGGGCTAGTTCGGTGGTGAAGCCCGCTGCTACTGCAGCGGCAAACACCTCAGTCCAGAGCTCTTCTCGTGTGGTTACTTGAACTTCGATGGTCTTGAGAACTTTTTCCATATTGGTAACTATGGAAATGCTAGAACAACTCGGGGATGCCAAACTTCGTGAAGTCATTCCAAGGAATCCGAATAGGGCGATTCGCCGGAACGGCAGGACCATCCTCACCATTCTGAAGGCCACCCAGAAGGGAACTTCCCGTTGAGTCCGAGGGCTCAAAGCAAAGAGGAGATGGAGTCAATCAATGGGGTCGTCGATGGCCTGCCGAGCTCCTTCTGGGGTCTCGTTCAGGATGGTCTGGTAATGCCCCTCCTGGACCTTGAAGTCCCAACCACCAACAGCCTGAGCGGTCTTCAGGGAGTATGGACTACCTCTCCACCCGAAGGCAGTCACGCCTTTATTCGTGGAGAACCACATCAGGTCCCCGGCGGGATCACTGCCGGGCTGGACGTTTTGGAGGAATTTTACGGCTTCAGCTGAAAGACCCAGGTTCCGCTTAGCGTTGTTGATCACACACCTCAGTTTCCCGTTTCCGGCTGGAGTGAAGTCCGGGTGGGACTCTTCAGGATTGAAGGTTTCAATCACGAGATAGCCTTTGTACACCGTTGCCTTGACCTTCATTTTTTTCCTTTGTTGCCAAGGCCGTTTAGGCTCTTGGGCTTGTTCTAGATGCCAGTGTTGGCTTTGTTTCTTTTCTGTCAGTAGCCCGTATAGTCATTTGCAAGGTCTTTGTAGTGACGTGGAGGACTATCATCCGGGTCACCCGGATCGTAGGAGCGCTTTGTCTCCGCAAGCTTCTCGAAGAGAGTTGCATCTTCGATTTTCCCATCAGGACAGAATTTCTGCTTGTATTCCAAAGCTAGATCGTGAGAACCAAATGCCTTGGTCTTCTCCCCTTTGGAAACAACAAGGTAAATAGCCTTTGTGGTGTTGTGGCTCATTACGGGCTCCTAGTCATTGGGGCGCAACGCCGAGAAGATACCAGGAGTACAACGCTCCTGGGTGTCAATGATCCTGATGACAGGGAGACTGCAGAGATAGGCATCTCGCCGGAACAAAGCGGCGAGGTTTCTCTCTTCCACAACCACGGACTTCATCTCCGTGAAAACCGTGACCGTTCGTTTGCTTTTCCCTTCCCCTTTTTCGCACTGCTCTTTGACGCCACCGACCACCTTAACGCGCTTGCTCATTTGCTCTGTTCCTTTGTTTCTTCGTTTTTTTTAACAAAGAGGCAGAACCAACTCTGCCTCAATCCCAACCGTTTTAACACATCACAGCAGAAACCAACACCTTTTATTGAGAGCCGCCTAAGAAGGCCTAGGAAGGCCCCAAAGAAAGGGGTGGCAAGCCCCGAAAGACTCTCCGTCATGTTTCTGTTCGTCCTCGTTGCAAGCCTCCCTGGAAGGCCAGCAAGAAAGCTCAGGACGAAGGATCTTCCGATAGCACCAGACTCGAACAGGAGGGCTGGATTCCTGAACGGGAATGGGGGACAAACAGCCTTTTAGGATGATGAGAGTGAAAATCAAAACTGAAAGAAGCCAGCAATTCTTCATGATGTGAGTGTCAGAAGTCAAGTTTATGTTGTGCGGCGATATCAGCTTTGTTCAACTTGGTAGTACTTCAAGGCAAGATCAATGATCTGAAGCCAGTCCGCATTGAATCGTTCCAAATCCCACTTGGCATTGGACAGTTTTGCTCGGAGGATTTTGTCCACCGTAGCCAACCTATCCTTTTGGGGAATTTCCAAGCTAATTTTCGGGATGATGACGACAATGATGTTGTCAAAGTATTCCAGGAATTCCCGGTCAAACCTAACAGCTTTTATCAATTCCATTGCTTTGCCATGAACCTTTTTCTCGGACGAAAAATCAAGCTATTTCTTTCCCAGATTACGGCATGTTTGAATGGTCAGGAACCTGATAGTTGAACTCAGACCCTTTTGGTCGGGAAAGGGAGACTTGAACTCCCATGATGTCCTGTTCCCAAAACAGGCGGCTTGATCCAATTAGCCCATTTCCCGATGTCTAAAATAACTAGATTCTTTCGCTGTCTTACCAATTATTGCCAACCAGGTTGGGCATCCATACCTGGGTGTGGTTCCGAGTGGTCTTCACTCGGTTGTGGCTTGGAAAGGCCATCTGGTGAAGACAGAGGTACATCCAAGCTTCCTTGCCATTGGCCAGTTTTACTAGCTCTCGGCGGTAAAAATACCCATTGCTTTCCAGCCTGTCAAGTTCTTCTAGGATCTTGTTGTCCACTTCATACAGCTCGCCTTCGATGCTGTATGAAGGCCCGCCGGTTTTCGTGTGAGCCTTTCCAGCGGGAACCACCTTGTAAACGGCCGGAAAGGCACCGAAGGACTCCATTCGGAAAACCTGGTTCGCAGTTCGGGTCTCACCCAAGAAGGCAGCTCCTTCCAGCCTGGGGTGGTTGGCAAACCCCCTCTTCAAACTTCCGTAGACAAAAATCAAGTGGGCCATGAGCAATTCCTATGCTGTTTTAGGACCTATGATTCGTAGACGAAAACGAGATAGGTCATGGTGAGTACCGTTAGTTGTTGTCCAAAACGTTAGTGAGCCCAACAATAGACACAATTTCGTAATAAATCAAAGAGCTCAGGAACTTTTCTGCATTTTCAGTTCGGATGTAGATCCCGACCTTTCGTCCCCGTTCGGCACAATCGTGCATAAATTCATATTCGTCCTCAGAAGAAGCGAAGCTGGCCGTACGCATTTTCTTGACAAATTCTTCAGGGGTGCCAGCCTCCAACTCTTTCCCGTCTGTAAATCTGTACCTCATGAGAGTCTCCAGGGATTCCATTGTAGCGCCTCGATGGGCTGAGTGGAATGCAGGAGGCATTTAGCCCCCCTTTGGCCTCTCAGGAGGCAAGATCCATTGCACGCTCCTGGAAGTAAGAGATGGTGCTCTGCTCCAGGCCCATAAATATTCCGGTATCGACCGGCATTTCTACCCGATGAACAACTGTGGGGACAGTCACGGCCACCATGGCTAGGAGACTCTGCGAGCAGTCCCGGTAGTACCCACGGCCCCGTCGGGCCGAAATTTCTGCGGCGGGGTATTTTTTGCGAAAAGCCGAGATGTAGTTGGGAACTGTACCCTCATCAACACCCATCGCAGCAGCCAGGGTGGCAGCCGAAACATAGTTGTAACGGCTCGAATCATCCAAGAGGCTTGCCATTGCAGCAAACTTCTTCTCGATGGCATTCTTGCGGAGCCCCGCCGTAGCATTCGACCCACCAACCTCTTCCCGAACCATGTTGATGGAAATCTTGCTGGTCTCCACGAAATTTACACAGAAGAGGATCCATGGAATCATTTTGCGGGCTTCTACCGTGCCCGAATGCTGGCGGAACTCAACCGTCCCGTGACGGACGAAGGAGCAAAGATTTAGTTTGTAATATCGATTAGATACCATCCCGGACACGGTGCGGTTCGACGCATCCATGCTCAGGTTCTGGAACCGACTGGCTAGTCCAACAACAGACGCACAAAACCTGTTGTTGTTTTCACGCCGACTCTTTGGCATGAACGCATCAATTTGCGTTTCGTACTTGGCATAGCGGGTCAGGATGTTGGCAATCGTGGGGCCGTTCAGGTCCCGAGCATCCACGTGAACGTGAAAGCCACAATCCTTTTCCACCTTGGCCCCGGCACCCACCAGGGCATCCGACACCTTCTGAACCTGAGCCAGACCATCCTGGCCCGAGAGGATGGGGCTGACAACCTCGAAGCCGCCCATCACGGAAGCGTCCGTGACGATCTTCCAAGCCGGACGAGCCTGGTGGTTATAGGACTCGATGTTGCACTCAATACCAGCAGCCTGGATGGCCGTGAGCGCTTGCTGCATGGTGATGCCCTTGCACTCGATTTCGATCCCGAAGCTGCGGTTGCTGGTGATGTTCATCATTTGTCGTCCTCGCTCCTTACGCAAAACAATCTAACATCCCTCACGGCACCGTCAACGCCCCCTTTTCATTTTCTTGCGAGGGGGTTTTCTTTTTTTGTGATGGTCTTGGGAGACACCTACCTACCCTGTAGGACACCTATGACAAAATGGAATGAACCACCTGAGCCTGTTCCTTCTTGGCTAGACCCAGCCAATGAGGTAACCACAGCAACCGACACCAAACCTTCCTCCTGGAAGTCTATGAGTCTCGGTGAGCTAAGACCTGCTTTCGTCATTGCCTGCTACATTGCCCTTTGGAACCTTGGGCTGACTCCATGGCAAGCCTTGGAAGTCCTTGGAAATGCCGTTGTTGAGACCGGCTGGGGACAGTTCTTCCGAGCCTGGAACCTTGGAGGTTGGAAAATTCGGAAAACTGACGTGGATGCCATGAGGGCCAAAGGGAAAAAAGCCCTTTGGTGGAGAGCTCCAGGCAACAAGGCTCCTGGAGCCACCCTGCAAGACTACAAGGGAGGTGACCCTCCTTGGTGCTACTACCGAGGATTTGAGTCAATGGAAGCCTTCTTCGCTGAGTGGATCCCCAAGTTTGTGCCAAAGCCTGGCGCTTCAACGGGACGGTACAAGAAGACTGGAGAAGTCTTCTGGTCCAAGGGAGATTGGTTCCGTGAACTGTGTCTTGCCGGGTACAAGGGCTCGAACACCCAGAAGGCACCTGATGGATCCGTGGCTTCTCATCGCCAAATCGTCACAATGGCCTTGAGGTTCCTTTGTCAAAAGGCCCTCGGAGTCACTGTTGACGGAACCTGGGGTCCAAAGAGCACCCAAGCCTGCAAGGATGCCGAGAAGGCCCATGGACTCCCAGAGACGGGTCAACCTTCACTCGCTCTCCTGGAAGCCATTCCTGTGACCTCCTAGAGTCAGCAAAAGCCCAAAATGAAAGAAAGCCGGTTGACAACATCAACCGGCTTTCTTTTTTGTAGCAGGGGTGCTCAGATTTGAACTGAGACGAGAAGTTTTGGAGGCTTCCATGCTGCCAGATTACATCACACCCCTATGGTTTGTTAAGCTTTCAACGACTCTCTTTTCCCGCAATTATCCGAACCAGATACCAAGATAGCATTGCTGCCAGAACAAGTACGCCATAACCGCAAGTTGCAATAGCCAGGAATAGCAAAATAGTAACTGCCAAGGGATTCGTGTGTAGTACTTGTGGGTTTGACGCCATAAGCCAATGAGCAACTACGCACACCAAAAAGCACATATCCCCAATTATCACCCCAAGTGCTGAGGCAATAAGACGTTCTCGAAAGTTTTTCGAGGTAATTGCAGAGGTTTCCTTAATTTCGCTTTCGTCCAACTTGCGATAATGCATGATTGCTTTATGTGAGAGTGCGAATCCTTTGCTTTGCATCTTCAGGCAGGCGCATATGCCAGCCATGCAAAGGATACATTTACCTGTCTTTCCAGGCTCTCTGAGAGTTGAAGAGTTACTTGGTCCTCCCGTCGGGCTTCGATTCCGAATCTCCGGGGTTTCAATCCGGCACACTTACAACTTGTGCTACAGGAGGATATGGCTCACAGGGAGGGAGTCGAACCCCCACCGAGGCAAGTTACAGCTTGCTGCCCTACCATTGGGCGACCTGTGAATAGCGGCTCTATCTTAGGGCTTGTTGCCCTTCTTGTCAAACACCACCGAGTAAATATTTGCTTTTGACGTTTCTTGCCCCAGGGAAGCAGTAGTTGGAGTTGGCCGAATTGCCTTCAGTCGCTTAGTAATCTCCATTTGATCGGGGTCTTCGAACTCTAACCTGAAAAGGTGTTCGCTGCTATAGGCACAAACTACCGTCCAGCCTGCCCTCTTGTACCTCTCGATCAAGGTGTCAACGACACTCTTGTTCGAAGCTGTCACAAGGTAGCTTGTTTTGCCAGCAATGAGACGTTGCAGGAGATGCTTGTCAATCTCGTTTTCCAATGTCAGAAGTTCTCGGATTGTTGTCGAGGAAATCTGAGGGTTGGTGTCGTGAGTCTTGATAGCCATAACACCCCTAAGTAGGATCTTTCACTCTGTATTATGCCTTGCTTGAGAGGTTGGATAGTTCCGGCAAACGGACTCGAACCGTTTCTAAGCCCTTATGAAAAGCTCATGCTGCCCTGAGCGTGCCGGAAAAAGAGCTTTCCTTGTCATTGTTGCCCAATGGCAATGTGCTCGGAAAGCTCTTGCTAGAGGTTAATAAACGCTTGCCTAACACGCAGGAGCTTACCTCGATTCATAGTCGAGAGCCGCTGGCAAACAACAAGCTGAAGCTTTCGCTCCTTGTTTGTGGCCTCCAAAGGGGGATTTGAACCCAACCAACCTCTCGGTTCGTAGCCGAGTGCTCTATCCGTTGAGCTATATGGAGATTTCCAAAGCATTCCATTTAGTTGGAATAATGGAAGGTAAGCACGCTATTTCCGTTTTCGTCGCCACTGCTTTGGCTTTGTTCCTTCTGATAGAGCGTCTGCAGCACTTTGAAGGCCTGCTTTAACATTATCAAGTGTTGTTGCCATGTTGGGATCAGTTTTTGCTACTGTTTGGGATGCCTTGTCTACCGTTTGAATTGTGCTTTGAATTTCCGAAGAAACATTTTTTATAGCAGCAGCGCTTGCTCCGGATTGGTAAGCTCCCTGAACAGCTCCTGCTGCCCCTTTCACGGCTCCACCGACGGCTCCTGCTGCCTTCCCTGCAGCTCCCGCCACAGCTTGCCCAACCTTTTGAGCAGCACCGCCAACGGCCTGTCCAGCCCCTTTCACAGCTCCGCCAACAGCTTGGGCTCCTTTGGCGATTCCTTGACCGGCTCCTTTTGCAATTCCACCGAGGCCTCCCATAAAGGTTTTGAGACCACCAAAAAGTTCTTCAAGCTCTTCTTCGTTAAGCTGACCCACTTCGGCCTGCACAGCTTCCAAAACTATCTTTTCCAGTTGCTCCTTCGTGACCTTCATTGTTGCCTTAAACTCCACTGGAGTAAGTATTGTGCTCTTCAAGCGTTTGTGCTCCCGCCGAGACTCGAACTCGGATGTCCCATCCGGGACCAAGGTGGTGCCGAATGGATTCGAACATTTGCTGTTACAACTCTCTATTCCAGGTCTTGCAAATAGAGCGTTCTATCCACCGTGGTACTCGGTCACTTGCTGACGAAAATCACAGATTTGAGCAGTCTTTTCTCGATGCTGTTCCTGAGCCTTGTTGGCCTTCAGGTACTTGCAGTGAGAACATTTCCGACTCGAACATCCGTGAAAAACCCTTCCAACCCACTCTGGTGGAATCTCCACGAGCTTGCCACGACGCATCCGGTAGAACTTTCCATCTTTCTCGATTCGCTTTGACATTGGTCTTCCAACCTTTCGAGCTGGCGGGGATCGAACCCGCATCCTCAGTGTACTTTGGGCCTATAGGTTGCCCTCGGTTTTAGCCAGCATAGATGCCAGTCAAGACCAGGGGTGTATTCCGGTTCCACCACAACCCTACTGGGTTGGAAGTTGTTAGCCTGGAGGGATTCGAACCCTCATACTCGGCTTCTAAGCTTGCCTGTGGCGAAGCCATTGAAGACCGCTGCCTTTGCCATTAGCCTACAAGCTCTTGAGATGAAGTTTGCAAAAATTGCCCCCTTTCTCCTGTTGTTGCCTCAGCTCGTTGCCAACCTTCATGGGGGGATTGAGCCCCCTAGCTCTCTGTATTGGGCGAAAAGGGTCTGGTGTTGACAACAAGGAAAAAGTGAGTCCTTATATTAACTTGGCTGCCCTGTAGTCCTTACGGCTCCAAGTCCTTGTACGATGACAGTTGGCACAAACCAACTCGCATTTGGCAACTTCCTCCCACATTCCTTGGCCGCTTCCGTTACGGATGAAATTAGAGACGTTATCAGCCTTTTGTGCTCTGTCCACGTGATCAAAATCCATGATGAAATGCGGGAAGAAGTTGCCGCAATCCTTGCATGGATGCTTTTCTTTGTACTCCCTCAAGGCTTCGAGGGCCCTCTGCCTTGTTCTCTTTCGAGATTCAGAGTACTCCTTTTTGTGGCGTTGAAAGTGAGAAGCTGTGAGCTTCGCAATGCACGATTTGCACTGCCGTACCCGCCTCTTGTCTTTTTTGGAGGCCCAAGAAAACAGCTCTTCTTCCTTTTCTTCACCGCACTTGATGCAAGTTTTCAACATGAAAAAGCGTAACTCCAAGGGGGTACATTGTCAAGCGATGGCGTTGAACTTTGATTGAATCCAGCTGATCGGACTCGAATCTTCATTCTATTTCCCGATGATCGGATAGGATTCAATTAGCGCTTTGTGCTCAAGAGGGGAATCGAACCCCTACGCCCTTTCGGACACAGGCTTCTGAGACCTGCACGGCTTCCTTTACGTCACTTGAGCATTCAAACATGGCAAAGTTGCTTTGAGGGAGAAGTCGCCATGTTTTAAGTTATATGAGACAGTGTTCCCGGTGGGATTCGAACCCACAACATCTTCTTTTTGAGAGAAGCGACTCTGCCGGTTGGTCTACGAGAACATACAAATACAATCGTTCACTGATGAGTTATTTGTCAGGTAGGCGTAGATGGAATCGAACCATCGCTCTCTCGGTTATCAGCCAAGTGCTTTTCCATTAAGCTATACGCCTGTTATGCATGATTTGATGGAAATTTGAGCGCATCACCATGCTAGTAAATGTAGTTTGATGTCGAGATTCTGCATCAAGCAATTGCTCTAACCACAGAGCGTAGCTTCCTGAGCTACAATCCAACAAAGTGTGTGCTTCTGCCCATGAATGCTGGTCCCGTTTAAGGGGTATTTAACCCCCTTTGGTTTTGTTCTGGCTCCTATCCGAGCCTAGGATGCTGTGGCATCCTTAGCAACCGGATGGACGCTGTGTTGCTGGTCAGGCTCCACAGGAGCAATGAAATTGCTCACGATTTAATGGTTTGTTCAATTAAGCCAGGCTCCCTCAGCCTTCTGCTTTTTGCTACCAGGGAAAAGTTTTCACTCTTTTCCTCTGTCTGCCACCACAAGGTACTTTCACCTACAAATCGCTTCGTAAGGTTACTCCCACTAGGAGAGTCGAGGTCTCGCAACCCCGTAGGGCAGATGCACAGTTCGGGCGGGTGGATTCGAACCACCATAACAGGTTTCAGAGACCTGGGTCCTAACCGTTGGACGACACCCGAATAATCTGGAACCTAGGCTGACTAAGCCTAGGTCGTTGTGGGAGGGTTGCTTGGTCCCTCAAGAGACTTGTCGTTTTGTTTCTACTTTACACATACAGTGCAGGTTCTCGAATTTCTTCACTTGCTCCAAGAGCTTCTCTGGATCCTTCTCTACTAGCTTTGCCTTGATTTGACAACGTTTACATGATGCGTCAATCGTTGTCGCATCTGCGTTCGATAACTCTAGCTTAATCCACCGGTAAACCCTTGATGTTGCTGTTGGCATTGAACTAGTGTAACCACCGTTTTATCTTCTTGTCAACCTGCTTCTTCAATCTCTCTCAGAATCGCTTCAGCAGCCTTCTGAGGGTCTTGGGCATCCCGGATAGGTCGACCTACCACCAGGAGGTCTGCGCCGTCTCTAATGGCTTGCCGAGGGGTTCCTGTGGCCTTCTGATCGCTATTCTGCGAACCAGCGGGACGAATGCCTGGGATCAAGAAGAAATGACCGAGGTAGTTGAGTCTTCCTTCTGCGACTTCCTTGGGGGAGCACACGAACCCATGGGCTCCCTTGGCCATGTGCATCAGGTCTTGGACCACCACTTTCCGCTCGTGGTTGTAGACCTTGAGGCAGTCTGCATCATCCAGGGAAGTCATAGCCGTCACAGCCAGGATCATGGGACCACTTCGAGAGGCTTCAACAGCCGCTTGGATCATAGTTGAGCCGCCTGAAGCATGGATGGTCATGAAGTCAGCTCCAAGATTCATCCCTTGTTTCACAGCCCGAGAGACTGTTTCGGGAATGTCATGAAGCTTGAGGTCCAGGAAGCACTTGGCTCCCGATTCCTTCACCATCTCCACAACTTCAGGACCTTCAGAGATGAAGAGCTCCAAGCCAACCTTAAAAGTGCCGACATAGCCCCTGAGTTGACGAACAAAAGAGCGGGCTTCAATGATGTTGGGAACATCAAGAGCAAAACAGAGCCGGTCTTGAGCAGCCATTAACTGTACCTTCCAAAAAGAAAGTGAGATGACATAGTAATCTTACTTCTTCGCCAAATCCCAATCTTTCCGAGTGTGGGTTCTAATCCTATGGCAATTTGAACACACAAGATCGCACTTGGCAATTTCACTCAGAACTATACCTAGCACTTCACTCCGGATGAGTCGAGCTATCCCGTCTTTTTTCTCTGCTCGATCTCGATGGTCAAAATCCATTACATAGTATGGGTACTGTCTTCCGCAATCCATGCAAGGCTTTGATTCCTTGAGCTTTACGATCTCCTTCATGACAGAAGCTCGTCTTTTGGCTGACTTTTCCGCGTACTGTTGTTTGTATTTCTGGTAATGCTCCTTGATGGTAGTGGCCATGCACTCTTTGCATCGAGTGCTGCGTTTGCCAGCGGCTTTGCTTTGGAGCGAGAACTGTTCGATGGTCTTCTCGACACTACATTTGGTACAGGTTTTGACTTCCATATCCTACTCCTAGTGTCCGTAGTTGCAGCCAACCAGAATGACCTTTCCGGTTTCGGGATGGACCAAGCGCCTATCGTAGGTGCCACAGCAGCCATCATCACGGATGGCTTCATAAGCTGAGACCTCGACAGGATCGTCGGCAGAAGCAATCCGCATGTTATCAACACAGGACTCTTCCTCCATGTCAGAACGAAGAACAGAAAAGGCCCAATCGATTTCCATTTGAGAGAGTGTCATACCCAGAAGATGCATCGGCACTCTCAAAAGGTCAATGCCCAGGCAACAAGAAACATCACAGCGTGCAAGAGGCCCATGGCGTGTGGTGATTTTAACTTGAAACTTGCAACCCCTCGGGGTAACTCTCCCCGAGATGCCCAGGAGTCCTTAAGTTTGATGTAGGGTATATCCTGGTCTCCAAGTCCTTGCTGTTGCAAGGATTGGTGCTTCCCCATGCGAACCTAACCCCAGATGGGGTCACTGTGATGGTAGCGGGTCCGGGAATTGCACACCGGGATCTCATGGGTATGAGCCATGCGAGATAACTTCTTCTCCAACCCGCAATAGATTAGAAACTTCCGAACTCGGGTTCACCTTTGAACCCTGGCAGCCTCTTCTTAGCATACTCGATCCATGCCATCAAGAGGTTGTCGGTGAAATCTTCAGCTTCCTCTCGGGAGATTTGCTTCTTCTTCTGCAAGTCCCGGAAAAGCTCTCCCTTCTTGTCCTGCATCACCTGAAGGAGAGGAATCTTCTGGGTTTTGGCTTGTTTGTACATGCCCATCACCCAGGCTTCCACCTCGTGGGGTGCAAAGAAGTAGTTGTAAGCGGCATCCGTGGTGGCGTAGTGATCCGCTCCAGGCTCATATCCTGGATGTCCAGAGAGTCCAGGGTCCGTGAAGTGGATGCCTTGTTCTGGTCCTTCGTGGCCGCTTCTCTGGTCTTGCCTGTAGTGCTCCAGCTCATGCCGGATGGTGTTCTTCAGGGTGGGAATGAACTCAGAGAGTTGACGGTCATTGAACTCAAAAGGCACAGCAACGTACACCTGGAGCCTGCGAATGGCATCGTTGTAGCCTCCACCAGCTTGGCGAAGGGGACCATTGTACCGCTTGAACTGAGCCTGAAGCAACAGGTCGTTGACCTGTCCCTTGAAAGGAGGAATCTCTTCCTGGTCCCGGTTCTTCTTCAGGTGATTCACAATCACCCTGGAGACTTGGGTGGTCAGGTTGTCCATGACCCCTTCACGGATTGCTTCTCGAATGAGTGCTACCAGCTCTCGCTTCTTCATGCTGGTAATTATGAACAAAGGACCATTGCCGGTCTTGTTATCTTGCAACACCCTTTGGCCCGTGCTGGGTTACTCAAGTGATGCACCAACTAACCGAGCGGTCAAGCTGCTTTGAGAGCTACTAAAGCAAATTGAACCGCTGAGCCCCTGTTTGCCTAGGATATAACAGGCGCTTCTATTCATCCAGTGGGCCTCCCGGGATTTGAACCCGAACTTGACGGATTAAGAGTCCGCTGTGCTAAACCGTTGACACCAGAAGCCCATTAGGAAACGGTTGGGGTTATCGTGCTACCGCTTCACAAGCACCCAGGTTCTCCCACTGTCCTGGCAGTGTTCAGCCCAGGAGTAACCTTTTAAGGGGGTACCTGAGCCTATTGGTCGGGAGATGGTGGTCCTTGCCACCTCCTTGGTTCCAAGGTTGGTCTCAATCCAGATTTCAGGGGCCCATATACTGGCCAGCGTTGAATTGAGATGGTAGCCCCTGTGAGGATTGAACTCACCTGTACCGGTTTGTAGGACCGGCGCCCTCACCAGAGTGCGAAGGAGCTAAACTGATTATTTCCGAGTCATTCCCGGCGCAGTACCACTTCCAAGGTTGCTTTCGCTTCACCTTAGAGGGCCTGTTTCCCACCCTTTGCGGAATGGTAAGCCGTCTTTACTCGCTGGTTATCACCCTACAGGGCTACGTGCTCCCTGCTCGGCAACCCATGAGCCACATTAGTAACCCCAATCCCAGGGCGTGGTTACCAGAAATTGACTTCTGGCTGGTGTCAAATACTCCCGATTTTCATCGTACGGACCAGGAGTGTTTGGCCACTCCCTGACATACAGGATCTCTGTCTAGGTCCTAGAGGTTATTTTACGTCGGATTAGCGACGTTCCGTTGCCCAGTTTGGGCAACCAGGCATGAACCTTTTAAGGTTCCGGAATTGAGGTTGGTTTCTCTTGAGTCTGTCAGCACCTCAAAACTGACAGAAAGAGACTAGTTGTCAAAGAGCAAAGAGTCCTCGGACTCTTGGAGGGAGCAGCCCTCCGACGTTTTTAAACTTAGCATCGGTCTCTTTGGCCGTCAAGGCGACCGGTTACGATTTCACTCCAAGAAGCGCTCGAAGCCAATCGGCCTTGGTGAGCACCATGTAAAGCACAGTGAGTCCCAGGAAGACCAGGACGAAAGCAAGGGCTCCAACGAGCCAAGAGAGAGCGGTTTTCAGTGCGGACGGAATTTCCATGAGGTTCTCCTAGCTGTAATTAAGGCTCCTTCTCCGTCTTCGCTTCCTTTAGTTCTGGCAACCAGCCAGTGTACCCACATTCGTGCGGACAAGGCTCAAGGTGAAGCCCAGACCACTTCCCCTTGTGCTCGGGACAGGGTTTGGTTCGAAGCTTCTCTCCACCGTAGACCAATCGTGCCAAGAGATCGCTTTTATAGATGTGAAGCTTGATATCCTCGAAGTGTGGAATAATCCTAGCCCCCCAAACATCCCGGATTGCTGCCTTCTCGCCCTTCTCCTTCTTGACCTGGCGGTACTTGTCTTCCAGCACCTTCATCCAGGCTTCAAAAGCAGCACAGTAGTAACTAACAGGCGCCACCCGTTCACCAAAGTGGACCTCCAATTCTTGGAGCATCTCTTGGGCCTCTGCTTCAGATAGCTTTTTGTTCTTTATTGCCATGTTCGGAGCATAGCATAAACAAAGAGCGTTTGCACCTTTTAGTCTACCCAGAGAGAATTGAACTCTCGCCTATGGAGGCGAAGCAGACTCTCATCTCAAGCTGAAGCTTGGGAGAGTTATAGAGCGACTCACGGGAATCGAACCCGTATACTCAACCATGGCAAGGTCGTATAATACCATTATACCAGAGCCGCAAATACCTGCTTTTCAGCAGAAGGAACCGTTACATGTCCTCGTCTTCGTCGTACCCGTCATCTTCGAGGAAAGCATCGTCATCCTCGTCTTCATCTTCATTGAAAGGATCGTCTTCCTCATCGTATCCACCATCCTCGGAATCATCATTCCGAACATCCTCCAGGAAGGCTTCAAACTCGTCAGGATCCATCAAAGAAGCAGAAGCATACTGCTTGTCTTCATTGCCGCCATCAAGGGCTAGAATGAACTCTTGGCCATCAGTTCCAAAACAAAGAATTCGATAGAATTGCCGAATGTTACTTCCATCTCCGGCCACGTCCACTTCTTGCATGTGGATGCTCTTGATTTTCTTCCCGACCAAATCAGCCAGTTCGTGGTTGGCTGTTCCCTTGGTAGTACCCATTGCCTTTTCTGCTTTGCCTCCGGCCATAGATATGTCTTCGCTCCTATTCGCACAGGCAAAGTAAGCTGTTTTGGGTTTGTTGTGTGAAAACTTCAGCACTCCCGACAGGATTTAAACCTGCATAGAATTACTCAGATTGGGAAATAGATGCAATGCACTGTCTTCCAGAGAAGGGACGCTACTGAGTGTAGTGGACAACCCATCCAACACCCTTGAGCTGTACAGGAGTCCCCACTGGGAGCAAGAACATGGGGTTCTGTTGCCGAGGATATTCCAGCTTGTTAGCCTCTCCGGGGAGACTCGAACTCCCATTGCCCCATTTAGAAGACGGGTGCCTATTCCAGTTAGACTACGAAGAGATGTTCCAGGAACAAGATTTCTACGAGATTGCCTGAGAAAAACAAGCTGCCTTTGATGGTCTTTCTCCATGGGGTTGACCCATACTTCCAGCTTCCTGATGGCTGGTTTAGAGGCACTCTTGGTAGACCCATCGGGATTTGAACCCGAAACCTCCCGCTTATAAGGCAGGTGCTCTAACCAACTGAGCTATAGGTCCATAGAATTAAGATTGAACATCGGAAGGCCAACCTTTGAAATCTTCATGGTACCACAAAGACTCTTAAAGCTGTCCAATCCCCGCAAAGAATTTACTGAGAAATGCTGTTCCTCAAGTCACTCTCCGTACCCTTCGCAAGACAGGGAAGACTCTTCAACCCTTCGAAACTGTACCACCTCTGCATCCTTGTAGGGATGCTCGGAAGGAGGCCTTCCGTTTCCAAGCTCCCACTTTCTTGCTCGTTCCAGAGCTCGGAAATGTGCCAACAATCGAGCTTGACTTGACCAGATTTTCCCCTGCTTCGCCCAGATGTGGCGAGAACTGACACCCCCACGACTGTAAAGGTTCGTACCCTTCTTTCGGATCATCCAGTAGATGTTCGGATCCTCTTGAACCGCTTGCTTCTTTGCTCTTTTGGTCATGCTGCAACCATAAGACAAGTTATGGACGAAATGAACAGAGCGGATGGTGGAATTTGAATCCACAACGACCTGCTTGGAAGGCAGGCACTCTACCATTGAGCTACATCCGCATTGCAAATCAAGAAACACAGGGTTCTCTGACTTGTGTCTAGCACCTCCCAAACCTTGATTTGCCTTTATTTTGTGGCGGACACAGAGAGAATCGAACTCTCTTCAATCGCCGCTAGTACTCCCTTCCAGGTCTTCCTTTCTGCGAGGCGATTCCGTCACTGGAAGTGTGCCCAAATGGGGGTCAATCAAACACAGAATTCTTTGCCCTGCTTTTTACACAGGGGATTCTCCCAAACAATTGACCGGGTTTGTGCTTGTTCTCCCTGCAAGGGAGATGGTGGGGCAGGTGGGAGTCGAACCCACAGTGCACAATGGCGGATGTTTTACAGACATCTGTTCCTCCCAGGGAACATCTACCCCGTTATTTGTTGTACCAGACTAATCGAAGGGTTTACGTACTCATCCGAAATGATGTGAGTGCTGGTTGCCCAATTCCTATGTTTGTCATAGTGCACAAACATCCCAGATTCAATATGTCAAGAGAATTCCTCAATCGTCATCAGAACGACGTACCTAGGAATAGGTCTTGCCACTTGGCTCTCCAGCTAGGATTTGCACCTAGAACACTCCGTGGCCTTGTTAAGGGGCTCGGGCGGAGTGTGTTTCATTACACCACCGGAGAATAAACGCCCCCACTCTTCATGGGGACCAAAGCTGATTGTCAAAGACCGGCGAGGCATTCCCTCAGATCGGAAGAGCTGGCGAGGAGACTTGAACTCCTACAAACTGCTTTACAAGAGCAGTGCAATACCATTTTGCTACGCCAGCAAGCTTGGTTGCTTACGGTAACCACTCGGGTTTCTTACGGAAACCATCTCGGGTTGTAAATCACAACCATCTGTCAACAGACTTTACTTTTGAATCACCAACGCCCCAACTTTTCATTGAGGTATTTGGTAAGTATAATGACAGTTGCCGTTTTGTCTCAGAGGACGAGCTTTTTCAAAGCTTCTCCTCTGGGGCGCCAAAAAGAGAATTACTCTCCAAGAGCGTTCAGGGCTTCGGCCATCCGATCGAGGGTACGGAGAAAGTTGGCTCCGTCACGAACGATGGCAGTCTGGACGATGGTACGATTCCAATTTCCGAACATTACAATCACAGCTCCATCCACACGGATACGGCCACGATGGGGACCAGAGCGAAGGGTTCGCATATTTGTCTTGATCACAAAATCGTGGTTTGCCCTACGTCCCGACTCAAGATAGTCCAGGCCTCTCTCCCTAGCTCGGCGATAGGTCATGTCCCCATGAAAGCTGTTGATTTTGTTCTGGATGTTTTCGAGAGTTGCCATTTCTGTATTTTTCTTGCGTGTTGCTGTTTCTTCAGCAAGCCGCCAGGCTATAACACAACCTTGGAGACCTCCGAACCTATTTCGGCCGAGACTGTTACTTCTTGGCTTTGGCAGGGACGGAAGGAGTCTGAGCTTCGCTGGTGTCTTCACCCGTAGCTGTACGAACCATCAGGTCTTCTACGTATTTGTGAGCCTTAAACAGGTTCTTGTTGCTGACCTGGAGGGCTCCCCAAACAACCATCCGGGGCTCCGAGGGGCAGTCCGCCATAAACAGGCCGAGTTGTTTAGCCTGTGCGTCGGAGAGAATTTCGTTCTTGAAGAAGATCTTCAGTTTATCGGCAATTTCCATATACTTCGGAGTGGTGGCTGCAGTGCCTAGCCGAAGCTTGGCCTTCGGCCAATCCGACAGAACATCCTTAAGGGAAATCTGACGGTCGTAGTTCTTGGCAAAGTCCGTAAATTTCAGGGCTGCTTCAATGCCGACCATGGAAGCCACCATTGTGTAGAACAGATTCTCAAAGGGAGTGTCAATCAGCTTGGTTCGCTGAAGCTGCTGGTCCAGCTTAAACCAAGAACGACGGTCAGGGTACTTTTTGTTGCTCTCGTAAGCCTTCTTCGTCTTGCTCTGGTCGTCCGGATCAAACTCCAGGAACTCTCGGTTCTGACGGATAAAGTCCACCGTAAGGGGGTGGCACTTGCCAGGAAGCGAAGCGTACTTGATCCATTCGTCCACAGAGGGCTTCAGTTCTACTGTTGCCGCCCGCGACACCTCGGCAGGATCCGTCTGCTGAACGTTGTATAAGTCTCCCACGTTCTCAGCCACGATCACACGGGTTCCAGGGTGGAGTTTGTACCCATAGAAGGCGCGGCTGTCCATGAGTTGGAACACAGCCTGCTTTACCCCTTCCAGGGCACGGTTACGCTCATCCAGGAACAGGACCACGGGACGTTCCGTGGCGTCGATGAGCCAATCACAGGGCTTAAAAGCCGTGGATTTTCTCTCAGCTCCCAGGTCCGGCATACCTGTCAGGTCACCCTCAGTAAGCTGACTCAGGCGCCGTTCCACCACCGGAAGTCCCTGCTCGTACTTCCAGTTGTACCTCTTCTGATTGTCCTCATCCTTGTAGAAATCATCCCGCATCAAAGCAGCACTCTGATAGGTGCCCTCGGACTTGCCGACAGCGTGCCTTCCTCGGATGCAGACCGAAATTTCCGGCCCAAAGGCCACCAGGAGCTTTTGCAGCTGCTCCATTTCCACTTGAACTACTGGTGCGAGTACCGCCATTTGTTTTCTTCCTTTACCTTCGAGATTAGCAGACTGTTAGAGGGAAATCAACTGAATTAGCCGCTTGGGTGAGAATTAAACTCACACATTGCCCTGGTTTTAGCTTTAGTCGCTAAAGCCAGCTTCGGGAAAGTTCCTGACCGAGCGGTAATGAAACCATAGTCAGCCTAGGAAAGCTGTCAACCCGGAACATTCATTTTGTCTCAGCTGGGTGAAGGTTGACAGCCTTGAAGACAGGATTAGACTACTTGAAGTTGGGCATTCGAACGACCCAAACGAATATTTAAAAACAGCTGGAGACCACACATGGCCAATGAGAAAACAACGGAAACCACCAAGGATATTGGAGACAAGTTTTGGGGGCAACCTCATTACGAGGAGGAGAAGTTCGGGGAAAGAGAATTTGAACATGATTTTCTCCAGGTCTACATGCACGAACCATTTCTTGGCGGTGTGAGCCTGGCCATCTCCAAAGGGCCTGACCTTGACTGTTCCACGGCTTATGTGGGTTTCAACAAGGAAACTCACGAGCTTTTCATGGGCTACAACCCGTACTTCTTCCGCTCTTTGCAGCCGATTGAGAGAGAGGGAGTGATCATCCACGAGTTGTACCACGTTGTTCTCCAGCACTTGTTCGAACGAAATGTTACGGACAAGAAGTATGCCATGGCCTGGAACATCGGGACGGACTTGGCCTGCAACTCCATCATCGCTCAGGGTGGAGGGAACCGTCTTCCTGACTTCGCTCTGACTCCAGGGAAAGTGCCCTCCAAGATGAAGACCCAGAAAATTGTGGACTTCATCAAGAACGTCAAGCCGATGCAGGCTTCCGAGTTCTACTTCGAGGGAGTCAAGGAACTCCTGGATGAGATGGAGAAGAACGGAGAAGGGGAAGGGGAGCTGGGCACTCTGGACGACCACGGTGGCTGGGGTGACCTTCCTGAAGGCATCAAGGACCAAATCAAGGACAAGGTTCGTGGGATCGTCTCAAACGCCGTGAATCGAGCTGACTCTCGGAACTCCTGGGGTACGGTTCCTGCTTCCATGCAGGCTGAAATCCGCAAGGCTCTTCAGCATGAGGTTGATTGGAGATCCATTCTTCGGTTGTTCTTCGGGACAGCAAGAAGCATGCAGCGAATCAGCACTATCAAGAAGATAAACAAGAAGATGCCGGGGGTTCTCCCTGGTGTAAAACGGGGTACAATCGCTCGATTCGCTGCCTTCATTGACCAGTCAGGGTCTATGTCGGATGAGGATGTGACTCTGGCCTTTGCTGAGGTTGAGGGAGCCAGCAAAGAGACAGAAATTGACGTTTACAACTTCGACACGGAGATTGACGAGTCCAGCCACAAAGTTTGGAAGCGTGGGAAAACGTTCCCCTGGGGTCGTACTCGTTGTGGAGGTACTGATTTCAACGCTGTGGCTAGCTTCGTGAACACCCAAAGGAACCGCAGTCGATGGTCCGGAGTTATCATCCTGACAGACGGCTACGCTCCTGTCATGGGGCAAGTAAGCGGAGCGAAAGTGCTGTGGGTCATCACTCCAGGGGGAACAGTGAATGTGACCCGTCCAGGCGACCTAATTGTCCAATTGCGGAAGGACAGCAAGAACTTCAAGCAGGCTCTGCTAACAGCCATGAAAAAGCTGTCCGAAGAGGATCCAGAGGAGTAGCAACCCATGAAGCTCGGAGAAAAGATCCTTGACTTCCTTCTCCGAGCTTGTGTGGTTGGCCGAAGTGCTAACAAGGGCAAACTCTACAGACTGAAGTCTCCTGTCCTCTTTTCATCCAACATTTTTCTACGAATTAAACCTGGAGCCGAAGGGGGCAGAGATTTGTGCTGCCGAATCCCAGCTTCTACTATGGCCCCAGGTTCATTTCTGGTTTTGAGCAAAGAGGAAGAAAAACCTCTTTGGAAACAGTGGGTCAAGGTACTGTTTTCAGACGGTGATGGCAATTTCATGATTGGGTGGTTGCCCTACCACGAATTCAGTCGGCTTGTTCACTCGGAGTGGCCATGGGAAGAAGAAAGAAGCCAATAAGGGAAATACAGCGTGGAAGTCTCTACATGCTAGACCGTAGACGTGACTACGTAACCATCTTGCGAGAGGTTAAGAGCCGTCAGCACTCCAAGAACTTACAGAATAATAACCAGAAGCTCTTCAGGATCAAGAAGGGCATCGCCAACACCATTCTCGTCAACAAGAATGAGACCTTGTTCGGAAGAAAATACCTCAATGTCCTCCTGGCAAACGAAGAAGGCGATGTCCTTTCAGGCTTCATCACCCTCAGCGAATTCCTGGGTGCCATTACAGGATCTCCAAAGTGGAAGGTTGTCACTTACTCCCAGGAGTAAAGGTGTTGAAGAAAGGCAACTTCTCCGCTTTCACGAGCTTCATGCAGGACCCAGTTCCCCCTTGATAGAAGCCATCCCAGTGAACTACCATCTCCTGGGAGTTACCCACAATCCACCCATTTCGCGCGTGCATCTTCCAGGGCTCATACGGTCCAGGGTTCACATTCACTACTCTCGCTGCCTTGGATAACAACACCTCATACCTCTGCCTCTGCGGAGGGCTCCAGAGGCTATCCTGGCCATCACAGGGCACGACTGCCACGTAGGGTACTCCGAGGTCCAAACAGGCATCACAGACCGTCTGGTCGAATCCTAGGGCCATTCCTGTGTTCACCTCGATACCTTCCTCCTTGTGGGTTTGGAGGATCTCCCGAAGCTTGTCTTTAATGACGATTCGGACAATTTCTTCCTTCATCAAAAGCTTCCGGTGTCCCGTTACTCCTACCTTGTAGGCCATGACATTTACCTTTCTTGAAGAAGCATAGCAGACTCCTAGCTCCTTCTGTATTTCTTTTCTCTCCCCCCTCCCCTCTCTTCTTGGTTATCCTCCACGCTTTTGGGATAATGGAAAAAAGTTCAAAAAGCCCATTCTGGCGTGCTACCCTCTGGAGCCATGCAAGCCATTAAAAAGGGGCAACTGTTCCAGTACACGCAGGAGCATTATGGGAAATTCTATCCAGAACTCCCAAAGGTTCCATTTTCCTCGGAGTACAGAAGATTTAAAACCTCTTGCAGAAAGGATGTAAAAAAATACATCTTGCTTGCTGCGAAGTCGATAACGGTACATCATCCTAGGACGGAGGTGGCGAAGTGCGACTATGTTCTCTGCTTTGTCTCTGACCCTTACCAAGACGGAGAGACGAGGGACGGCTGGGTTCGGGCTGAATGGATTGAACCTCTGACTGCCTTTCGAACCTATGAGGCTGAGGAGTTGAATGTTCTGTATAACTTCTTCAAGGAGATGAAGGAACAACGAAATCATCTTCTCTTGGAGAAAGAACTGACTCCTTTGGAAGATTTCCAAAGGATAAAAGAACGAAAGAGGTAGGAATCGCTGCAATTTAGCAAATTACCCACTACTTCGAGGAGATAATGATGCTACTCAAGACTGCTGACATGCCTAAGGTTCGACTATGTAAGATCCTCACAGCCGACAAAATTCAAATAAAGTCCACGCCTTTGGATTTGTTCCCCAAGACGCACCAAGAGATCTCAAGCGTGCCTTCTCCTGAACTCTCTCCCAACTTGCTGGAAACAATGTGGAAAATGGTTCGAGCCTGCCTCAGGGATGATGGGATTGGTCTTGCCGCTCCACAGATTGGGGTTTTCAAGCAAATGTTTGTGATCCGAGAGGATGCAGATCACTTCAGGGTTTACCTTCACCCCAGGTATTCTGTGGACGCTTCCTCGAAACAGGAGACCCAGGTTGAAGGGTGTCTCTCAGTTCCTGGGAAGAGGGTGCCTGTAAGCAGAGCAACAGTGATCCTGGCTGAATGGCTGGAGTTTAATTCAGAGGGCAAATTGGTAGCCTGCACAGAGCTTCTGGAGGGTCTGAAGGCTCGTGTCTTTCAACACGAGCACGACCATTTTTCCTGTTTGAGCATACTCGACAGGTATGAACAGCAACGCAAGACTAAGATGCCGTAATCTATGGGCCAATTGTCAATCTTGAAAGGTTTTGCCGTCTGCATCAACTCCAAGCGTCTTCAATTCGTCATCTTTTGGTTGGCAGGTATCAAACCTCTAAGGAATGACAATCCTTCAACGAAAGACTAGAACCACGCCATCTGACCATCCAGAGTGAGGATTTGAGCCCTTACACGTTTGGTGTCGTCGACACTAATGAGTCGGCCAAGGTAGATGCCAATAGGCATACCATATTTGACCTTCAGAATATCCTCCTGTCCCAGGATCAGGTTCCTAAGAGACATGTGGCCCATGTGGTAAGTGGTAATTTCTCCCTTTTTGTCCGGGATGAGTGTCTTCAGTTGGGACCGAAGAACTTGGTTAGAGATAATCCTGGGCGGAGCTACAGCAACGTGGTAGTTCAGCAACCCTGTCCGTTCCAAGGTTTTGTCCTCACTTCCCCATCCTGAACCTGCTGTCCATTTGTAATTCACGCAATATGGATATAGGAAGGAGCCCGGCTTGACTTTGGTTTCGAGGTCTTCTTTGGTGTATGGGAAAGGGATTGTTTCTGTTTTCACCTCTACACTCTACACCATTCCAATTTTCCGTTAAACATTTGGCTTTAGACGCTTTGGAGGTGGATGTCCGAAATGTGCACCGGAAACTCTTTTTACAATTCGATTCTGCAATTTCAGCGACAAAACCGGAAGAACAGGATTTCCTGGAGGGCCGCTCATTACCGTAACACCCATATCAAGGAAGGGGAAGGCGTTCGCCAAAGCCTCTAGCTCTTCCAAGAGTTGTTCGTAGGTAATCTTCTTCAAGAAGCCATCCAGATGGCCAATGGCGCCTTCAGGAGAGCACCAGCCATTAAAACTCATGGTGTTAGCAAAAGAAACCACAGAAGCGGCTTGCTCGGGGCTTAAGGGCTTTCCGGTTACGATCACCTGAGCTTGGGGGTGAAGAGAAGGAGCTGGCTGTTTTGGAGTATGAGGCTTCACGTCGATGCCGATAATTACAACCGGAGCTTGCAAATGGCAACAACCGAATCTCTCAGTCTGCCTCTTTTGGCCCAGGAATTTGTGACAGAAGTTTCTCAGAAGCACAACCAAAAGGTCAAAGTCCTCCGTAAGTCTGAATCCTGGCTCATGCGGGCTATTGGTTTCATCCTGAAGCCTTTCAACCCGACCTTCATGGAGCAGTACATTACGACCATTGGAGCTACCATCTACATTCCAGATGATTTCTTGACCTCTTTTGGGGAGATGGAAGTTCTGGATGTACTTGCACATGAAACCCAGCATGTCATCGACTTCACGAAGAATAGACTGCTCTTTGTGCTTGGCTACCTATTTCCACAGTGTTTGGCTTTGTTAGCACTCTTGTCCATCTTTGCCTTCCTTAGTCCATGGATGTCGCTCTGCCTGCTGTTCCTGTTGTTCTTGGCACCAATCCCTGCTCCATTCCGGTACAAGTTCGAAGTGAGCGGCTACAGGACAACAATCCTGTTCGCTCGGAAGGTGTACAACTACACAGACGAACAGATGGTTCAACTCTACCAGTGGGTGAGCAGCCAGATGACAACCGGAAACTACTACTTTACCTTCCCATTCCCTGGCAAGATCACCAAAGATCTGAAAGATGAATCTTTCATGCTGGAGCCTCGTTACGTGGAAATCATTGACTTCCTGAAGAGGCACGGCAAGATCCAGCCTAGTTGATCAGTCTTTCAACAGACTCTTTCCAGTTCCAACCTTCGTTTCCGCTTTCAATTCCTCCACCTCTTTCTCCAGTTTCTCAATCCTGGCCTTCAAGTTGGGATCCACGATAAGTGTTGTTCCATGACAACCGCAGGAGTAAGTGATGGGTGGTGGACAGTCTGGTTGAGTCCATTTATCAGGAATCCAGATGGGGGCACCGCATTTGGTGCAAGAACCAGTTTTGACAAAGCTCATGCCTTTCCCTCGCTATTTACGAGTATGCAAAAGGCAAATCCACTTGTCGAACTCATTGAACAAATTGTAGGCGAAGAGGTTGACAAGGCTTACGCCTTGCGTCAAGCCGACAAGACTCTTGCCCTTTCTGACAAAAGACGGAAGGAGTTCAAGAAGACATTCAGTGACGTGTTCACTGAAATTGATAGCTTGAACATCGGCCGCCGACCCTTAAACCTAGAAGCGGATGCCACCTCTCCACCTCCAGCTGCTCCAACGGCTCCAACTCCCACTCCAGCTCCCGCTGCTCCAGCCTCAGCAGGCACTCCAGCAGCCCCAGCAACAGGTGGCCAAGCGGCTCCCGCTACAGGAGGCGATCCATTGGCTGGAGCCGCCCCTGGAGCCTCTGGCGACCCTGCGGCAACGGATGTTGGTGCAACCGGCACCGACCCAGCAGCCGAAGTTGATACCACAGGAATGGCTGCTGGAGGTGGTGGTGGCTTTGGGGGCTTTGGGGGGGGAGGAGGAGGTGGTGGTGGAGAAGATAACGCCCCAGGCGAAGCTGAGAGTGGCGAAGAGACACCTGGAGAAGAAGATGGGGCAGGAGAGAAAGAACCGGTAGGTGATCCTATTGACGCTATGGTTTTTGGAGCCCAAGAACTTTTATCCCAGACCCAGGACCCGAACTTGATACTTAAATCCCTGAAGGGGCAGATTCAGACAATTTTCAAAGAGCCGGAGCATGCCTTGGGAATGGTCAAGGCTTTATACGATACCAACGACTCAATTCTCCAGTCGGTAGCACAGAGATTGTATCTGTTCATCAAGTCTTCGGGATAAGGCTCATAATTACAAAATACGGTGGCAAGTAATCAATGGCAAAGACGACAATGACGACGAAAATCAGCTCCAAGAAGCTTGCTGAGGCAATCCAGACCATTGTGAAGCAGGTTGTGCTCCAAGAAGGGACGCACTTTACAGCTATGAGAAATATTGAGCACATGGCTGCATCTGCATCAATGGAATTTGAGAAAACCATCACCGACGCTCTGGGTTTGATGAATCCTGACAATATGCAACCACAACTTCAGGCCAAGTATTACGAAATCGTAACCAGGATGAAAGACCAGATTCGCCAAGCTGCTTTGGATGCTGCCAAAGGATTAATTTCTTTCCCGCGTCAGGATGACGGAAAAGGCGTGAAGTAAAAATCTTCACAGATTGCGATTAGGAGACAACTGCAATGAGCATGATTCAAGTTGACAAAGAAGAGCTTCGGGGAATCATCCGTGAAGCTGTGCAAAAGAAGCTAGCCTCTTTGAAGGAAAGCAAAGGTACCGCAGAACCAAAGGCGACGACACCACGCAAAAAGTCGGCACTAACAGAAGCCCAGAAGCTTGAAAAGGCCCGGGTAGCTCTGAAAATGCTCCAGGAAGCCATTGGCCACACTCCTCACGGAAGCCGCCTTGGTCCAACGGATGCTGGCATGAAGGATGAGGCCATGGGTGGTGGAGTTCCAGGTCCAATCGCTGGTACTCCCAAGATGGAATCTGGGAAGCCCACGGTAGCTGACACGCAAGCAGCCGATGAGCTTCGTCTCTACATGGAGAACGACTTCGGCATTTGGGAAGGCAACCAGAAAAAGTCCATTGAAAAAAACCTTGCTTTGAAGATGAAGAAGGGCAAGTATGACGCTGCCTTGGCTCCAAAGATTTGGATGTACTTGGTGGACGGTGCGGCTCAGAAATACGTCAAGGAGTTTGGTTCTGGTGGAGACCGTGTTGACTCTATGTTCAACAAGGCAACCAGGATGCAAGTGGCAAGTGAACTGGCTCAAGAATTTGAGCAGGCCGTGGAGTCTGGTGAGAAGGACCTAGAAAGCCTTATTGCAGCTATCTAACCCAAGGAACAGCTATTCATGACAAAGCGTACTGTAAACAAAGGAAAACTAGCTGAGACCGTTCAGAAAGCTGTGAAGATGGCTCTTCTGGAAGCCTCCGACTCGGGTGTGGGAAAGTACGCTGAGAAGGTGGACAAGTTGGTTGAGGGCCAGATTGCTGAACTAGACAAGCTGATTGAAGAAGGCGAGAATCTGACTCAAGACGCTCCTACCCACGACTATGCCATACAAGAGAAAAATCACCTTATCATGGCCCGCGTGGGCATTTTGAAGGGCCTCAGAAGCCGTCTTATCCAGGTCATAGAAGATCTTTACCGCAATGTCTAGCGGCACTCCAACTCATTCAGGAACTCTTTCCAAATTGCCTCAAAAAAAGAATCTTCTTTAATCAAAACAGCTATCTTCTTTTTGAACTTCTTCAAATCGTCATCGATGGCAGCTTGCTCCATCCAATTTTCTCCTGGTTTCGGAAGTTTAGCATTCAGTCGCTCTCTGGAAAGAGAGATTTTCATGATTTCCCGGACGAGTTCTTTATTCAGGAAACGTTGCATTGCAAACTCTTCCAAATAATCGTCGGTAGAGAAGATGACGCGAAAAGTCTGGTTGTTATTGATCTTTTGGTCAATGGCCACGATGGTCTTGGCGATACGATTCCCAAGGATATGCCTGTCAGCAGTGACAATCGCCTTGGAAATGCGACTCTCTGACTTGATAAGTTTCTGAATAGCCAGACGAAGGAGTGGGGTGGAAAGTTGTGGTAGTGCTCTCATATTGGAATTAGGATGTGAGAGCATTTTTGGATTTGTCTATTCCGAAACCTGCTTAGCCTCCTTTATCAACACGTCCAAGAAACTATCAGGGTAAGATCCGTCCGGACTCTTCTTCTTCTGGATGTAGTCGATCAAATCCTTGGAGCGGCCGAGGAAACGGTCAATCAAAGGGGCCATCCAAAAGCCTCGTTCCTGAATTTTCAAAGCGAACACCTTCCGTTTCTGAGCTTCTGGAACATCCCAAATGGCTTGGGTGGTTTCCTGATAGCCATTCTCGATTTGTTGAAACAAATGACGGGTCTGCTCTTGCATCTCTCGTGCCCTATTCTGGATGTGAGGATCTAGAATAGGGAGAATGTCGTCCAGTTTCTCCGTGAGAATCAGCTCCATCACAGCCCTGGGAGAGTTTGTAGTTCTGTCTCGAACGCGATTGTAGGTCATATAGGCAAGGCTTTTTACTTTCACTCGATTAAAGTATTTGTCCCTGGCCACAACTCCTTCCTGTTCGAAGGGAGGTTTGGAACCTACGAAGTCCAGGAGTTCCTGGAGGTTGTTGAGCTTGTGATGGGGGCAAGGATTCACCCCAAGGACACTATGCTCAATGGATAACTCTTTCCCGTCCAAATTCTGACGAATCCCAAGGAGATGTAGTCTGTAGTTCGGGTAATTAACCACGACTCGGTTGAGAGGGGTGGTTAGTTCGAACATGTATGCGAGGGAAGGATTTAAAGTGCCAGACCATGCCTCAAAAGCTAACTCCGGAACCACATCATTCCCAATCACGTTATTGGAGAACAAAGTCTCCTGGAGAGCCTTCTCAAAGAGCTTTCGGAAAGTCATGTCACCCCAACCGGTTATGGACTTGTCAGCCAAAGGAACCGCTCGGGTCGCAACCTGCCACTTCTTGGTGAGCAAGAAGTCGAACCAGACGATGCACAAGGTCCCATCCAGCTTTTCAAAGAAGATAGTTTTCTTGTCATCCATGTCTACGGGTGCAGCGTTGACGTCTCCGAAGTTGAAGAACCGGTCGAAAGGACGAGCCAGGATGACCGTCTTCCCCACAGACTCTTGTTGCTCCACTTGAGCCTCTGTAAGAGGCTCCTGGGTGCCTAAGATGAGTCCACGGCACTGGTTAACGATCGGTCCTGCCTTGGACTCGATTTGGTCATAGTTCAAGGAGAACATACGGTCTCCCGGCTTTGCACTAGACTTAATCCCGTGCTCGGCCTTCAGTTGAGCCAGCGAGTGATTATTCAAGTAATCCTGAACGATAGGGTTTGTCATTGAGGGCCCTTGTTGGCAGCTTCCGGATGAGGATAATAACTTTTGCCAAGAATGGAAAGTGTTTCCCTCCATCTAAATTCACGATAACAAGCGGCAGAGCAAGCAAGAGGGCCCGTGGCTTTCCCTGCGATTGGGGAGTTCTGCTCTTTTCCGCAGACGGTGCAGAACCATTTCTGTGGGCTGAATAGCATGAGATTATGATCTCGGGACTTCGGATGTTGTAGATTCTTCTACGGCCTCTTCTGAGGCAGGCTGCTCTGGAGGAGCGAAGCGGACTCCTTCCATTCTTGTGCCAAGGTCTCTGAGCTGGACGATCATGTTCGAAGTCTGCTTGTTCAGCTCCTTCTTCTTCTTGTCGTTCGGAACTTCTCCCTCAACTACAGCAGTTCGAAGAGCCTCCAGCAATGTCATGGCTTCCGTGAGGGTATCAGGGCTTGCATAAACCCTTGACTCCACAGGAGTGGTCCGAAGATAGAATTTGGAGATCCAGGTGGCAATCTGGTTGTTGTCCAAAAACATCACTTCCTTGCTGGTCTCATCCATTACCAAAATTACTTCTGGGAATTTCTTGAGATCGGTATAGTTCTTGAGATAGAACATTCTTCCAATGTATGGCTTGAACTTGCTTGGTTTTGACATGATTTGTTTCCTTTGGTATTAGATCCAAATGTCGAAGCCGTCCCCAGAGAGGACGTTGATCAACGTTACGCCATTTGAGCGTAAAACGTGACCCAAATAGATCCCGATTGGCTTCGTGACATCGAATCCAAGTTTGATGGTGCTGTTTTGTCCATTGATCAACGTCCACGCCTTCTCTATTTGCTCGAAGGGTGGTCGATAGAGTATGGATTTACTAATATTCTGGGAGAATTCACGTAGTTGCCGGCGCCATCTGACATGATGTTCTGAAATGGGACGGGCAAAATAAACAGAACGAGACTTGGGGTACATATCACCAGCCTGAAATAGCCACTCCGGTCCCAGATGCCAGGAGTCTCCAATGTGCATAAGGCCACCTACAAAAGTACCCGGCTTCATCGCAATGAAGTCAGCTAGAGCATGGGGGCGAATGGGTTCAGGGTTCATGAGGCTCGTTGAAGTAAGGGTTCAACACAAGATCGGTACGAATCCAGCATTCTACCTCACCCCACAAAATATGGTAATAGTAGAAGTCTAGATTTTCCTCAAATTGCAAAGGTGGTCCAAGAATCATGACAAAGGTACCATGAGGAATGTAGTACTTCAAACGAAATTCTATTCCATTCCAGCGTCGGCATGGACCTGTTAGAGCGTGGTTTGCCCCCTGGCGCCGAGTCCAGCCTTGCATGCTGAACTGAGAACCATTATGGGCTACAACCCCAAACTTCCCAACGGGGATGTAATGAACATCACTCGGTTCCGGCCTGGGCATCTTCTAAGCCCCATTCTGGGTGTTCTTCCAACATCTCCTGATAGAAGGTCTCGAAGAGAGATATCACGTCTATCATAGTACCGAGAGAGTTCGTCATCCAACTCTGGTGAGCAAATTTCTCGATGTGGGAACAACACTCACAAGAGACTACGCAAATTCGGAAAAATTCATGCCTAGTCAACTTCTTTTTCTCTTGATGTACCTTCCACAAAGCAGGTGCATCCACTTCTACCCTGTAGGTGTGGACTCCAAACCAGCGGCACTTCACGCGGGCAACAAAACCAGCCGCAGAAGATGATGGTGGAACCTTTGGAAGATCCACGTTCTTGTCCATTTCCTCTTTTAGCATGACCCTAAGACGGTCATTCTCTTCGGAGACAGTAAGCAACTTCATCTTCAGGTCTAAGTTCTCGCCATGCAACCTGGACAACTCTGGATCTCGGTAAATACCCATGCTCTAATTCCATTCGTTGACGACTTTTTTAACCACATACTTCTTTTGGGACAGCTCCTCCAGAAGCTTCTTCTTGTTGACATCCTGACCCACAATCTCTTGCGTATTGACTGCTAACGCTACCCAAATGCTCACTGGGGTGGGCAGGACATTCCCCGTAATCATTCCTCGGGCCATTTCAGGGGCATTTGGAAAATGGGTAAAACGTTCCAGGATTACTGGTTTCTGGCTCATGTATTCCTCGAAAAGGAGAGAGTGCTATCCTTATGGGCAGCTATAGTAACTACAGCTAAAGAAAGAAGCAAGGTCTTCCGCACGGCGCCCTCAATTTCATCCGATTTCACGAACCCAGAAGCTTGATTGTAGCATACAAGGGTAAATGAGAGACTTAAGAACTTGGATTGGAGACGATGCCAGGAATTGAACCCAGTCTCAGAGTTTTGCAGACTCCGCCCACCAACCCGGTGCCATCGTCATGAAGTGTGAACGTAGATAAGTACGTGAATGCATTCGACGCAGAGTCTCATGAAGAGACCTAAAACACAAGCCACAGAACAATTCGCAGTTCCTCCATATGCACCTGAGCGTTCCCTAGCCTATTTAAGCTAGGGTGCAAAATGAGTCTCATTATCAATGGAAAGAAAGTAGATGTGCCGGGCCTTGAAGTTCACTCTTGGCTTGACGGCCCATCTTGGATCAAAGAAATTACTGACTTTTCTCACCGGTCAAAACCTGTTCACATGATTGTGTGCCATACACACAAAGGACTTAAGGGAAATCTACTCCCAGGTGCAGGTCCAGGAAGCAGTACGGCTAGTGCTCTCGTTAGATACCAGACTAATACAGCTCGTTCGGTTAGCTGGGACTATACCATCGACAACAATGGCGTAGTCTACTGCCAGAATGACCCGACCAAGAAAGTAGCATGGCAAGCAGGCAGCGTCAATGGAGTTTCCCTTGGATTTGAGCTGGTTCAGGCTGACAATGGAGATGTTTACGAGGTTCAGATTGAAAAAGCTGTTCTTCTTATTGACGCTTTGACAGCTCTCCTTGGCATCCAGAGGCAGATTCCTTGGAATCGTGCCAAGAACCAACCGAAAATATCTCTCTGTGACAGAATTGCTGCTGGCGGAGCTGATGTAGTTGGTATTGTTGGTCACCGTAACCAAACAGCAAATCGGGGCCCAGGCGATCCTGGGGACCACATTTTCCTAGCTCTTCAAAAGGCTGGGTACGAATGCCTTGACATTAATGACAAGGAAGATTTGAAGGTCTGGAAGGAACGTCAGAAGGCTCTCGGCCTATCAGATGCCGACTGCATTGGCGTTCCAGGTCCGAAGACGCTTGCAGCTTTGAAGGCTGCTGGATACAAACACGGTTTATGGATCTCTCGCCCCGTGGATGCCTTGCTTCAGCCGTAAGCCTTAAGCATCCAAGTCAGATAACAACTCTTCCTTCTCAGCGTGCCTAGCAGGATTAATACCACCAAGCACAAACGGTACAACTAGAACCATAACAAACAAGCCCGCAATGAGTTGGAGTCCCGTTAGATTCATAGTTTGTAGAGCCCTCAGTGAGAGTCGAACTCACGTGACACCCATACCAAAGGTGCATAATAAGCCGTTATATGATGAGGGCATATCTGTTAACTACTCATCTCCAGCTTGGCTATCTTAGCATGACCAATAAAGATGTGGCAATCTCGACCTTTTCCAAATTTTGATAAAGCAATCGGCTTTATGGGACGATGTGTACCCGAATAATTCTCTCTGTGCCTGCTTCGCAAGCATCCACAGAACAGACATCAAACCTCACACGAAGGCTCTCCCCTTCTTGGAGTTGCTTTCCCACCACAGACAAACTTGGATCTTGGACGGTACTCCCAAGGGTACCGAAGCCCAGGTCAAGTCTCCAGAAGTTCATGGTGTTAGGGCAGAAGTTTTGAATCACCTCACCATCCGGAGTGGGCCATGTATGCCAAATGCCCAAAGCTCTGCCTGCCCAAACAGTTGTGGCCTGCCTTTGATCGTTCATTACCATAACCAGGCCATTGGGCCAGGAGGGGTTATTGGCGTTGCCCACATAGACTTCGGTAGCAACGTAGAGTATTCCATGCTGGAACGGCAATCCTGCATTGTCTGTGCTCTGTCGGACCTCCAGAATGTCTTCTTGCCCAAAAGGGAAAACCACCTGGGAGGTTGCTGGAGGAGAGCAGACATCGGGACTCTGTGGAGTCACAGAAGAGGCGCAAGCCGTCAGGACGAGACTCAGGAGCAGATATACGAGAGTTTTCATAAAATCAACCTAATACCAATCGAAAAAAAATCAAGATACATTCGATGCTAAATTTTGAGCCCACGGTGGAAGTTGAATCCACATCTCACGCCTTACCGTAGCGGCATACTGCCATTGTACGACGTGGGCAGAAACTCATCAAATTTGCTCTCTTGGTGATGGGCGAGAGTGACGAGTGTGTTGGTGTTAACTAGGAGTTTTTGAGCTTCAGTTCCTTTTCTGCCTATTTTTGACCTGGGAGGTCAGATGCCACTGATGACAGTTTGGGCACTGGTAAGCCCTCATCGGGTGACCACTTTTTGTGATCTTTTTAGCCTCGGTTTTGGCTGAAATCTCCGTCCAAAATACAGTTTTTCGGAGACACATGATGTGCCAGAATTGCTTCTGGCTCAATAGGTCTTTCTCAACATTCTCAACTCTGAGATTCTTGTGACGCTTGTGGCTCATTGATGCTACCTCCTTCTCGTAAGTTAGCACCGATTCTCAGGTTTGCAATCGCAAATAAAAAAGGTGGGTATCTTACACACCCACCTCTCTCACTTGGCTTGGCGACTCCGACTCGAACGTAGACTCCCAAGGACATCCCCTGGCGTCCTGCCGATTACACCACCACCACCACCGATTACAACCACAGGAAAACAAAAATGACCAGGATTGAAAATGAGACCTATCAGAGCTCCGGGATGGATATGAGCCATCACTTATTTCTGCTATGTGCTTCTGCCTCTTGTCTTGGGCTACCGGAGCATAGTGAGCCAAACCTTGAGGGTTTGACCCGTAGCGGGCAGGGATGGACTTGAACCACCGACCCCCGGACGATTAATCCGGTGCTCTTGCATCTGAGCTACCTGCCCAAAAACATACAGGGTGCGAATCACTTGTCTGTACGTTCCCTTACTGTAACTCACGACCCCTCGGGTTGTCTAGTGGGTAAAGTGAAAAAAATGAATTAGGACAAAAGCGTGGAAGATAACCAAGAGGAGGAGGAGGAGGGAATAGTTAAGAAGAGTATGGCAAATCCAAAAGAAGTCCTATTTGGACCAGTGGTTGATGAGCAGAAGGATTATTGGCAGCGCAGTAAGCTGACCCAAAGAGATGCTGCTTTGCTTGATCGGCACTTCGATGCTCGTTCTCACGGACAGAAGCTCCAAACGAACAGTATGGCGGCCTATGCTATTCCTAAAAGTCAGAAAGTAGCTCTTCGGGAGAGTAGGGTTGGGGGCATTCCAATCCCCGAGGGAGGGATGCAAGAGTGGGATGAGGCATACATCCGAGCGCAGGCGAAGCTTGCAGCTCAAGGAGGGAATGTGTCCGTTTCGGATTCATGGGGGGGTAGAGCTCCGGGCTCTATAACAGAAGAAGTAGACATTGGAAGGATTCTTCAAAACAGAATGACTTCTCAGGCCGCAGCTCTTCCCATCTCCAATCATGGGCCCATGCCAGGTCATGCTATGGCAACGGGTCAACAGCGGAGTCAACAAATTCCATCTGTTTGTACCCTTCAGGAAGGGCACACCTTCTATCAACTCCTGAAGATAGATGGCTTTGGGACCACTCAACCTTTGGTCAAAACCGGAGGTACCATTCGTGGCATCCAGGGTCGTCAGTTCCAGGTGGAAGGGCAAGTTGCCGCTTACGTGGTTGACGGCCTCCAGACGGTTGATCTGTCGAAGATGGAGCCTGGAAGAGCAAAGACTCTTGTCAGAGTCTCCGCTCCTCTTCTTGGCACCTTTTTGGTCCCGCAAGAGGCCATCCAGGAGATGTCCGGAGGAGCAGGGTCAGGCAAACAGCTTCTGATTGACTCCTCTCAGCAGTTCCGTTCGGAACAACAGATGAGGCAACAACAGCAGTACCTTCACCAGCAGCAACAACGTCCTGGGTTGGTCGCACAAGCTCCACAGAGGTCTGTGATGCCCGCTCAACCTCGTCCAACAAATCCGCAGGAGATTCTCCAACAGCAAAGCCGCGATCTTCTACGAAGAAGAGGCATCCTTAAAGGATGAACTAGTCAAACGTCCCTTCTGACTCAAGCTGGTTGAACCATGAAGTTCACCTGCAACGAATACTCTCTTAAACCCGGCATCTATAAGGTTCTCAAAGGGGAACGAAATCGCCATAAAGGATAGAGACTTGTCATTTAAACATTCCCCACGATGATCTTAGCGTGCTCAAAGCCACCAATCTTGCGACTGTACCACCCAGAAGCCCCCATGTTGTCACCCTCAGGGTTTTTGTCTCCGTGCCAGACAATCTCTTTCCCGCCCAAGAGTTCCCGGACCTTCTTCTCATCGCTTACAGGTTTGAACCCGAGCTTTTTGATGAGGATGTTGGCCATAGCTCCTGATACTTCACTCCAGTTGCCAGGGGTTGAGTAGAAGATCTTGAGCATATCCATCAGGTATGATTTAGCTTCAGCACTTCCGTCAGTGGCAATCACTCCACCCTTGAGACCGCCTGTTGTACTGCTATGGCTGCTCAAACGAGCCACATCAGGCTCAGGGTCATCATCTACGTCCGCTAAGTCCCACACGGGATACTCAGCTCCTACATCCCCAGGACTCCGAATTTTGGCATGGCCGCCGATTTTGGCATAACTTTTCTGGATCATATCGAAGATGTCGCCAGCCACATCCTTGGCCATCTTGCTGTCTGGCCCAACCGTTACGGTTTTATTCTTAACTCCGAGTTTGGAGTTTGCTTGCTTCATTTCATCTTCGACCAAGAAGCGGATGTACTCTTGAAGGGTGGTGGCTTTCATGCAAATAAGTATCACGTCACAGTATGAGAAGATGCCTTGGGTGCAAAGTCTTGGCAAGCAACTTTCCTGCCAAGCTCAGTTGCTTGGTGACCTTTTCATGGACAGCAGTTGAAACCTCAGGAGGCTCGTCTAAGAACACAGCTCCGTGTTCGTCGAAGACACCCAAAGAGGCTCCGATGTATTTGTTGCTTTCATGTGCGTGGAAGGGAATTTTCCCCTCCAGAATTTCTGCTTCGCCATCTTCTAAACAGTAACCGTAGAATTGAATGCCCATACTTGGGAGCATAACCTCCCATCTTAGGAATTCAACCCTATTTACCCTTTGACATGAACAAGGCGGCCCTTCAAGAATTCATCAACGTGATCCTGGAGTCGGTTTTGGCTGAAGAGCCTGAAACTGATGACGCTCCATTTGGTCGTTATGCATTTGACAATATGAGGAAGGATGTTCCTCAGCAGAACAAGCAACAAAACACCCCTCAAGAGGAAGAAGCCCAGGAAGCCCTGAAAGACTACGTGGGTAACAATCAAAAAGAGAAACTAGCAGCCCTCGCTCCCTTGATGCTGGACCTTGTGAACAAGGGGATGTACCAGCCGGTCCTGGACGCTCATTCGGCGCAATTCGTCTATCGAATTCTTCAAGTTCCACAGGATCTTGCCACCCAACTGACAGGACAGCAAATCTCGGGACAGCAACCCGCAGGGTTGGGTAAAGGCGGAACCCTCAAACCTCACGATTCGAACGTCTCAGGGTGGACTTCAAATGTAAATCTGGTAAAGGATTTCCAGGGTATTGGAGATGGCAACACTATGCTCCTTTTCCGAGCCCCAACCAACGGAAATAATTTTTTCGGAAAACCAGGACAGCTTGCTGTGGTGGCCGGAGAACCTCAGTTTGCTAAGGAACTGGAAACCATTGGCGTTGGTCCTATCAACTACGACCGGGTGGCTTACGTGATGCTGTACGATGACGAGCAGGGCTACTTTGACGCTCAGGAAGCTTTTGCCAAGCTGATCGAACTCATTCAGAGTTAGATTCTGAATCGTTTCGATGTGCCAATCCAAGGATGAAGTCGGGATTCACGAAGATGGTTTCCTCGTTTTCAATGCACAAATATTGGTCTCCCTTAAACCAGGACCGCAGGGTTTTTTTCTCTAGTTCCTGGCCTTCTGGCAGCTTGGACTGCATTCGTAAGACATACTTGATTTTGTCGTCTCGTGTGGCTTTCCTCACCACCAAAGCAATGGCTGGAGGAGTCTTGGGGTCATCCGGATCCATAGTGTAGATCAGGTCATGATCCTTCGGAATGTAGTTCGGATCCTTCTGGATCGTTTGTTGAGGGATTTCTTTCTCCGTCATCTTCATCTTTTCCGTCGTTTCTGCTTTGCAGCAAAGTCATGAAGCCTTCCAACACCAAGACGATTTCTTCTTCTACAATAGCCACCCAAAGGTGCTGACGGAAGAACCCAGGTTCGGGAATTCGAGTAATACCACGTCTGCGGAACAGGTCAATCTTGTCTTGGCGGGAAGCTCTCTTCAAGAGAAGAGCCGTGTGTTCTTCTTGCTCCAACTCAGCCTTCCCGCCAAACAAGCTTCCTTTGTATCGGATCTCTGGCAGGGTGAGCGTCACAAGATCCCCCGACCTAAAGCCGAAGGAACGTCCGAATCGAGTCTTCGCAGAGAGCGTCGATTGCTGATTCCTGCGGAGCTTTTGGAAGTGCAGTGCTTGTTTGGTATACAGAAGCAAGTTCGGTCTCCTGCTTGTCAGTCCATTCTACCATCTCTTCATACGGAAGGGCACCGTTCCGGATAGCCAAAAACTCTTCCCGGTCAGGTTTAATGAGGGTGATCATGTGTGTCACTTTCTCTTGACAAGCTCATCCCAGCGAGCCTCGATGATCCTAGCATAGGTCTTGTTTGGAATTCCATAGTTTCCGAGGGAAAAGCCTTCGTTCATCTCAACGAGGAAGGTTCCCTCCTTGTGGTACATCATTCCAACATCAAGAGAAAATCCAGCAGGAGCCTCCTTGCCAAGAGCTGAGAGCATTTTCCGAACTGTGTGATAGTTGGGCTTCGATGAGTTGTCCCTCATTAACTGACTCCATCTATCTGGAGTCGTATTTGGTTCGTACTCCCGAGTTCCAACGATTTCTCCGTGAAGGATGTAAATCCTCCACTCTTTAAACCATTTTACGGGCTCTTGGCATAAAACCTTGTAGTTACCTGGAAGGTTGTGAGTTTGATAGTCCTGAGAAGAAAATGGGGAGCCTTTGTTGCCATGAAAAATGTGTCCTTCAAACCCCTTCTGAATTAGGAGAGGTTTGATGAAGACAGGCTCATTCTTGTGCCGGACGGCCTGCAAGGTGCTGGTCCAAATTTCCCGTCCGGCAAATGGCTTCAAGCAGTCTGGGATATCTCGGTTTCCCGGCTGAGGAACTCCTAGAAGCTCCAGGGCTCGCCGGACGGCGTAAATGGAGCCTCGAACAGGCCGAGTTTTGGCGAGAGGAGCTTTTTCGATGTTTTCTGAAGTAAAGCCCTTAAGTTTGTATCCTAGTTTTTTGAAACCAACAGCAGCAGAGTCGCAGCCGTCACTCCACCAATCGGAGTCATCGGAGTAACGCTTCTGAATCAAAGCCGTCCGAGTCATGGTTTTTCGCTTTTCTTTCTTTTGTTGATCTAACGCAGAAAAGGGAGAAGTCAACCCACAAAATAACAAGAGTTCTCCTTATCCATCCTGGGTAGCAAGGAAGGTCTATTTAGTGAAGAGTACAGGGCCAAGGCATGTCAACAAACTTTCCATCAATTTGTAAGCGAGGCCATAACTTGGAAACCAGCAAAAGACGAAATGGAACCAATTAGGTGCGCTAAATGAGTACGCTGTTCCCAACAACCCTCGACACCTTCCTGAATCCAGGAACACTGACGAACCTGGATTCAACGGGATCGGATCCACGGCTTCGACACTCTACTCAACACAACAACATCAACGATGCCATGGCCTCTGTGCAGGCCAAGGTTGGTGTTGATTTTTCTTCCGTTACAGTTTCTCTAGATTACATCGCAACTCTTCTCCTGATGACGCAAACAGAGCATGGCCGGGGAGTAAGAAGGGACATTCTTGGTCAACCTTTCCCAACCAACATCATCTGGTATGCCGACATAGGAGGGACTACCAAGCTAGTTGAGAAGCAATACACCTATGATTCCAAGAAAAATATCATCAAGGTAGAGCTTTTTCTGTATGATGGCACGCCTTTCAATACTCTCAAAAGGACCATTACGGACACCAAGACTTTAAGTGGTCCTTTTGAGACCTCTCGGATCCGAACGGTTACCTAAATCGGAAATTGCAAGGAACTACTGATACTTAAACCAGTAGGAGTAGTTCATGTCTTACGAAAGTCCTTCTTCGATTCTTTACGATGTTCGCGGCATTGAAATGGCCGTATCTGGCGGCATTGCTGTACCCGTAAGCACATCAGCTCTTCTCTTTGCTGGTATGACCACAACAGGTACGGCATCGTACCTGAAAACTGAAACTGATGGTACCCTTTGGGTGACAGGCTCATTTTCAACTACATTAGCTGGCGTCACCACGGTTACTGGTACAGTAGCCATCCAGGGACTTACTAACGTTTCTGGCGCTCTGCCGGTTTTCATCTCGGCTTCGAATACTCTAACGGTTACTGGAACGATTACGGTTGGCAACCAGCCAACGGTTAACCAAGGCAATTCTGGTTCGTTTGCACAGTCCTGGAAGGTTGTGCTGACGGACGGTACCCAAGTTCTGGGCACTGGTTCTACGGCTCCATTTTGGATCACTGGCTCCGTAGCGGCCACAATCCCAGGTACGGTCACTGTCACTGGTTCTGTTTCGGTTCTGAATACCGTTACGGTTCAGGGTACAGTCACTTCCAACCAGGGCAACTCGGGCTCTATTGCTCAGAGCTGGTACACCACACTCACGGATGGCACCAAGACTCTTGGTACAGGCTCCTCGGCTCCTCTGTTTGTTGAAAATGCCGTACACACTGGCAGCTTGATCACGGCTGTTGCTGCAACCACCTCGGTTGTGGCTCTGGTTCCTTCTTCTTCGCAAGTTCGTCGTGGAGTTACCATCTACAACAACACGAACAAGTCGATGGCTGTGCTCTACGGTTCTGGCACGGTGAATACCACCAACAACTTCTCGATCAAGGTTGCAGCCGGTGGTTACCTGGAGGTCCCAGATGACTTCACTGGTCCTGTCTACGCAATCTGGACAGCTTCCGCTACCGGAAATGCTTTGGTCACCGAGTTCTATCCATAGGGCCTGTAAAACATCCCCTCTCTGTGCTATGCTTCTTCGTGAGGTACAGTGCAGTTATGAAACTTTTCTATCAAGAACATTCACTCAAGCCAGGAATCTACAAGATCCTCAACACCCACAGTCTCCGAACCTATGTGGGACAAGCCAAAGAGTTCAAATCTAGGTGGAGAGGCCATTGTTCCTCCCTTCTTGCTGGAAAACACCAGAACAAGTTCATCCAAGCAGATTTCAACAAGTGTCAAGAAGAGCTTGGACATACCAATTTCTTGGAATTTCATGTCATCGAAGTCATGGAAGGATCCAGCAAAGAAGAGCGGAACAAGCGAGAGGAAGAGCACATTGCTCTCATTTGGGAGTCCAAACTTCCAGATGGAACAAGGGTTTGCTATAACTTCAAGGAGAAGACCGAAGCAAAGGATAGGTCTTGCTTCTCAAATTCTCCTGAAGAGACTCGAAAGAAGCAATCCAAGATTCAAAAGGAGATCCATTCCAATCCTGCAAGGCGAGAAGCTGACTCTAAGAGGTTTAAGGAGATGTGGGCACAGCCTGGATATCGGGAAATTCATCTCAGTAAAGTCAACTCTCCCGAAGTGAAAGAGAAGATGAAAATTTCTCATCTTGGCAAAGTTCACACTCCAGAGCGGAGAGCTAATGAATCAAAGCGGTCTCAAAAAGTATGGGCTTCTGAGGGTTTCAGAGAAAGTCATAGTGAAGGGCTGAAAAGGATGTGGAGAGAAAGGACGGATGAGAAGAAAGCTTCTTTCTCGGCCAAGATGAGTGGGGTCAATAACCCAAATGCGAAACCACTAGCTGGCTTGAAGCTCATGGATCCAGATGGAACCATCCATACCACAATCGAATGTCTCACTTCTTTTGCTAAAGATCACGGACTGTCTCCAGGACACCTACGCAGTCTACTGCAAGGCAAGAGAAAGTCGCACAAAGGCTGGAAGTTGGCAACAACGTAGGCTCTGTCTTAAACTGAGAGGATGCAGGCTAATTACCTGTACCCTTTCTGCATTTAAGGATCACTTATGCCTGTATCGGACCAGACCCCAAATGTCATTATCATTGACAGCTCCGAGAATCCAATGGAAGTCTCGGGCGGCCAACCAGTTCCGAATGGAACAAAGGGGCTCCTTGCGGTTGGTATCCAGTCAAATGGTACAGCCAGCTATCTTTCTCTGGATTCTGCTGGTTTTCTTAGGATTACCGGTAGCGTCAGTCAAACAGGAGCCTATACGGTAACCGGGTCTGTCACGGTTTCAAACACCGTCGCCATTACAGGCTCGGTTGGAATCTCAGGAGTTCCTACTGTTACTGGCTCGGTCACTGTAGCAAATCAACTAAATGTCACTGGTTCCATTGCTGTAACCAACGTTCCTGCCGTAACGGGCTCTGTGAGCGTCCTGAACACAGTTACGATCACTGCTAGGACTTTGGCTGGTTCGGGAACTTTGGCGCCTTTTACGGGCTCCCTGGTGGGTGGAAAGGATGCTTCTGGAAACTTCCAGCCCTTAGCCGTCACCACTGGTGGATTCCTATTTGTTTCCGGAAACGTATCAGCCTCCATAGTTGGCACTCCAACGGTTACAGGTTCCGTTACTGTTCCGAATACTGTCACTGTCACTGGATCTGTGGGCGTGACCAACTTCCCGGCAACACAATCGGTGACGGGAACTGTTGGCATCTCTGGAACTCCTACGGTCACCGGATCTGTCTCGGTTCTCAATGCCGTCACTGTAACCGGTTCTGTGGCTACAACCATTGTCAATCCCACATTAGCTGGCACAGGATCCCTTTCTCCAACCACAGGATCCCTGGTGGGTGGAAAGGATGCTTCTGGAAACTTTCAGCCTTTTGCGGTTACAACTGGAGGAGTACAGTTTATTTCCGGAGCGGTTTCCGCATCCATTGTTGGTGTACCAACAGTAACCGGATCTATCACTGTTCCCAATACCGTTGCCGTAACCGGTTCTGTGGGAATTTCTGGTACGCCAACGATTACAGGTTCAATCTCAGTCCTGAACACAGTGAATGTTGCTTTTGCGGATCCGGCAGAGGGAATAACGGGCTCCATCCCTCCTTCCAGGGCTATTTTCATTGGGGGCTATGACGCTGGTTCTGTAGCAATGAGGGCTCTTTCGGTTGATGCAACCGGAAAGCTAAATGTCAATGCTACAGCCGCAGGTTCTCCAAATGTTGGAGGAACTGGTTCGGCTGCTCCAACCTCCGCCTCTCTGGGAGGTGCCGTTGATGGCTCTGGAATCCTGAGATCTCTCCTTTCTGACAACTCAGGAAGGCAGATTGTCCAGATTTTCAACACAGCTTCCATCACTGGTTCTGTGGGTTTGTCCCAGACAGCAACCGTTACGGGTTCAATCACAGTGCCGAACACGGTTGTCATCACTGGCTCTGTCGGAATCGTTGATTCCACATTTGATGCCACAAATGGAGGCGCTGTACCTGCCAGAATTGCTATTGTGGGTGGCATCAGCGGGAGTACGGCAGTTGGAATCAGGACAAACAACTCCGGCTCTGTGGTGACTGAAAGCCAAGAAGAAAAGACCTTTGTAATTCGATCTACGAGTACAGCACTGGGCAATAATAAGTCAATGTTGTCTTTGTTAAATGCCAGCATTTCTTCCTTCATTCAACTTAAAGAAGTCTACATCATCAACGTTCAAACTTCTGCTGTGACCGGTATTATAGCCATCTTTGAGCTTTTCAGATTCACGGGTCACAGTGCTGGCACACTTTTAACTCCACAGCCTTACGATACAGCGGATGTCATGGATGCCAATGTGACAGCAAGAACTGGCGCTACTATTACGGGAGAATCCGCCACCTCAATGGCTCGGTGGCTTTGGAGCAGTGACGAGTGGGGTCCGGGCACTCTGGATGAAGAAGGTCATGAACACACATTCCAAAACTTGCTTCCCGCTTGGGCACACCGCAGTCCAAATTCCAAAGCCATTCTATTGAGGCCAGGGCAGGGAATTCACCTAAAGCACGTTGTGAACTCCACGGCCGGCACCTTCGACATTGTGTTTGTATTTACTCAAAGATAAGAGGAAGCAACATGCACTTCTCAATTGGTTCTGCGTTCGTCAACCTTTCCGATTTATGGCCCAATGTTAGAGACATGTGCATTTCGAAGTCTCTTAGCATGCAGTATACCAATGATGACATAGAAGTAAGCGGCGGCGCTTATACTATTTTTGCCGTAGACCCTCCTGTCATCTACTACACGACAATTTTCCGAGGAACTGTTCCAGCTGTATGCGATGTGTCTCAAAGTCAGAATGATGCTTTCAAATCTGACTTCGAAACAAATTACAGGGCTCGCTGCAACATGCCAATTGAGCAACAAGGAACCTTTAATGATCCAAGACTGATCCGTATCCTTGGAAACCTGACAACTGGCTCCACTGCAGAAGTTTTAGTAACGCCTAGACCTTACACGGCTCCCGGGTCAGAAGCTCAACGGTCAGTCGTTTCTACCAATGTCAACGACTCCAACCCTTCTGGCACAGGAGCAAAGCAGGTTAGGATTGTCTTTCTCAACTCCAATTATATTGAGAAGACCGAGGATATACTCTTGAACGGGACAACGCCTGTCAACACCGCTGCAACGGACATTCGATTCATTCAGGATTTCAAGGTGATCAAGGGCGCTAACCCTGTTGGAGCCATTCGATTGATGAGTTCTACAGGCGGTGGAGGAACCGAGATTTGTGGGATTCCCGCTGCTACCAACGAAGCCTTCCTAAGCCACTACTACGTTCCCTCGGGCAGTTACACCTTTGTCAGAAGTTGGGGAGCTACAGTGGACGATGATGCTTCCGTTAAGCTTACTGGACAACAATGGATTTCCGGCAATTTGACGGATCAGATTGTAGATCTTCAGAAAATTGCAGCTCCAAATGGAGCCATTACAGTCCCAGGAATGGCAGCGTTCTCTAGAGAGATAAGGGGAGTTCGTCTTGACCCAAAAACCTATCTTCGCATTACTTGTGTGCCTTCTCAGTCCACAAATACAACCGTAAGGGCTTTCATGGAAATTTGGACAACTATTGGTCCAACCACATAAACCTATCTTGAATAGCCTAGTTAGAAGCCGGATGAAATCTACCTCTCCGAACTGCACAAGCTCCAGGAAGCTCACGTGGTGACCATTTATGAGCCAGACTCTCCTC